CACCGACCCGTCTCTGACGCCACGCGCACACGACCCGACCGTGGCACGCGCCGTCATCCCGGTGCGAGGCAACGCTTCGGCGGGAGTTACCGGCATCCAGACCGGTGGTGCGCGCAGAAGACGACGCTCCCAGCGCGGTGGTTCTTATAACCGCCCCAGCGAGTACTTTGGTGTCAACAGTGGTCAGTACGTAGACTACACCGACCCGTCTCTGACGCCACGCGCACACGACCCGACCGTGGCACGCGCCGTCATCCCGGTGCGAGGCAACGCTTCGGCGGGAGTTACCGGCATCCAGACCGGTGGTGCGCGCAGAAGACGACGCAGCCGTCGTCGCACGCGGTCGTGTCGTGGGGGTGGACCCCATGTGTTGATGCAAGAGCATTGGAAGAAAATTTTAAACAAACTTACATCATCCAACGGACACGTAAAATGCCATCAGTGTAAACACGAAATAGATAAAGAAGCTTTTACTTACAAAAATAGTATAAATCCGGCAAATATGTTCGGAAATACGAGTAGCGGCGATAGTGTAGATGTGTACAATTACAAACTACCTTCTGCACATAGACTTCACAGTATGAAATTTACTTACATACAGCCGACCATATTCTATTTTGCTTGTCCGAAGTGTGCTTTCTTACACCAATACAAAAGTAGTTTGAAGGATGAAGATAAGGATTCCGGTTAAAAGACACTCCATAACACAACCGAATAGTTAAGCAGTCGTAAAAAGTCCTAATAGTACAGTGACCGTGGGTCACGTCACACCAATTCGTATTACACAGCTAATCCATGATTCGTGAAGTGCACACACACACAAGTATCATATCATATGTTTAATAATAGCAGCAGATAATGAAGATGATGTTATAGCACTTATACATACACAAAGTAGTTGTTTCATCCACAAGCATTGCAAATCACCTACAAAAACTGTACTTCTATCATCCTCTTCACGAGTTGCATTCGGTCGCCTTCGAAATATTCTTGCCCATAGTCGGTACGTTGTTTGAAATGCTGTCCTATATGTTCGAGAATGTCGCGTTCGGCAATGTCCAGAATACCAGAAGCAACTGGTACAACCAGTATTATAATCTCGTAGCCTTTGTCGTACCCACTCATCCGACTGTTGAATGAGCGATGTGTCTTTCCGATTTTGTATACATTTTCGTTAGCATTCAGCGACGCACGGGTTCGAATCATATAGATGAAACCGTGTAGTGCGTGGGTAGTGTCGGTGCTTTCTACGAACTTTTTTTGCAGTTTTTTCATTGCTGGTTCAAGTTGGGTACACAAATGATTGTAAGCATCCATTCCGTTTCCTTCCAGTCTGGAACTCAACAAAGTGTACAGTCTATGTATCGAACCGTGGGCACGCAGTTCCGTTTGTAATTCTAAAAAAAGCTCTTTGTTTGTAACCAGCGCATTTGCATACTTTTTCAATGATATACGAATTTTGTTTGTCAATTTGGTAAAAAAATAAGCAGATTGGTCGCGGTATGTGGTAAGTGTGTGGCACGTTAACAGTGTGTGGACGTGGAAGCTGTCGAGCGATTGATGTTTGCAAAAGTGGAGCACATTGCATTCGTTCAAATCGCTCACCAGCTGTTTGGATTGCTGGACGGTTAAGCGGTCTCGATCGTTGGCTTGCTGTTTCAGGCGCGATGAGATGTGGATGCGTTGATGCATTTTTTGTTTGTGTGTGTGTGAATGTGCAACCACCGATGGACGAAATTTCATTTTTATATTTTATTTTTAAACAAAAAAAAAGTATATTTTTAATGTAATTTGCGTGTGAAGCAGATTGTTTTCACTGAATTGGTGGGTCACGCACCATAACTGTTTCTCCACCCAGCAACTCCACCGTCATAACCAACGAATACTTATTGATGCTAACAAGCCGAACGATTTCGCGCAGTGTGTCGGTTGCACTCTTGTTCTGAACAGATGCGTCTAACTCTTTGCACCATTGATACCCATTTACACCATACATATTACCTGCCAACACTTTGAATCGGGTTTGCGCTTTGAGCTCCGACCACGACAATGATGTGTAAATGTCAATGAGCACGCTTCGGTAGCGAGTCCGCATACTTGAAACGGTATCCGCTTCGTCGGCGTTGGTTATGGTTTGGATAGTGCACTGAACGATTTTAGAATGTGCGAAAGACCTCGTCATTATCTCATCATATGTCAATTGTCTTGCTTGTTTTGGGGTGAGGAAGAGCGTATTGTTCACAAACGCCAAAGTGTACAAATCAATGTTTGGTATTTGAATCGGGGTGGTAGCCATCGACCTGTAATTTTTATATATTGGTGTGGCGCGTGTTTTGCACAAAGCATTTTGAAACAATTTATATTTTAAAGAACTTAAAAAAAAAAATATCTTTAATTTCAATAACACCACGGTTTGTTCGTCTTAGCATTTAAGATTTTCTCCTTTATTTTGTTCATTATTCCATATTATACGTTTTGTGGGTGCGTCAATGACTTCAACAAAAATAGAACACGAATACGATATACAAACCTTGAAACACGAACATGAGACGACGCATTCTACCAACCCACACACGAACCGTTCCAATAAGAGTGCGGGTGTGATTCTGGTCGACCCGTGGTCGTCAGATAACGTGTACGACCCGTTGTCCTACCGGGTGATGGTGGTGCAACAGCGGAACAGTGGCGCGTGGGGGTTGCCGAAGGGGCACTTGGAGAAGGATGAGTCACTGCTTCCGGCTGCCCACCGCGAACTGCTGGAGGAGACGGGTATCAAGATAGGCGAATTGGTGGAAGGTGTGGATTACGTGCCACTTGTACTCCAGACTGAACACAACACGTCGAGCATAACCGCCAACACACACACCAACCACCTGCAAATTAAGAAGATTCATTTCTTCGTGTACATATTGATGCGGCGTGGTTCGAGTCTGGTTCATGGTGAGTACGACGAGAAGGAGATTTCGGCGGTATCGTGGATTAACATGTGTGGGTGGTTCGTGGACACGCCTACACTATGCATAGCCAAACCCCAGCCCCCGCGCTTCAACCGCACGCTGTCGGACACCTCCGTGAACATACTGATGGATATATGTGCGAAGGCGAGTGTGCACTTGCAACAGAAATTAGGCGGTGGGGGGATGCGACTGCAACCGCAACAGCCACTGTGGATACCGTTCACGAACCTGTTTTGATTGGTGTTTATTTAGGTGTTCCGTTTACACATTTCCTTGTGCATTCCAGCCTACCGTGCCCGTTGGCACAGGTGTCGCCGAGGCCGGATTCTTTACTGCGTAGGTCTGCTTGGCGGGGTTGCTGTTGCACACGCCTTGACCGGCCAGGTGGTCCGGTGCGTGGTCACGTTTGCCGATGGATCCGTCCGCGAGAGGCGAGATGCGGACCGGCTTGTCGCCGTTGGCCGGAGATTCGTAGAACGCGTAGTCGACGAGGGTGTTCTGTGGGTTGTATTGCCACGTGTTCAGGTCATCACCGGCGGTGGGACCGGTGATGCGGGTGGTGTGCTCGCTGTTGAACTCTGCGAATTGGGGGTCGTGCGCGGACCCCCAGTTGTGGGTGTAGTCGGCAAACGAGTCGCTGGCACCGGAAGCGTTCACGGTGCGTTTGCACAAGTAGGCGAAGACGAGCCCGAAGAGCGCGACGGTGGCCACCACGCACCCCCACTCTGGGGGTGTCGACGGCGACATGGTGCAACATTGCGAGAGCACCTGCATCGCCGAGAGCACGCAGAGCACGGCGACGATGATGCAAGCGAAGATGGGTTGTAGATTGCAGTTCATTGGGATACGGATAAATACAGACAGTGGATTATGCTTTGTGTTACTTGCTGGGGTGAGAAAAAAATGTGAAAAAGTGCTTCTATCATCATCGCGAGACTACCGCCACCCGAACGACGATGGGTGTTTATGGTGTCGGAATCGAACCAATATACTGGTTTGGTTCACATTCATTGCGATGTTGAAGTCGCGTATCGATGAACCACAACCATCCGTGTGTTTCAGCGTGGCTTTGACTATGTACAATCGGGTGTGGTTAGTTGGATCTTCCAGACGAATGATGTGCTCAATTGGGGCATCTTTATTGCATGTTTTAATCGGGTGCTGTATTGGAGAATGGTGCATTCTCTTTTCTACCACCGTGCGATACACTTTCTCTTCAGTTGGCAATGTCAGCCTCAACACGTGGGCTCGTATTGCCTCGACCCGAGGCTGTGGATGACCACTACACGCGGTGACTGTGAGCGTCCACTCAAATTCGGAATTTCCATAATCGGTGACGATTTTGCCGATGTACACTTCTTCTTCCACCCACAGCTCTGGTTGGGGTAAATATATCCAGTTGGTAGGAGGTGTTTTAGCGGAGCGTTCATATAATTGCCATTCATACGATAGCTGTATGAAGTAAATGAGGCAGGCTACGATGACTAAGATGCATATTGTGTGTGACATCTTGTGTGTGTGTTACGAGCATTGCATACAACAGAACGTATAATCACTTTATTCACTTCGCTTTAAAAGCAATGCACTATCTGTTGTTTCGCGTTTCTGCGTTCTGCTTCGACACAAGTTCACGAAGACACGTGCGTATCAATAGCCGTAATGATTTTACTATTGTATTGGGTAACACCTCATTATAATTATACGTCAACGAAACAACATCTACCCAACATGGAACAACGAGGCACATCACTCTCCCAACTCAACGACACACCTACCGAGCCCGTGCAGACGGCGATGCACACCGGTGCACCGACCGACAACGAGCTCGTCGACGACATCCTGAAGGAAATCAACCAGAACCACGGCGACGTCGCTGGGACGGGTGCGCTGACCGGCGACGGAGGTGCTACTTCGGCCGAGTACCAGCAACAGGTGGATTCGCAGGTGCAACACAACATGCCCCCTGCATCGGCGCAAGACGTGTACGACTACCAGCAGGCGGAGATCGACACGGCCACCGTGCAGAGCAACGGCGAGGTTGTGTCCGAGGGGGAGCGACTGCTGCGCGAGCAGTCCCCCGCGACGGAGCACCCGCCGCGTGGATTCTTGGGGTCGCTCGACCTCATGCAGTTCGCCAAGACGCTTCTCCTCACCATGATTCTGTTCATCGTGGTGACCAACACGCACACCCAGTCGCTCGTGTGCCGGATTCCGTACTTCTGCAACGTGGTGAACGGCGTGATGCAACTGAACTTCGTGGGGACGTCGGTAATCGCGCTGCTGTGTGGGGTGGTGCTGGCTTCGGTGCAGGCGTTCGTTTGATGGTTCGATGGTTCGATGAAAAGAGAATCTCACTTGATTCAAAAATATCTGTATCATGAAATAAAAGACTGATGCCACAACGTGGGTCCAAACCAAAACGTAAGTCTAAGACTCACCGCTTGGCTACAAGGCAAACTACTACTACTACTACCCAAAAACCATATTATGAGAGAATAATACGACGATGGCAAAAGGAGGGTGATACAGAATTAGCCCACATGATGGAAGATGATATCCTACACACATTCATTAACGATATATGTAAAGGTAAAATAAGTGACCTTCGTACCGTTAAACAAGTATCTACATTGTTAAAGGAAAGTATTCTGGATGTTCCACACGACCGTTGGTTCGCGTGAGGAACTGCTTTGCTCTTCCACTCTTAAACACCAATCCATTCCTTTCCCAGCATAATCTGCACACCCCAACCCTCGATGAGCATCGCACACCCGACTCTTCAAGACGGTTTCGAAGTGTTGCAAAAGCACTACGATGAGCAACTGAACACCGCCTCCATCACCTGTCTTAATCCATCATAAGCACCTGAACCACACAGCATTTTCCAGTGGTAAAGCATGATTAATATTGTGTGGAAGGTTCTTTAGCTCGGTTTTAAAGCTTATCCAATCGACCATTCGTCATATGGATTTTTGCGATTGTTCGGTGTTCCCCCCATATTTTTTGTATGTTGTTCGTGTGTAGATTCGGTTTGTGCGGGATACACAGATTGTATAGTGTATTTGGGTGTGACTTCCTTTGGTAGTTGTAATATATCAACAATGTTTTTTATTTTGAATGGATAACAAGGGCCTATTATTGGCGATATGGTGTCCCCAATGCGATCTCTTTCATCTACGGTAAAAAGCAGCCTAAGAAATGAGCGTTTTACTGCTGCCATCCCGTGGTTTTCTCGGGACTTATGAAGCATGTATGGATTTGCATAGAACAGTACATTATCCCCAGCGTTTGTCATACACGTGTTACCTTCTTGCTGTAGCTCTTGTTCTGCGCGTTCCACTGATTTCTGAATAATATCCTGAATATTGAATTGATCTAAAGTAAGACCAACACTCTGTGCGTAGGTGCGTACCGGATCCAGATTCAAACGAAGGTCCGTCATTTTTGTAGAAAGGCAATTTGAGATACAGTAAACCCTATCCGTAGGAACCTTTTGACCATCGTTCTGTATCCTTTCTGCACCCTGATGTCCGTCGATGTGCCAGCCACCCTGACCGAGACTTTCAGTTGGTTCCAAGACCCCGCTTCGAAGTGTCAGTAGAAGCAAATTCTTCTTTAGTCGGTCTGAATTAATTGCCCGCTCCATTTTTATCGCATGATGTAGAACATTCATGACATCATCGGATTGTAGCAACTGTGGAGGAATATACAAGGTCTCATCATCAAATAAGTCTCCATTCGGTAGACGCCGCCCGCTTTCATTGAGTGTATTTGCAATAACTGTCGAAAGTTTTACCGGCATATGCAGAACTTGTATATCAGTTTGAAACTCTCCGTCTGCACAAATATTAAAGCCATCGGTGAAGTTAAATGGGCATTTTATTTGTACTGGTTTGCTTCCGCGTTCATTATTTTCCAAATACGTGTAATCAAATCCAGTCAAGTCTCGCGTTATTGTGGTTATGTCTGCATTATTTTCTAAACAGTCATCAATTGAAAAAGTAGTTGTGTCACGTGTCAGAATATTGGGTATTGCGTGTTTAGAGGCTTCATATTCAAAAGGTGTCCATTTTGGAATGATAAACATATGCTTCTTTTCTGGCGCCTTTTTTGAAAGCGCCTGCATCCGAGTCACATGATCACCGTAACTCACAACGTATGCGTCATCATTCTCTTCAATACTGACAGACGTTGCATTTCCAGATGCAATCGACAACCACCGTTGCGTCTGTTGTGCAACATCCACATTTGGTGCGAAATTGATATAATCTTTGTATATATTTTGCAAACATTCATTTAATTCCAAGGTTTTAGTTTTAGCTGTAGCTTGTTCGGTGTCGCTGGTATGCTGCGGTGCTACACCATTAGCAATATTGATTTTTTGTGCAACCACACTGTAGAATATACCACGCAAAACCGGTCGTAACTTGTCCACGTGGTGGTGCAACCATTTGAAATCTTCTTCGTTCATCTCTATTAGTTGTTTTTTTACGTCCCCACGCATGGTGTATAATTGTACATCTGTCATCCGTTCGAATTGCGCACCAAGCTGTGTAACCAGCTGGCCCATCCTCTCCTCTTGAGTTCCTCCACGACGCACGTGCTTCTTATTCTTATTCGAGTTTCGGTTTTTGCGTGCTCGTGAACGTCGGGCGGTTTCGGTTCGTCGGTACCCTCCCCGACTACGTACCGATTTTTGGTACCGCCATACCGTCCTCCGGTAAGCAGACTGCCTAATTTGTCGGGACCTTCGCGTAGAACGCTTCTTGTGCAGTGGCATTGGAATAAATAATATTGAAACACGAAGGTAAATGAATATAATGTTATCTACAATATAATAATTTTCACTGTCGATGCGATTAGGTATCGTGAAAATAGCATCATAATCACGTTCTCTCGTTCGATTCATCGTTGTGTGTGTTGTGCGTGTGTCCGTCACAGGAGGTTGACCCAATCGACAGACCCATCCCTTTCACGCACTTTCGAGAGGAACATTCGCTCTTCACTGATGCAACATTACTATGATGGAGACCAAGAACAGTACGCATCCCTCTGCAGTCGGCAACAGGAAGTCGAATACGGCAAGAAAACCGTCATCCTCTATGTGGACAAACATCATGAAGAAAGCTACAGCGACGACGAAGACAGTGACTTTGAAGACATCGAGAACCCAGAGACCATTGAGACCGAGACCATCATTGGTTTCGATGCATTAACCGAGCGGATTCCTACTGTACATCACACCCGACAACTGGATGTCCTTTGCGGATCGAAACACTCTAATTGTCAAACTGACGGAATTGCGGATTCACCACATCAACATTCACACTGCAAAGAAGTATTTCAAAAAAGTAGGGTCATCCTTCGTGTGGTATCTTATTGAGAATAAAGAAGCCCATAAAGACGACCTAATCACAATAGATGGTATCTGGAAAAAAGAAGCCGTATTCTTCCACGGTTCGTCCAGAAGTGCGGAGGTGCATTCCGTTGTACTACACGTCCGTGGTTCAATCGATTGTCAACAAGACCATAGACGATTCCACTAAGACTCGGTTTGATGTCAAAACGAGCAGTGATTTGCACAAGTACACAAAGAAAGCCCTACTAAAAGATGTGCAAGACGACCAGCATTGCTATAGGCTCATACACACACCAAAACAGACTGTGTGGAGTTCGCGTCCCCACAAGTTCCAAGATGGATACAAGGTGTTCCTCTCTACAACGTCCTATTATCAAGCCTTTGTAGACAACTGAGGAATGACACAATCGATTGCATTCATCCGTTGCACGAGCCAAGAAGATTGCCAACCGTATTTGCAAAGTGCTCGGTCATCCATTATACACGTTCATCAACGATATTTGCCGGTATGGTAATTTCAACAACATTCGTGTGATGCAACAGTTCCCTTATTGTTGTGATTATGACAAGGTCTACACCACATTTGGTATTACTGACGAAGAGATTGCTGTCATTGAAGGATAGATAGAAAACATACACATACCATGACCCCACACTGCAACATAAATACGATACATAACAGTTAATATAATCCCAATATGCAATCCGTCACCCAACCCAAGCACAACCACCACTTGCCGTGGGTCGAGAAGTATCGTCCTACACGACTGGATGACATTGTTCACCACAAAGACATTATTCACCTGTTGCGGGTGTTCATGAAGCAACGCGATGTGCCGCACCTGTTCTTCTACGGACCACCTGGCACCGGCAAGACGAGCACCATACTGAGTGTTGCGAAGGAGATTTACGGCAAGTATGCGAGCACGATGGTATTGCACCTGAACGCATCTGACGAACGAGGTATAGATGTCGTTCGCAAACAAATCATCCAGTTTGCTTCGACGACCAGCATGTTTGGCAACGTGGCATCGCTGACCAAAATGGTGATTCTGGACGAAGCGGACTCGATGAGTCGTGTGGCACAAATCGCCCTGCGCGACGTGATGATTAGCTACGACACACTGTTCTGTTTCATCGGTAACTACCAGTTTGCCTTCCAGTCTCAACTGCAACTTCGTGTCATCAAACTGCTGTTCACACCCATTCCCAAGAACGAAGCTATGCGATTAGGTACCAACATCTTGAAACAAGAAGGATATACGTGCTCTGCAGATGTGCTCAGCAAGGTGCACACCAGCTCAGGTGGCGACATGCGCCAGTTCATCAACTTGTTGCAAGTGATTACGATGAGAGGACACGCGAATTCCGCCACCAACGTGTTCGACGCAGACGACGTGGACACCATCTTGTGTAGGTGGAACAAGCAAGAAGCGAGACAGTTCGTGGAACAGTACCTGTATCCGCGAGGTGCGAAAGACTGTTACTACCATTTGCACGAATGCATAGTGACCACCCAAGAGAGCACGCTGTTGTCGTGGCTCCACGCGCTGTTTGATATTTTGTTCGAGCGGTCGTTGTGTATAGCGGAGGCGACACACCAGTCACCAGAAGAGACCGACTCTCCGTTGCTCACAAGCACCTTGCAGTTCTGCACCGAGATGGCTACCATCGAGAGCCGGATGTTGCATTCGTTGCACCCTGAGTTGCAACTGTATTCTATGGTTGCCATCGTTCATCGATTTGGCAAGCAGTTGCGCGAGTGTGCACAGAGCAAGACATAATGTGGATTTTAGTACTCGCTGGCCAGTTGCGAGTGAATATTCTGCAGTCGGTTTTCGGTGCTCTTGATAAGATTGACTTCGGCTTTTTCGTAGTATCTGTCACTGTGGCTACACGAGCTTTTTGGAGAATGCTTGGTGGGGTCTAAGCCGTCGAAAGATATCGTCACGGAGAAGAAGGTGAAGAAGATGCACAACAACAGGATGAAAGCCACGAGTGAATTGACGCTCATCTCGTAGCCGATGAAAGGGATCGTAACCGTGTGGGCCATTATACTGTATTATCGAGTGCGTGCGTATTTTGTTGTTGATGATGAACCAAGATTTTTGTGAGTGAGAATAATTTTGTGTACCATTTAATAATACTAAGTGACACGGCAAAATATGAAATTACAGGCACATCAAACCGGCACGATTGAATACTTAGAGAAGAAGTGTGCAAATCAGCATGGGCTTCTCGTATTTCATAATATGGGTACTGGCAAGACGATCACCGCCGTGAGTTGGCTTATCAATCGAAAGATGCAATATCGAGCACACCCGACCGCCATCAAGAAGCGTTCGCCCACCGCTAAACACAACCTACAAAAACATTCAAAAAAGCGCACAAAACACATCCGTAAAAGTCAAAAGCGACGCACAAAACACAACCGAATCAGTGCCGCACCAAGACAACGCGCATCAGGTGGCAGTGGATCCCGCGCCTCCCGCGCCTCCCGCGCCTCCCGCACCGACTACCGACCGCGCGTCGTGACAAAGAATCGCGACTTTGATTATCTCATTGTGTGTCCCGAAAACATCAAGAGCTCGTGGCAAGAAGACGCGAACAAGATTGGTTTCAAAATCGATATGAGCAAGGTCATCAACTACGAGAAGGTGCAGGGGAGAGTGCAGGCCAAAGAATTTGATGTGACCGGCAAGAACGTGATATTTGACGAGGCGCACCACTTGTGCAAGATTATGCGTTACGAGAATATGGAGTACTATACGGCTGTGTTGCGCGCACTCTCCAAGGCCGACAAACTGTTGCTGATGACAGGGACACCCGAACATGGTGGGAAATCCGACTTTATGATTCTGGTGAATTTGGTCGCACGCAGGAACAAGTTTCCGGTGCACGACAAGCAACTGTACGAGATGTATCGCAAGAATGACATCTTCCAGAAGCGCAAGAATTCCATCTTCTTCAACTGGGTGAAACCAGTGGCGTGGACGGCGTTCCTGTCTATTTACAACTACATCCACAGTCGTCTGTACAAGAAACTGCGCGAATGGACATACCTGTATCTATTCAAACGATACAACCTGTCACTGCATTCGCGTGCAAAAGAATACGTTAAACTGTCCAAGCGGGGACAACTGATGCAAGAAGAAGACTTCGGAGGTGATGATATGTACGGAGGTGGATTCTTATCGGCCAAGAAGAATGAACTCCTTGACGCAACGAATCAGACAATTGCCGACATTGGAGAGAAAGCGTCGCAAGTTCCTACCAGCCGAAAAGGCACCAAGAAAATGTTAGGGCATATGTTCGACAACGCGGTCAACGAAGAGATGGACAACTACACGGACCAAGGTGTGCTCGTTGTGCACGAGATTGCGCAAGAGATTGACAGCTACATCAAGAACCAACCGACACGTAGCTTTATGGCCGCATTTCAAAAGTATGCTTTCGCCTCATTCGGTTTTCTGCAAGTCACCCACAATCCCGAAATTGCCCTCGCCCAGGCACCGATGGATTTAGAACGAATGTCACGCGACATTGGGCGCTACGTGAGTTTCTACCAACAGCCGTCTGACTCGTTGGATTACGGAAAAACCAGTATTGAGGCACCCACCGAGGCATTGTACAATACATACCAGTCTCAACAGTGTTTGTTCTTCATTTTTGGTACTATGACGGAACGAATGGTGCGCTTCTACGCGGACGTTGACCACGACGGAGCCAAACTCAAAATAAACGAGTTCCGCACAATGAAGGGGGTGTGGAGATACGGACGGTGTATTTCAAATATGTGGGGGATTGTGGACTGTATTCTGGACAAGCAGGTCAAGTACGTGTTCGACGACAAAGATGGCACCGTCCGCCTGCGTTACCGCCATAAGAAGGACCACCACAGCCGTAAGAAACAACACGGTGGACATCCGGACAAGTCCCACAAGACCGCCGACACCAGCAACTTCGATAACCAAGGAGCAGAAGGCGAGATTGTGCAGACGCTGTCCGGCTGCTCCAAGTTCAAGAACGTGGCGCGAATGATACGTGAAGCCGAAAAGAAGGGGGAGCGGACGTTTATTCGTTCGGACTTCAAGAAGCAGGGTATTTACCTCCTATCTGCATACTTGAACAGCGTGGGTATCAAGCACTACTACATCCGGTCGACTATGAATCCCGCTGGTCGAACACGTATCCTAAAAGAATTCAACAATGTGTATAGACCGGTGATGGTAAATGGAAAGCGCAAGGCGGTTGTGTTGGAGTACATTGATGACACGAAGCCGAACACCGACAATGCACAGGTGTACACAGGTGTCACCGTCGTGCCCACCCGACCGAACAAAACGTGGACAACCGGTCGAGTCATCAACATTGACACCAATAAAAATGCCATCGAAGTGATGTACGACGAACTCCTTAAGAAGATCATCACCGTAACATACGCAGACATTCAGCGCGTGTTCACCGTACGCTACGAAGACGAGATAGGAAGCGACGGTAAAGCGAAGCAACAAGTGGTCAAATCGTCTGATTTTGAACTCTTGCCCTACGACGGACCGACGACACTTGCCGGCGAACGGCTTCCATCCGTGATGTTGCTCGACAAGGACTCGTCGGAGGGCATCAGCCTGATGGGCATCGAACACGTACATCTGTTGGAGCCTCTCTTGAGCGTGGCTGAGCGCGACCAGTCCCTCGCACGCGCCGTGCGTTTCCAGTCCCACCGCCACTTGCCAACCACGCGCCATATGGTGAAAATATACACACACGTTGGTGTCGTGAAACCGAGCAAGCGAAGCTTGGACAGTGCCAAAGCCTTATTTCAAGCCCAGCTGTTCGACACCGAGAAGAATGCTCACATCAACAAACACTTTGCAGGTGTCGTACCTCGTGCAGCCAAAGGCACCATCAAGACTGACCCGGTCGGTTATATGTTCGACAAGTATTGGAACGCTGTGCCTGTCCTGCACAGCGGATTCGATGGTACAAGCTCTACACCCGACACGATGGTATTGGGACGAGTATCGGCGGACGCCAAGCATATTGGTGCTTACACCAGTCGCATCCGCAAACACAATGTGATCTACAAGGACTTCGACAAAGAGTTTCCCAGCGACTGTGAAGCCAACAACGACAAAGACTTTACACTGAAGACGGAAGGCTTTTGATGGGTAGAATATGTTATACTATACGGGCGATGCTTTTTCCATAAAACACACACATTGCTCTCCACGCACCAACACATTTTTATTATGTTAGCTACAACAGTACTTTATTGTTCGTTGATTGTTTTGCACCACAACCGACCGCCGTCATCGCCTCCCAATGTCCACGCAATCACATTCCTACAACTTTGGCCAAGCGTTTCTCAACGAGCTGGTTGATTTCGGGTCTTCCTCCGCAGGCAGCCTTCCAGTGTCCACGGTGTTTGTAATGATAGTATTTCTGCTTGATACCACATTGCGTTCATCCACAGCAAAACTCTACTTCGTCGCCGGTTACTTCGTGGAGTTGTTGATTTTTTACTCCTTTGCACGAATCCTGTATCCAGCACCTGACCAAAAGTCGGAAACGATGAATGTGTTGTTGTATTTGGCCACACCATTGCAAAGATATACACAAGCATCATTCTTCAACTTCTCCGCGGGGTACATACTTGGTTACTGGGGAAACCTCAACATCCTCCTCAATGCACCAAACGCAACCATCAACGTGTCGTACTACACGGTCTTCGTGTTTTTATGTTTTATGTACAGTGTGTTCTATCTCGGCTCCGTCGACGAGAACAACCAGCACAAGGGCTTATGCTCGTGGCAGTCGGGGCTCATCAGCGCGTCGTTGGGTGTGCTGGGTGGAATGGTGTGCTCGCATTTGATATCCGAACGTGTGAAGCTCGAGACACAGTACGATGGTCAGTTTATTATGAACAACCAACCCGTATCTGTACAGAGTAACGGCAACATACAACTACCTGATGGCGTGACGCAGTGCGGTGGTGGAAAGAACGATGACATGATTTGCAAAGTGTTTCGTGCCGGCATCGATAAGTAGGTGGCAAATGCCTAAAATAGCAAAATAAAATATTTCGATACTTTCAATAGTGTTGAACACGCCACCCAAACAGAACCACACGCACAAATGGCATCTTCGCAATCCGCGCTCAAAAACACCTTCACCTTCTATGTATACCTTCTTTTGGCATTGGTAGCAGTAGCTGGAGTTGCGTACGTCGTCTATGAACAGTGCAAACCCAAACAACACGAAGCATTCACGGCAGAAACACAATACAATGCACTGGCATCTGATCCCCATATCCGTATGCGGTATACGAGCGAGTTCGACACATTGAATCCGGCGCTCGATGCAGTGACGATGACGGAACGAAAAGAAAAACAGCATATCGACGAAGCTCACACAAGTCTGCTTGAACGGGTCGATGACGTCGCTGTCGTCAAATATGGTGTTATACAAGACCAACGTGAATCGTCAACCACCCGTTTGCCATTGTATGGACTCAAGTGTATGTGGAGCAAAGTGGACAGTGATTCGGGTATTCCAAGCCAGACCAAGATGAAGATAGACGGTGTAGTGCTTGTGGTGACACTGTTTATTCGCTACCCGGTCGGTCCATCCCCGCGCGTAGACATCAAATCTTTCGAGGTCCAACTGACGGTTGATGATACGCTTCGCAGTTTCATTCCTATTAATACGGACGTAATTCATCGCAAAATTGCACATCACGCCAAAATAATACGTGTATGCATAGAGCGCAAGGACGCCTCAGCTAATTCGGTGCTGGGCGTCGAGAAGGTGTGTGTGGTGAAGTACTTGCCATCCGCGAATGCCGTGTGGAACGGGCACTTGCAAGCCGAAAACCAACAGGATATCAAACCATACATACACACGGCTGGCAAGATGGGTGTTCCCCAAGCAACCGACGGCACGCAACTGGGAAAGCGTCTGGAAATGGGCATGATGCTGTGCGACCCCGTGTGCCTGGTGTCGCAGAGCTACGACCCTACCAAACCACCATCCACTCGACTCGCCACCACCTCGTCGCTCATCGCCGACGTGTCTTACGGTCGCGTGGAACCCTCCTATGGAACCAGTTGCACACAGTCATTCCGTATTCGGGTGTCGTTTTCTGCTATACAGACGAAGGCCAAGGTGACATTGTGTTTTGCGGTACTCAGTGCCGATAACGACCGAGAGTTCGCAAGCTATTGTGCGAGCGGACCACACAATCCACACCAAATGCCACTGTTAGCCGAATCGTTTGAAGCAACCACCGACACCCCCGCATCCAAAACGATTCTTCACCCGCACAACGTTGCCAAAGCCACGTTGTTTGACGTAGAGACAAACGTTGTGTACGAGTGCACCATCGCCCTCGCCAGAGCAGGAGAAAATGGACGACCCGCATTCAGCGTGTTCGCATTCGACAGCAATAACAAGAACACTGTGATCCAGACGTTGGACTGTGTGCCTTTGAATGGTGGACCAACTGATGTGCCAATTGTGCTGCTTCGCAACACAAAGGTAACCGCCGACTACAAGACAATACCCGATATCGTGCGAACCAACCAGGCCAGTGTGTGCAGTGATTATTTGGTCGATGCCGACAGCACGATTATGCGTTTCAACTGCCATTCTTCGCAATCAAGGAAGCAGGAAATGAGCGAATGTGGTGTGTTCGCTGTGAACGACGGCCTCGTCTTCACCGGGTCGATGCTAACACCACAACACGCCGGTGTTACCAATGCGAACCACTTGTGCTCGCTGTCGCTGTTGTTCAGCAACAACGGAACCACAACTACCATCATAATCGAACTGACGCGGGACGGTGTGTACATCTACGAGAGCATGATGTTCCGCAAGAGAAACATTCATACTGTACCAATCAGCATCCGCGCACACGATATATGCTGGTACATCTATGTTCACAAGCACACAACCGGGGTGTGCATCAACGGAAAGACCTCCTTTGCGACGAGCAACCGATTGAAACAGATGTACGAAAAGGAAACCCACACTCACGCACACGGCTTCCCTGTGCTGACGAACGTGAAGCTGAGGGTAGACCCAGCCGTCACTCTTGAAAGCCGTGTCATTACAGCACTCGCACTGAAGCCGTCACTGGCGGACATGAAGCGAGCACGGGCCGACATTGTCAATGTCTTGCAGAGCAAGGCGAGTCTGTTTTACACGAATACCAGCGCGCTCACCCCCCAAGCCACCCCAACCGTCATCCGCGCGTTGCCCACCGACAACCCCAGTTGTACAATGGCGCGCGACAGCGGTATTAGCATCCAGTGCGAAATCACGGAGAACAGCATTCGAAACGCCATCGAACGCATCGGTGCCAAGGCGTTCTACAACTCCGGTGCGGGGAGCAATGACGCTGGTCCCACCACAACCCCAAACTGCCCATTGAAAGACGAAGCCCTCATCTTCGAACTTCGTACGGTTCGCGTGGTTTTGCAACCGCGAAATAGCATCAGCCCGTCACCCTTTGTGTACAATATAGTCGTGTACTTCACAACCGAATCTGGGGCACTCGCGACAACCCCTACGATGGTAGGAAGCAACAAGCTGTTTGAAGCAACGACCGACGGTGGTCAGCCTCGTGTACTAATTAAGTACACTAATTATGAAAATGTGGAGCGGGTATGCATCGTTCGTTACGATACGCGTCTAAATAGTGCTCGTATGCATGCATCCGCCGAACACCAGCTGTCACCCAAGGTATTCAAACAATTGGGTGGTTCGAGTTCGACATTCGGACAGATTGCTTTTCATCAACATCTCGCTGATACTTTGGTGTGTGGTGCACGTGCACTGAGCACCAATTGCAACCCGTTCAACAGCGCGAAGATGTGCGATTGCACCGGTCGCATCAGTGCCAACCCGAACAACGGTATCACCAACAACCCCATCCAGCCACTGCTGTCAGAAGCGATGGCATCTGTTTCGGAAAACACGTACATCGAGAACCCTGCACACGAAACACAAATGGCAAATGCAGATGCGTGTGTTAGATACGCAGGCGACACATATGGCGTCGACGGCGTGGCTTCGATACGCGGGCAAACTTGCTCGATTGCGAAGCATCCCACAAGCATCAAGCGCGTAACACCCGACGAATCCGGAGCTAATACACGCTCATACTCATTCCATAATATGACAGACGATGGAATGCGACTAATGAAGTTGCTTAACGGTCAGGTAGACTGACGTGTGATGTTAATAGAGTATGATTAATATAGGTAGGACAAATTAAAAGTGGCCACAAAACATCAATGCCCGTATTTGTAGAAATTCATAGGAAACAAAAAACAACACGCACCTAAACGACAGAAGGATGCACTGAAAATACAGTTCACCGTCACCCCCACCGTCACCCCATCCACAAAAACCGAACGTCGGTGCTTCTCATTAAAAAAAGCACACGCCGACCGGAACACACATCATCATAAGTAACGATTTTATGGACGGGCTGGTATGTGTGTATGGTTAAATGATTTTTTTTTTTTGGGGGGGGGGGCGAACAAATGTGTTTATTATACAAAATGATTTTGAGTAGAGTTATAATCTTCATACATATTAAACATCCGTAAGTAATGAATCTCCCCCCTAATGAAGACCGCACTGGTGAGAATAATGTATCCACATTACACCTACAGGCAGTTATGGCGAAAATCGAACACGACGCCTCCAAAAAAATGGAACACATACAAGAGAAACTTGACCAACAAATAAAAGACGGTTACAAAAAGGCGCTTGAGAAAAAAAAGAAAGAAGAGGAAAAGGCGCTTGAGAAAAAAAAGAAAGAAGAGGAAAAGGCGCTTGAGAAAAAAAAGAAAGAAGAGGAAAAGGCGCTTGAGAAAAAAAAGAAAGAAGAAGAAAAGGCGCTTGAGAAAAAAAAGAAAGAAGAGGAAAAGGCGCTTGAGAAAGCATTGAAAGAAGAAAAGATTAAGAATGATAAAGCATTGAAAGAAGAAAAGATTAAGAAGGAAGCCGCACTGAAAGCGGCACAGAAGGAGATCGAAGACACACTGAAAGCTAAACAAAAGGCGATTGAGAAGGCACGCAAAGCAGAAGAAAAGGCGATTGAGAAGGCACGCAAAGCAGAAGAAAAGGCGATTGAGAAGGCACGCAAAGCAGAAGAAAAGGCGATTGAGAAAGAGTTGAAAGAAGAAAGTAAGAAGAGAAAACGAATCTGTGACGATTTCCGCACATTTTCAGTGGTTAAGCGTAAAAACCTCTTACGTGAGCTGGAACACATTACCAATTCCCCTGTCCCTGACCCAGTCCACGTCCCTGACCCAGTCCACGTCCCTGACAATGTCCTTTCCCCATCAACCGACTTTGTGTTTCCCTAACCACACATACATCATCCTCCCACCCCACCGTCACCTCCCCTCCACAAAAACCGAACGTCGGTGCTTCTCATTAAAAAAAGCACACGCCGACCGGAACACACATCATCATAAGTAACGATTTTATGGACGGACTGGTATGTGTGTATGGTTAAATGATTTCGGGATAACAAGTATGTTTATAAAAAAATGATTTTTATTTTGCATAAGGCACCCAAAGTAATTATACCACCCCCACAGTCGGTAACGAATATGATTACCACCAATAAAAAAATAGAAATCATCGGTAGGGGGACGGAGATATTAAAAAGTAAACTCGAGAATCTGTCTCCCAAGCTTTCCAAGCTACATACAGGCGTAACAGACGTGGTAGAACAATGTTTACGCGATATAGACGAACGTATGCCGTGTGACGCCGTAAACTCATCCGTTTCACATGCGAAAAAATTATCACAAGTGATCAACATCTACTCCCAATTCCCACGGAACCTGGCAGCGTTACCTGCAAATCGCAAAGATACCTTTGTAGACGCGCATTATACAGGGCTGGAGGCGTTGGTTAAAAAGCTGGCAAATCCCATTTCCGTGAAACCGAAACCTTCCGCGAAACTCCGCACACCTCAAAACCTGTCGGAGCGCGAAAAACAGCTTGCCACCACGCTTTTAAAGCTGTCAAATCGCATTTCCGCGAAACCTTCCGTGACCCCTTCCGCGAAACCGAAACCTTCCGCGAAACGCCACACCCCTCAAAACCTGTTGCAGCTCAAAACTCGACTTGCCGCCACGCTGGAAACGGAGTTAAGACAGATGACCGATGTCTACCAACAGGTTGATAAGTTGCGCAAGACTTACATGGAGATGCAGAAAGTGAAGAAGAGGAAAATGCATTTGCTGGCCGAGATAAAACGCGCAAATGAAGCAACACCACTACCTATACTCGGTCAAAACAAACCGGTACCCAGTGGTCCCACCACCGGTTTTGCCGCAGATAAGGGGCTTTCTGCCAGACAGCTGAAGAGACCAAGAACCAGTGGTCCAGCCTCTGCTTCCTCCTGTGCCAAGTAAGCGCGACACACGCCAATTGCAAGTATATATCTCCTAAGTGGCTTGCATCCCAAGTAGAGAGTTTGCGATGAATACTCTACTTTTTTTGTTTCACTACCCACCCACCCAACATCGTTCTATTCATCCACAAATAAATGCACATTAAGATAGTAGCAACACTCACCATCCTCAATTAAGAAACAGTGTACTAATAGTATACCACCATACTATCTATCATATGCGACGAACACCCGACTCCATTTCTACAACAGATTGTTCTCTCTTGCACGTGACCTCCAAATCGGTGCCCAAGCGTTCGTATACCAAGCGACAGAATATTTCACTGAGCACACAAGCACGGTACAACAACGCGCTTGCTGACGATGTGTTCTTGTTCGAGAGCGAAGCAACAAAGTACAAGGAGGCCGGAAACTTGGAGGAGACAATGTCGAACACGCTGTTGAAAGGTATGACACTCACGCACTTGTCGATGCAAGCGAAGCCGAAGGACCGCGCACGCTGGCAGGAGCAACTGCGAACGACCGAACACACGCTCGGTCAGTTGCACGCCAAGTTGCAGTCCAAGATGGACTACTTTCATGGGTGTTTGGACAGTGATAGTGACGGGGAGGACAGTGCAAACGGTGCGACCAAGAAGCTGGACTGCGATAGCATCCGGCCAATCGAGGTGTCGGCTGACAACGTGTCTCTGGCATCGATAGTGGGCAACGACGCCATCAAACAGGACATCATCAACGGCATTGTGCAACCGTTCAACCAGCCGTTGCTTTTCAAGATGCACCGCAGCTTCTTGTTCTACGGCCCACCCGGAACCGGCAAGACGATGTTCGCCAAGGCATCTGCCAACAGCCTGCACACGCTGAGTCCCAAAATGAACGTGCTCTTCTTCGCACCGACGACCGATGCGCTCAAAGACAAGCACGTGGGTGGCACCGAGAAGAAGATTACCAACTACTTCAAATGCGTGCAACAGCAGGCCGACGAGCATACCAAAGAGACACATGTCAAGACGATCGGTGTCATTTTCATAGACGAGATTGATTCGTTAGCACGGAGCCGGGCCGAGGACGACGCCTCTGGTGTCCAAGCCAGTGCCACCAACACGCTCCTGCAGATGATGGACGGCTTCACGCGCCTGAACAACGTCATCGTGATGGCCGCTACCAACTACCCATGGCAGTTGGACGATGCGGTGTTGAGCCGGTTCCAAGACAAGATATACGTGCGGTTGCCGGACACACCCACTATCGTTGGCTTGCTCGAGTATAACATCCGACAGTTCTATACATACGCGTTGGGTATGTCACCGACAACAACCACCCAGCACCACTACGACGTGATCGCCTCTGTGTGTGGCGTCGACAACAACGTGCTGACGGTGCTGGCCAAGACCTTTCACCATCCAACCACCTACTCCCCCAGCAACATCAAGGACGTGTGCCAGCAGGTGTTCCGCAAGAGCGCGCGACAGGTGCACCAGCACGGCATCTTCTATCCGCTGGTCGTTTCGGTCAACAGCGACGGCTACCGAGACTTGTCCAAAACCGAACAGTCAGTGCTGTCGAACCTCCACCACAAGCATGCGAGTGCCGTCACGTACGCCAAACTCCGGTCGCGCTACCCACAGCTCATCGCCGACACCCAACCCATAAATTTGCGACCATCCCGACAAGCGTCCAGCGCACGTCCCGAGAGCATCACAATCGGTGGCGAAGACTATGTGTACAGTGGGTTGTGGTCGTCTACACCAGCGAGAGCCACACACGCCACCGCTACACACACATTCGTTAATGATGTATCACAGCTCACTCAGTACCATATATATGTCCATAACGGTGCAACTGACACCGGACAGGTGCGCTACGTGCTCTACAAGTCGTTCTATGCATTGTACGGACCCGAGAGCGTGAGCATGTTCCAGATGTGTGGCGTGGGTGAGTTGTCTGTCGTAGACGTCGTGTTCATCCGGCGGTTCATGTCGTCGCCGGTGGCGATGCTGCAACGGGTCGTCGAACCACTGTTGAGACACACGCCGTCCACGCTTCTCCTGCGACGGCTTCACACATTGCATTTCAAAGACGCCAAGACCGCCCCGAAGGAACCCTTTTGGTCAGTGGATGTTCGTCCGCAGAAGGCGACGGGCGTGCGGCGCAACCTGTTCGACATCTCGCAGTTCCACACCGAGGCAACCGCGCTCGATTTGCAAGGCGTTCGTGCGCACACCAAGAGCGGTGTGGAACGACTGGTGCTGTGGTCGCTGAATGCATCGAACCCGTCTCGCAAGCCGGATGCCACCAAAGAGCGGCAGATGCTGGCCAAAGTCGGTTGTCACAAACCAAAGGCGTCGACATCGACCAAACCCACATCCAATCCCACCGTCCAACTGCACCACATCCAAGACGCCACCAACCTCGACAGCCTACGTGTGCAACAATCGGCGTTCTCCTTGCACATCGATATGAACCTGTTTGCTGATGCGATGAATCCCGAATTCCACGATGCGATACGACCGACGTCGAATGTGAATGATGTGAAGCAGTTGGAGAAGTATTGGAGAGGAGAATAGAATAAAAATGTTGGAAATCATTGTGGCATATGTACAGTGTAAGAACACATATGTGAAAGCAAATGAACCCACATTATGTTATCCAACGGTGAGCTGGTCTACCTGTGCACCACATCGAAAAACAAACACACCGAACACATTCAAGATGCTGCGTAAGAATAGCTTGGTGTGATTTGCCTTTCGTGTTAAAAATAATCTTAGATGACATTAATAATGTCACACACACACAAATTTCTTTTTATTTGTTGATACTGGTGGAACGATGGGGGATTCAATATAAATGGTATCACTCGCATTTCACATTACATATTACCTGAAAGTAGAACAAATCACAAACGCCGATGTGTGTTAGTATTATATGATATGACATACAAACTCACACAAAGTGTCCAGTTGTTTGAAAAGTATCCAACATTATTTTTGGAAAAAATATTTAAAGAGAAGCTTCTTCCTCGAAAAGAACAGAAGGTGCACGGCGCACGGCACGTAAACAACGCAATCGTTCCAAAAAAATTGTTCACTCCATAACAAACCACACCGATGCCCCTTCCCCTCCCTAATTATACACGCAACAAAAGACGTACAAGAAAGCAAAATGCCAATGGTGATTTGATTCCCGCAAAACTATCCATCAATAAAGGACCTTACCAACGAATCACTATCATACTCAACGAATCCGATCCGCAACAAATCAAATATATCGATGCAGACAATAAGTCCAACACCATTCCGTTGAGAAATGTTTTTGTGAATGTGAATATCAGCATCAACCACATTATGAAGACGGTGAAACTACAAATAGGTGAAAATAGCTATCGCTTCATGAGGTTGGGCAAGACAGGGATTAGAGAAATAGCGAACGTGTTGTCGCCTGACAAAGACACGCGGAAATCATCTCGAAAAAAGACAAACAAACAATCGACAAAACAAAGAATACGCAATGAAGATGATGACGATGTGTTGATTCCCGCAAAATTATCCATTCATCAAGGACCCTACGAACAGATTCATATCAAAGTCAATGAATCCAATCCGCACCAAATACATTATATCGATGCTGCCAATAACCACAAGACCATTCGGTTCAGCCCAATATATATGGATACTCATTACAACTATAAAACGAATACGGTTACGATACAGACAGGTAGAAAAAAATATTGCTTCAAGATGTGGAACAAGAAGGGCGTCAAGAAAATGAATGATGTGTTGGACAAACCATAAGCGATGCGGGAAGGAATGAACAAACCAACCAAATCGGCCACCCATCCCACCCCTCAAAACATTCCTACTTATCATCACGTGGCCCAAAGGATAATAGGTTGACAGGTGTCCAAAAATGGTATAAATGGTACTCTACCTCCCTCGAACAGTGTGGAAATGTTGAAAGTTGTATTCTGCCGTTTGTTGAGGGGATAATTTTCATATTCAAGGTTCTTGAAGCCTTGGATAAATTTGAAAATCTGTACAACAAACAGATTATTCATAATACAAGATTGGAGATAGTAAATTGTGAATGCACCCGCTTTCAGGGGATGCAAATATCACCGCACCTGAGCAAAGACTCGACGGTCGTAGCAGCATGTCCGTTGAAGCTCGGCAAACGCCTCGATATCTTCGAGCAGCTGGTTTTATTGGATCATGACATCCGTTGGAAAGAGACGCACGATTTCCTTTTCAAAATGGAATGGAGTAGATGGAAACATTTACGCATTCAAGCACAAAAGGATAAGATTGTAGATACGAATTGTCTCGCCGACAACGGATTTTTATCCAAACTCAAAAAAGCAAAATGTATTACAGAACGATTAAGTGTGCTTTTTGAGTTCAATGCAAAGTATGAGTCGATATTAATCGACTTCGACTCTTTACCCGAAGTCAACTCTGTGGGACAACCGAACTTGAAGGATGTTTTAGTGCCACTTAGAACGTACTTTTAAAAAACTGTTCTCAGCACAACATAGAACAAAATTATAGCACGGTGATGATATGCAAACACCTCCCACACTTCTTTTTATTTGTTTAAATCGTTTACACAAACCATTGAATTAAATTGCCCAAAATGTATAGTGCTCTCTTCATTCATTCGACACTAACAAACAAACCAAATCTGCCACACACCTACCCCCATCCATCAAACATTCCTGCTCACCACCGCGCTGTCTCCTGCCCGTGTCACAACCGTCATCGAGATGTTTGTGCACACATAGTTGTTGAGGAGAGTGAGTACATATCATCAATGGGTAGGTGTTGCTTAAAATCACGTGGAGTAGGATTAATGTATGAAGTGGGTGGTGTGCCCAACAGTTCCAATGTGCGGTGCCTTACGGATGGACGAGCGACGCGACGATCCACCACCGGTGCAAAACACAAACAGAAATAGAAATAGAATATATTGCACTAATAGAATAGTATAAATCATTCGGTCGCGTCCGACACTATGCCACTACCCAGCAACCTAAGCACACGCACATTGCGAGTAGTCGTGCACGTGGAGGAGCCGTTTGTGTCTTATAATCGCACGTTGGGCACATACGATGGCTTTGTTTACACAATCTGGAAGAACGTCAAGCGAGAACTCCAGCGTGATTATCATATCACAGAGACTTTCGCAGTCACAGACGATTTCAATAAAATGTTACAAGACTACATTCGCGACCAGCACTATGACCTTGCCATCGGAGCATTCTCGGTGTTTCCGGAACGCTTGCACTATTGCGCATTCACACACCCCTATGTGTTGGACAAACATGTGTTGCTCACGTCGAACGAAATCATCTGGACGAAGACTCTATCGGTGGTGATTCAAAAGTACGTACAAGTCGCGTTGTTGGTCGTATTAATCGGTTTTGCACTTGCTTTCGTTTTCCGTTTGATGGATGTAAAGCACACGTCGTGTGGGCTGACGATTAGCGCGATGTTCGGCAACCGCGATTTCTTGGACAGCCAGAAACACACTAAAACAAGCTATACACACAATGTGTTTTCTTATGTGTGTCTGATTGTGCTGATGCTTATTTCTACATACACCTACGTATATCTCAATGCATACTTGACCAACACATTGTATGCTGAACATTCAAACGATCGTATTACAGCAAATAGCATCAAGGACAAACGTCTGTTGTGTACCAACGGGTTCCGTGCAGGAGGAATTTTCGAAGAATATGGAGCGGTTGTGGACTATATTGACGTTCAAGATGAAGACTTGATAAGCATCTTCTTACGAACGAACGCCTCCCACACTAACTTGAAACACTACGACGGTATCATCACCAGTTACTTGAACGGCTTGCATCAGTACTCCAAAAAGCCCATACGTATGAATGAAACTATCTTTGGGTTGGACAAATATAGTTTTGTAGTTCATCCTTCCCACGCTTCACACCACCGGAGTTTGTTGATGAAATTAAACCACGTCCTTGTAACCATGAACGACGACCATACGATTGCTAACATATGCGCTTCGTATTTTGGGCTGGAGAATAAACATCTTGGTATTTTGTAATTCATCTCTGTGTGTGACCAAATGAATCTGTCACCGACAACTGACCTGCGCGTCATCATCGTAAAGGGCACTTCGCCAACATTGCTCGAATTATGGCGTGTGGTGCAGGCACAATTGCAAAGAGAAAACTATACAGTATTGACGGCTACTGTCGAACTGACGCCAGACTTCGGATACGACAACCTGTGCAAGATAGTCGAACGCGATGATTACGACGTGGTCGTGGGAGAATTCTCCATATTTCCGGAACGACTGGCATTTGTGCAGTTCAGTTTGCCGATAAAGGCGATTGAGTCGGTCGTTATGCAGCGCAAGCACGAAGACGAAAATTGGGTAGAGCACACGTTGAGACTGTTCATCAAATATTATCTGCCAATGGTGGTGAGCATTTTCATAATTGGTATTATAGTGTATTATATCATATACTATATATGTATCCGTCTGGACGTAAACATTCAGGAATGGATATCGTCACTCTTTGGTTGTTTTATGTATGTGCACGACGTACGATTAACAAAAAAATACAATTTTGAGTTGCTCCGCAGTTCCTTCGTGTTTGCTGTTTTGTTAATCATTAGTGCATTCACATATAGTTTGCTCAATGCACACATCACGTCCAAGATGATTGTAAACGAAGTGCGAGCAAACGACATCACCCCGTTCAACGTCAGACAACAGCACATATTGTGTCCGGTCGGTGTGGATGCCGGACGGACACTCGTGCGCTACGGTGCCACCGTTGATGCATATCACGGCGACACCAACACCGCCGTTAACGATTTTATGCACCACCCCGATTACCAGCACTACAACGGCATCGCCCTTTACGATGATGCCGGAGCGAAGTACGCAAGTGACCTTCGTCGGTCAAAAGCAGTGTTTGGCATGAATGTTGTTTGCTTTGCTGTGCACAAAAAACACACTTCGCTGTTGCGTACAATGAACCGAATTATCGCACAACACAATGTGGATTTGGTAACCTACAAAGGCTGTTTGAAAGAAGGTGTGGAATCGCCGACGTATTGTGTGTTGTAGCGTTCTGTTCAACTTGAACATATAATTGTGTAGTTATTAATCCTTACTATAAACAACAGCTATGCATATCGGTATTTTCTGTTTTCGTCGCGACCTGCGTCTGCACGACAATCTGGCCTTGCAACAGCTCGTGCAGATGTGCGACTCGATTGTCCCGGTATTCTGCTTGGATCCTCGTCAGCTCAACGCGCAACACAACGCGTATTATTCTCCTTATGCGGTCAAGTTCATGTTTGAGTCGCTAATGGATTTGGACAGACAGATATCGAGACACAGCGAAAATGCACGACTCCATATTGTATCCGGACGACCAGATGTGTGTTTGCCAAGCATTGTCCACACCCTGGTGAAGCAACAGACGACATCTCGGGTATCAGTGGCGTGGAACGAAGACAACACTCCGTTTTCGATGCAACGCGACAAACAGACCACGCGGGCATTACAAGCACTGCAAACAACATCCAAAATAAGCATACATACACATCCCGACGACGTGACCATTGTACCCGTACGTAATATTTGCACGAATACAGGTGGTAAATACCAAAAATTCACCCCATTCTACCGGAAAGCCTTATCAGCTGGTGTCAACGCCCCCATCAGTTTGCCAGACGGCACCCCCTTTGTTTCGCTCAATAACGTCCAGTTGCTCGGCATCAATGCGCACCAGCTTTTCGAACAAACGCAATTCGCCCATTTGCAACAAATCCGGTCGTGTGTGGAAGGCGGTCGCGACGAGGCATTGCAACGTCTCACCGACGAATACATTTTGCAACGTTGTTCAAAGTACAACAAAGAGCGTGACCATACGTGGGAAGAGAAAACAACGCGGTTGTCCGCTTATTTCAAGTTCGGTTGCGTCAGTTTTAGAGAAGCCTACCACAAAGTGAGCGACGCCTTGCACCACTCACATCCGGTCGCGGCAGAAGCACTAACCCGCGAATTCTTCTGGAATGCCTTCTATTCTTACGTGAGCTATTGCTTTCCGCGTGTGTTGGATGGGCAGTTGACGTCTGCATCTAAACGAACACGCAAGCAAGCACCAACGCAACAGAACAAAGATATGGTGGCGAACGCCAAGCTGAATCACATTTGGGACACAGCACATCCGGAGCATTTGCAACGTTGGAAGGATGGTATGACCGGTTTTCCGTATATTGATGCAGCAATGCGACAACTGAAAACCACTGGGTGGATGCACAACAGAGCACGTATGGCAGTGGCATCCTTCTTAGTAAAAGACCTCCGTATTGATTGGCGCGAAGGCGAGAAACATTTTGCGCAACACCTTGTCGACTACGACCCGTCCGCAAACAACGGTGGATGGCAATGGGCATCGTCGACAGGTGCCGATGCAATGCAATACACACGTATTTTTAATCCGTGGACACAGAGTAGCAAATTCGACCCAAACGGTATGTACATAAAATTGTATGTAAAGGAACTGTCTGATCCCAAGCTACCTGCAAAAGAATTGCACAAGTGGCACGACGCACAAATCCGCGAACAATACGAAAACCACCCCACTATAAGCACTTATCCAACACCAATTATAGACCACACCCAAGCTCGCAAAGAAACACTGCGATTGTGGAAACAACCGGTTACCACCACCACCACCACCAAAAAAAAGAAAGCCTAATGCTGGATGTGTGTATCAATCTGGTATATATTGTGTCATACATCGACTACCACACGCACCACCGAAGCACCTCCTTTTCGCACCCGCATCTTGCACACCTCAGTAACTTGTCGAAGACCGTTGTCTTGCCACGTCGCGAGTGACTCACCGCGTTTCTCTTTCTTCTGCATTTCCTTCACGCGGTTGGCCAGCTTGTCCTGCACCGTCACCGGTTGCGCCATTTCCAAATCGATCAGTCGGCCTTGGTGGGGAACGGTGTATGCGACTTTCTTCACACTCTTGTCAGCTTCAACGTGCTTCAGCCGGTCGCCAAACTCATCGTCTTCGCCACCCCACCCCCAGTAGTTGTTAGGATAACCATTGGTAGCTTCGAACAGTTGTGGAGAAATGGATACCGATGCACCCAAGAACCGTCGGAACTTGCCACTCATCCACGACGACACACACGGCCTTCCAACGGCAGTGGTAGGCCGAAAAGACGATTGTTGCCTTTTTGTGTGGTTAAGTAGATGTGTATTTCGACGGTGTGGGTGCTGGGTGTGCTTGTTGTGGTGCTTGTGGTGCTTGTTGTGAAGAGTGTGCTTACGGCGCCCACCATAGCGGTGTCTTGTGTCGTTTCTGGTGGGTCGGTGGTTGAGTTGAGATTTGGACACCAACACATAATGAGGCATATCGCCAATCACAAAGTGGTCATAGGCGGTTCCGCGTGTCGCCAGTGCGATGAGTTCGTTGGCTCGCGGTGTGCGAACGTAGTAGGGAGCGAGCTCGTGATCCGGCAACATATCGATGTCCGTGAACACTACGTGAGACAGCCGGGTCTTGTGCGTGGCTCGCAAATAAGCGTAGCCCGCATTCTTGAGCAGACCCAAATTGAACTTCTGCTCGGCGGTTCGACGGTAGCACTCGTCTTTCGACCAGCGAAGGAGCTTGCTCCCTCCAAGACGCTCCGCACCTACCCCGCACGCCAGCGCACAGTCGTTGTTCACCAGCAACAGGTTACGTCGCAGGCATTCGGGTAGCGTGTTCGTACACAATCCGGTCTGCAGGTGCATAATGTAGTCGTACACGGTCGTTTCGTCCGTCGCTGATGTGTTGCACCGGGTAGACTTCCACCACACATCGAACGTTTTGCGGTCGTTCGCAACCACCGCCTGCTCGGCAACCACTATTACCCGCTTCCACGCAGACGGGAACAGCTTATCAAAGTATGCACAAAACGCCGCCAACTGCTGGCTTCGCACGCCGTTGCCGTTCGAGTTGCTGTCGCGGAAACCAACTACTATACCGACTATCTTAGCAGATGTTTTTGGTAAGGTTGATGCTGGTACAAGTGTGTACGGTTTCGAAGTGCTTGTGTAGCAGTGTTGCTTGGCCAGCGCACGCACAACACCTTCCATATAGTCATACAAGAAGTTTGTAGCAGGTGTGAGACGGCTATAGTAGCCATCGGTGAACAGCCACCGGTGTGCGTTGTCCACAATGGACTCCGCAATCGTATCATGGTCAGCGAGCCACTGCACCAGTTTTCCAAGATCGTTGAGATTGTGTATGGTTACGTGTGTGTACTTGTGCTGTTGAATGTACTTCGCAGTAAAAGCCGATCCGTGTGCCTTAATATCCGTCCAATCCAGAGGATGAAGAAACGGTTCGATCCACAGCCGGTGTCCATCTGTCGTCGGCAGGATGACCAGTGACCCCGTGCACATCTCATTGCCCAGTCGGTCGGCACGTGTGTGTCCATCGAGTACCAAATTGTATTTGTATTTGGCACGCTCTTCCGAATCGATACGATGTTGCTTTTTGCCAGTGGTCAATTGCTGCTGAATGCCATCGACGTCCAGCATCACCAAACCGTCTTGGTCGGCATCTGTCTTCACTTTCGTGTTCAGCGCAACGAGGTGCACGTCGAACAGATGCGCATACGTGGTCTCTCTTGCGATACGCCTGACTATTAACCGCATATTCGTTTCAGCGGTCGTCCCTTTGCCCGTGGCACTCCCACGGAACACCGCCTTGCCGATGGTCTTGTCCTTCCACTGTGTCCACTGTGGTTTGGTGCCGTTGCACTGCATCAAAAAGTATCTCTGCTCGAAATGCTCGATGTCGTCCACCGTGGGAAGCGGAATGTCGTAGTAGCCGTCTTTGCCGGTGTGCGACAAAATGGGTGCCAGCCCACCCGTGCACCGCATCTGCACCGCGTTGTCCGTTTTTTCCACGTTCGGAAAGGGTTGGTGAATGGAAACACCGTCCTTTGTTCGTGAAGTTCGCAACACCGGCGAATCGCGGAGCATCAACACGAACTCGATGTCCGGCAGGTGCTCGCGGTGTTGGACCAGCTGTTGGAGCAGATGGTGGAAGTGGTTGACGTTTGCAGAATCGTAGTACGTAGTGCAGTTGAAGAAATGGTTGTTGGCCAGCCACTGCCGTCGGTTCGGATTCTTCTTCAGGATGTCGTCGGGTCGATGACGGTTCGGTGGAAAATAGGTGGCGTACCGTTTTGCACACTCGTATTCTGCTTTCAGCAATTCTTCGAGTGTATGTTTGTACTCGTGTTGGATTTGGGTGGACACCTCGTGTGGGTCGGTGCCGTCAAGCATCGTATCCCAGTTCCGTAGCTTGGTCTCACACTCGTGCAGTCTCTGGAGCCCTTCACGGTCGTGTTGGAGGTCGTCCCGATGCTTCTTCTCGAGCCGTTTCCGGTCTTCGGGTGTCCGGATGTGCAGGTGCTTTCGAACCGCTTCGAAGCTCTCCGGAAGGTGGAGCTGGTGGTAGTAGTCGTTGGTGAAGTTGTGCCGAATGAAAGGCAGAAACGTGTCCAGCGAGTTGTCTTTGATGCGCACGAAAATGCCCTTCTGCTGTTTTTGGAACATATACCGGAGAGTGTTCAGTGTGGTCGACGGAGACAGTTGGATGTACGGCGTGTTCTTGTCCAAAAAACGCTCTTTAATATGTTGCATAACCTGCTTGACTTTGGGTCTCAGTGTGCGCGGTGGGGACGCGAGTGGGTTTTGCATCTTGGTGTAACTGGAATACATAGCGTGATACCACAAGTCGCTCCAGTCACCTGCTGTGTAGTGCAACTGATCGTAGCACATCATACGCGGATAGTTCGGCATATTTGGGTACCACTGGTCAAGCTCGAGTTTGGCAAAGCGTGGGTTAGTCACAAAAGACGCTGTTGTGTGTGTGTATTGCTGTTGTTGCATGGTCTCCACAAACGCTTTCATCGACCGACATGTGGCTTGGTCGGTGAAGTGCGTGTAGGATTGTGTTGGTGGATGGTTCGGGTCGATGCGCAGTAGGAGGGAGACCAATGCAGACGCCGACACGACATCGATGAGCACCCGCGTGTTGTTCTCAAACAGTACCGAAGTTTGTCCGGTGTGTATTGCTTCATACAATCGGTTAACAATATTTGCAGACAATACGCATTGTGATGGGAGAACCGACCGTTGATAAGTATCTTTTTTGAGAACAGTACACCTGACCGTGTTGTCATACGTCGGGTGCACTTTGAAAAAAGTTGTGCTTGGACAGGTGCGGAAAACGGTCTTCAGACGTTCCGTGTAGAAAATGTACCAAGGTGGTAGCATCGTGGTGTAATTCGTGGTTAGATAATAACTATCAAAAAATGTATTTGGTCAAACACTCAACCACATATGACCCGGTACACCTCGCGCTCCACATCCAACAACACATCTTCGTACGGGTCCACACACACACACAACTGGTCTGCACCACATGGGTCCCAATGTTGCATCCGCCGGTCGACACAATATTCAAAATCGGTATTTATGACTCTCGGGTACACCTTCTTGTGCAGTGCAATCAGCTCTTTGTTACGTTGTCGGAGCTCATCGACTGAACCAACAAAATAAGGAAGTGTCTCGTGGTGCAAATGTTGTGCGTACTCACAATCGACTGTTTCGGTGCAGTCAGACACCCAAAACTGTCGAGGTGTAAAGTCCACAATGAAACCGTCCACAATCAAAAAGCTGTGCTCCAAAATATGTTTGCCACGTTGCACTCGACTCTCGACCCATCGCACATCATCATATCCACACGCTCTCAAAGCATGTTGGCCAACGAAGGAGCACTCACCACACAAGTATTTTCCCACAAATGCACTGGTGTTGTCAAGAGCATCTTGTTCGTCTGTATGACTGTTATGCTGTCGCGCACGAGCAAGAAACACACGACTGTACGTGTAGTGTAGAGGGTGTGCAGGAGATAGTCGCAAAGCTCCGGCCAGCACGATGCGGAACAACTGGGATACCGTTTGGTGTAGGCGGTGCGGGGGATGAGACAACTGGGGGGGGCAAAACATATTCCCCTATCCTATCCACACGTATTTGTGAACCAAATTGCGAGGATGAATGCGCAGTTGAATTATGTTTTAAAGTGCATATTTTCATAAACTTATGTACATATTCTAATTCCAAACAGAAACAAATAATAAAAAAAATAACAAATCACAAAACGTTCCCGCGCGTATCATACTTTTTTGCCGTAGAATAAGTCCGTGGACCACTCTCCTGTGCAGACATTACCATCTTTATCAGTAAATGTTCCTTCTCCGTGTCTGTAGTTTTGATACCACAGTCCTTCGTAGACAGAACCATCTGCCCCCGTCAGTTTTCCGTTACCAAGTATGTAACCACCGAACAACTCTCCTTCGTAGACATCACCATCTGCAGATATATACTTGTCGCGTCCGTGCAAATTGTCGTCCTTTCACTATCTTTCGATGACAGAACCATCTGCGTACGTGTACGTTCCGGTTCCGTGCTTTTGGCCTTCTTTCCACACTCCTGTGTAGACATAACCATTTGCAACAAAATGATATCTTCCCGTTCCGTGCCAATTGTTGTCTTTCCAAAATCCTTCGTAGAAATTACCATTTGCAACAGTATACCGGCCCCATCCGTGCTTTTGGCCTTCTTTCCAATATCCATAGTATTTAGTACCAGTTACACCAGAAGTGCACCTTCCCCATCCTTGTGCGTAGCCGTCTTTCCAACCTCCTTCGTAGACAGAACCATCATCACACCTATACATTGACATTGTTGTTTTTGTGGTATGGCTTTCGTTATGATATTGTGTCACTGTGTAAAATAAATCATTTAATTATTGTTTACCGAATACACGTGTTTCATTCAAACAATAAATGTGCACTTGACAAAAGCTGATGCAACTCGGCAAGCACACACCGTTCACTCCTATATATTTTTAATATTGCGACCGTCGATTGATGGACGGTTGTGAAAGAACAAGAAACATACGGCTGTAAGCGTAGTAGAGAAGATTGTGCGGACGAGAGTCGCGAACGCGATACGAAACCAAATATAGACTCGTTTACTTACAGCATCTTTCTTTTTTAGTTAGTATGTCGTTCACTCAAATTCCCAGTTCCACTGCCACCCGATTCATTATTCTTTCTTGCAGGCTCAATTGTTCGTCTTCAGATTGAGTTGCTACTGGGGCTTGCTCTCCAGTATGTGAATTTTCGTCATCGGCACTCGATATTTGTTGCATACACAGCGGACACGTGGTGTGCTCGCCGAGCCACTTCTCGATGCATGACTGATGAAAGTAGTGGTTGCATCGGTCGATTTGACGAATGATTGAGAACGGACGGAGTCTTTCTTGGCAAATAGAGCACGTGTCGGTCGCGTCTGCATCTTCCGTACCTTCTGGTATATCTATACTTATGTTCACACCGTCATCGACGTGACCTTCTTCTCGCTCTACCATATCATCACCATCTTCCAAATCTTTGTACAATCCAATCGTGGTGTGTTCGGCCAACTCTTGCAATGATACACCTATACTACGAGAAACCGTGCCCAACTCGAAAGATACCATGTACCCATCTTCGTTACTTTCTTGACGTATGTTGTCCAACACGCGTCGAATATTTGTATTAGGAAGTACCGGTTGTTGTTGTTGTTGTTGTTGTTGTTGTGGAGTTTGTAACAGAGACCGAAGCGTAGTACGGGTTGGTGTTGGTGATGAACGTGGCTGTGGTTGGGCGGTCCCGGTTGTAGTTGGCACTGTCCTCGCGGTCGTTGTTGACAGGAGAGGCACAATAGATACTGGATGCTGACGCCCGCCATGTTCGGTGGTGGCTTCGCTGTTCGGACGTTCGTGTCGTCGGTTCAGCATATTTATCATTTGCATAAATGCTTGTGCGTGCAGTTGTCGCGTTGCTTGCGGGTGTGCTTCGGTGGTCTGGTTCGGTGCGGATTCGTCGTTCGCGGTGGTGGGAAGCGGGTGCGTTGGTCGTGGTTGGTGTGACGGATACGACATCCGATATGGAGAGGGGGGTGCGGTTGGGTTGCCTGCTTGTTCCGTGCTGTCTGGCAGATGGTTGTAGAGGTGCACGTGCACATTTGTTGCGTGCGTTGCGATGTGGATGGGTTGTTGTTCGGTGGACATTATATCTGTTGTGTGTTGTGAATACTTGTACAGAATAAAAACCCTTAAAGTATTACACACATATAACCAGAAGTACACTCACCATCTAAAACAATAACACCAACAACCTCCTTCCAGTTACCACACGAGCAATGACCATTTTATCATGTGTGTACAATTGGCGTTATGCTCTCGGTTGTAGTGCAACCGCTATCTACATTGCATACAATTATCGTTATGAATGTGTAATGCGAGTTTGTGTTTTGTACAGCACTCTCAAACGCATTATCATCGGCAACAAAACCAAGAAAACCGTGCCAGATGAGTTGGTACTGGATTGCAGGAACCATCCAAAGTCGCCCAAACAAATGCACGTGAAGCTATTCCCGCACATTCGCGACATCTCTTTCACACCCGACATCGCAAACAAAGGCACCAAAGAAGCAATCGAGCGCGTTCTAAACGGCTGGACCGTGCTTTGCACGACCGGCAACAAGCGCGCGACTGCTTTGCCGGTGCACACGGTGAGTCTCTACGCCGAGCTCGGGACCGCGTTCGAGACCCTTCCGGATGAGATTCGCATCGCACTGGACGACCCGTTGCTTGGTCTGTTGAACATCAAACCACCTGTGCAGTCCGTTGCTGGTAACGCTACTTATGTACTGACGAAGGACACCACACAGACGATTCTGCTACAGTGCTGACCACGTACCACATTTTAAAAAAAAAAAATTAAAATGCGTTGTTTTATTCTACCGTTTTCATTTATCTGCATTACTCAAACGAGCCTTCATTCATATTCGCATTACCATTACCAATGTTTAGTATGTATCAAACCATTATTCACAGTTTGAACACCACGAACACATCAACACACCAATGCACTAACAATCATACCAACAATCATGCCAACCATCACGCCAACAATCATACCAACAAACACTATAAAAAGCCATAGTCGTGTTTTGTACATAAATTTTCTCATACTGGTGAGAACAACAGAGCTTGCTCCTTCAATATGGGAGGCGTATCATACAACCAATAACCAAAGTCACCCCCGTCATCGTTCGGCACGGTCGTCCACGGCATCGTGAAGAACTGACGCTGTGAGGCGTGCGAGTGGAACACGTCGTTCGGCGACACGTTTTGGGTGGCCTGAAACGCCTGCTGCACGGTTTGTGTGTGGTTCGGCTTGTCGACACGGGAACACGCACGGTGACGCGGTCTCTGCATCTCCGTAATCAGCACGTTGCCGAATGGGTTGGTCGGTGTGGGTGCTTCGCAACTGTATCCCGCGTGCTCCACAGGTGTTACGGGTTGGGACAGCGAACCAGTTGTGTTGGCACGGAGCTGGGGTGCAGGTGGGTACTCGTGCTGGAGTGCATCGGGTGCGTTGGGATGCTTGTTGTACTGCACCGCATCGTCAAACAGCGAGAAGCCTTCGGTCGTCGTCGAATGGACGGGTTGTCGGTGCCTCTGCCACATATGAACACCATACGTGATGAGAATTGTCACTACCGGTATCAGCAACACTTGCACCGGTGCACCGGCAACGCGACCCAGCACCCCCAGCAACAGACCAACACGAACGACTGCATTGAGGTTCGCGTTTGTAGGTTGCCAAGAAGACGGCCACACATCGGTCAGCTGGTTGCAAGCGAGGATGACGGACGGTTGGGTGAGCCAGAACGGCTGGTTTGGTGGTTGGATTTGTGTACTCATTGTATTTTATGTCTATTATATGTATTGACAGATAATTATAATACAGAAGCACAGTGGCAATGCAACAATCAATACGCAAATGTGATACTTTCAACACCAGTTCATATATATGATAAGATTAATGGACAGAAATAAAATGCGATACATCAATAATATATACTTGCAAAAAAAATTGTAACGAGCGAACGATGCGAAAAAAGAGTCGCCCCCCTTTTTATTGTTTTTATTTCTAATCGTCAACTTCAGAACGGGCATACGAACAAACAACACACGAACACCGATGCGATACACACAACTCTGCATTTTGCTCGTGCTCGTGGTGTGCATCTTGTTGTCGGTTTGTGCCAACGCAAGAGAAGCATTCGACAGCCAACCCAAGATAGATGATGCAACGTACACATTCGATATCGACACACCTCTGTATATACGCAGAAATGGCAAAACCTGCTACTACAACGGCAAGGTCACCGCATTGCCCACCGCGAACGACCGCTATTACACCGTCGCTTACACCGACGGCACCCACAACCCCAACGGACACGAAGAATGCACCGAACGCATCCACGAAAACGATGTGTACACCGGCGGAGGCGACCCCGTGCGATACCAGAGACGGGTGCTGCGCAACGACCTCACCGACACGTTCAACAAGGCGTTCGTGGATGAGCAGGTAGGGTGGCTCGGTTACAACGACGGTGCCTGCTACCCACGAAAGATGACCACCACTTGGAACCGATTTTATCCAGTGGCTCGGTCGTCGTCGGTGGACCTCAAACAGGCCCACTACGAACAAGTCAGCATCATCTTGAACGACCTGTTCTACCACACGTTCGTCAACATCCACGTCGAGGACGTCAACAGCGCTCCGTCCGTCTTGTCCGACACGCATCCGCACGACTCACTCACACAACCGACCAGCGAATTGTACTTGGACTACAATGGCTGTCACACGCATCCGGACAGCATCATCGCCACCCATTCGCAAGCGTGCAACAAGCGGTACAAACTGCAGCAACCCGCGCTTTTGCAGATGCAGTTGCTGGGTAGCGACGTTGGGGGGTCTTCCCTCTTCCTGTTCCAGCAGCTGCTCGAAGCACTGCACAAGACGATCGCCAAACACGGTGCCAACAACGAATTGGAGAGCTACACGAAGAATATTCGGGTGAGTCTTGTGAACTACCTGTCGTACAGAAACCATGTGAGCTACACCCGCCTGTACAACAAATTAGACACACTGCTGGTACCAAATACCGAAGACACGATGGCCAAACTCGAAGAAGAACTCATGCAACCCATTACCGTCGACCCACCCCCCTCTGCACCCAACTATACGCACCGGTTCAACCGCCTCTACCTGTTACCATTGATTCGCGATCCAGACACAACCACCTTCATGTCTGACCACGACAGCACCGTCAGTGTGGGCAATCACAACGACGACATCACCGCCGAAGTGTCCTTTGCGGCCAAGCAGAGCACCACCACCACAAGACTCGCCTTCCACCCGCAGACCAGCGACAACAATATGCGGAGCAACACCTTGCACGACAAGCAGACGAGCATCAAGGACCGCTACTACCTGTCCGTGTGGTTGCACACGTTCTGCACGAACGTCGCCCCGCAATTGCTCAAAGCGACGTCCCATATTTCTGTTCCTACACCCACGACTCCTTCGCCACTACATTATCCAATGCCGGCACCGTCCGTGTATATTCTGCACACGGTGCAACAACTGTTCAGTGTGCTCGCCGATGTGCCCGTCTCTCTACTGATGAAGGACCCGTTGTTCGAGCAGTGGAAGGATACAGCCACCACCTCCACTACAGCCACCACCTCAACTCATACCACCCTGTTCAAACAGCTTTTCAGTAAGTATATTGAGTCATCGGCACATATGGTGAACAAAGCGGAGTGGCAGTACAAACATATTATTGGTCCGTGTGGCACCAATCAAAAGAACGTGCGCGTGGAACAACCATGGAACAACTTGGTGTTTGGTGTTTCATATACACCGCACTATGGGGTTACTGACAAGTATAGCATTATTCCGTATAAAAATCAAAGCTTTACTGAGAGTCGTTTCGAAATCAGGCGGACGGATTCGAAGGGGGCGAGCGGTTGGGACAATCTGGTGGTGGTGCATATGAACAAGCGCATACAAGTAATGAATGTATTGCCTACGAATTATATGGACAAATTGTTGATTGGCGACTATCACTTCGGGAAAGATGCATACTATCACCTGAACAATTCGCCTATGTTTGCGACATTTCCAAATAATATTCGCACTTCCTACGACAACAAGTATTACAACACAATGAAATACAAAAGCCACACAGACGACAAATGCTACACCGTTGACTGTATTGGGTACGAAGAACCACCTGAAGATTCGCACGGTGGTGGGTCGAGACACCCGGCACGGAATGTGTGTTGTGCGGGGACGACTGACGTGTCGCTGTGTCAAAACGACGATAGTAATACTGGCAATGTATGCACCGACCCACCGCGACCAGACCCCACCAACGCCAGCGGACAATGTCACACAATTGATTACGACACAAACAAGTGTGAGTACGCATTTTCGCAAATGATACAGAACTGTCGCAATGGCCTGTTGATTATCGAGCCGAATAATGAGCTGGTCGGGTTGGTGGACTTCTGGACATACATCACACACCCTACCGAATCCGGTGTCCGCTTGCGACTGTTGAGCAAGACCGTGAAGACACTCGTGTTGCAGGTCCACGAATTCGGTCAAGACTGCTTCACACAGCTTCCGTCACTCACCAGTCGCAATACATCCGCGACCCACCTCGACCAACTACATTTGATGCAACGGGCACTCACGTTTTTGTATAAGTATTATATGGTCATCGGACTGCAAGCACCCGCATCAGCAAGTGTGACCGACAATGCTTACGATGCGACGACAATGGGAATCGCAAAAGATACTATACCGCACGAGCATCAAGCCCAAACCAACGAACCACAAAGTAGAGCAACAAACGAACCCACGGTTGTGTATCAGTCCTACAAGTGTGTGAACATCGTCTTTCGTCGCTTGAAAGAAAACGAAAAGCTGTTCTGCTACTACGATGACAGCCACCGCTTCTACAACTTGGGTAACTTGCGATATTTTGCACAGGCAAACCAACAGGACCTTCGCAGTGTCCTGACGCCGTTGGTGCATCCGGTGATGCTCAACACCATCACTGCAATGAAATGGCACGATGTTGGATACACACACAACCCCAAAGAGAGACCCATTCATACCAAGGCCACCGCCAAAGAAAAACACGACAAACAAATCATAGATACAAAGAGTGTTATTGACCGCATCAAGATGAATGGACCGAACACGAAGAATTGGTTTGGTGGACAGTGACTCGTTTCACTCTGCGGAAGTCGTTGCTGGATGTAGGGTGAACGCCCGCCGGTAGTCGCTGCGCGGAAGACATCCGGTGTTCGCATCGGTGTGTGCAAACAGGTCTTCACTGACCGTGAAATCGCTTACGTGTTGCCGGGTGTCGACTTGTACCGGGTAGCCGGTAGATGCTTGGAAGACGGTGTTTTTCACCAGCTGTGTGGGGTGGTATGGTTCAGCAATGTCCGGAAGTGGTGGAGCTTCAGTGGTGTCTACATCAGGTGTGTACACAGGCAGTTCGCCGTGTTGTTCACTCCGTTTCCACCGGTCGAGCATATAAGACCCGTACCCTTGGGAGGCGTATGGGTCATTCTCGTAGCATTCCAAGAAGTGACAGTCGTGTTGTTCGTGTTGTTCGTGTTGTTGCTCCTGACAAGTCGAATGAAACCGGTCATGAACCTCGTCGAAGATGTCGCGAAGTGAAGGAAACGGTGTGTCGCAAGGGTCGTTCAGAGATGTATTATTGTACAATGTTCCTTTTTCGAGCGTATCCAACAAACGATCCATCTTGCCCTTACTCGTATGCTCTTGATTAAGCTGGCTCGTGGCTTCTTCATAAGCCTGTTGCACGACTTGCATATCTGCAGACGTGCCTCCGTTGTCTGGATGACACAAGAGAGCGTAAGTGTAATATGACTTCTTGAGCTCCTTGAACGTGGTGTCGTTGGTGATACCGAACAAATTCATGGTTTTTTTTTTGGAATGAAATAGATAACTGAATGGTTGTTATGGTGCGTCGGTTTTATTCATACTGCTATTATAATTCATAATATATGGTCACGTGCCTTGTTTGGAGGATACAATGATACTTAGTAGTATATTCAATAAATTGTAATATCAACGCAAACAAAACTATATAATGTCCGTATTTTAACTACCAAAATGGACCATTTGTTGCTTTCTATTTAAACACCAAACAAAAATGTTGGTGTGTACAGTAATATACGGTAAAATGCTTCAATATGCGTGTAGTAGCAAAAAAAAAAAATTCACGCTAAAAAAACAATGCACTCTCGCAAACACGTGTACTCGCAAACAACCATACTCCCTACATCGTCGAACCCACCGGTTACAATACGGTGGCTACCCAAATGCCCCGAAAAATCGGCACAAGAAGCTTGCTGGGGATATCGAATTGCGCCAGCACAGTCCGTTTGGTTTGCAATGGGACAGACAAAGCTGTTGGATGGACGCCAGCATGATGGCGATGTTCTACCCCGATGCGATGCACAACATTTTGTATCCAATGTTCGAATCCAACACGAATCGCCGTCTTGCTAACGTGCGCCAAACCATCTGCCAGACCATTGGCGAGATGCGCAGTCCCCACGGCGTGCCTCATTTGCACGGTCTGCGCTCGATGCTGACGGAATTCGCCAACACCCGTGACCAGAAGTACGCCTTTCAGGTCGAGAACCAGATGGGCTACGTTTTCTACTTCTTGCAAGAGATTCTGCGACTGTTTGGTGCCGACTGCACGCGCGCGCTCGCCCCACATCGCAATAACTACAGCAAGCTCTACGTGATGGAAATGGAATTATGTAGGAACAACTCTGTCGAACAGTGTTTGGCAAGCACGTACAAACACTGGACATTCGATGATAATATTGCGAAATATATGATCATCGAGCTGATTGATGAAGACGGAAAATACTCGGTGCGCCCTCAAGAGCGGATCGAATTCGTAGACTACGAGTGGACACTGTGCTCTATGGTGGTATTCGATTGCAGTCATTTTGTGAGCTACGTGAAGGAAGGTAACCAATGGTTTCTGTATGACGACACACGCAGTTTGTCACACCAAACACTCGACCCATATGATTTTGGTTCGTACTATAACAAAGGAGGATGTCAGTTTCAATACGGCAAACAAAACACTTTTTTCTTTTATACACGTCCATAACGTCTGCTTCAGTCTGTTTTTAAAAAGCAGTTGTGTAAAAAATAATGGTTTGTTATGGAGAACCCGCACATTTTTAACAACAGTTGCGTTGTTTTTCACCTCCCGACCACCCAGCATACAAATGAACCTCGAACACCCACCCGAATCGTCACCAACAGACCTACACACCATCGACGCACTGAAGCAACAGATTGAACAGTTCGACGCGTTGACAGACAAGCTGTTCCTGCGCATCGAAGGGCTCGAGATGCAAGTCGCTTTATTGCTGAAAGCCAAAGTGAAAGCCGACGAGGAACGCACGCAGTTCAAAATTCAATTACAAGACGCGTCTGCTACTCGCGGAGAAAAAGGATCACCCGGACCCAAAGGCTCGCCCGGACCCAAAGGCTCGCCCGGACCCAAAGGCTCGCCCGGACCCAAAGGCTCGCCCGGACCCAAAGGCGAAAAAGGCTCGACTGGTCCCCGTGGCACACAAGGCACGTCGTTCGAAAAAGGGGGATTTCTATTCGGTTGTATTGCACGGTAGTTTTGGTACATCTCCCTCTGGCTCTTCGGATTCTCCCAGTTCTTCAATGTACACTTGGTCGTAGTGTTGGTGGGGTTGTGTGTGCTGGTGAAGATGAGTGTGGTGCGGTTGCTTCTGTTTGTGAAGTATCTGATTCAAAATGCCGTCCTTCTCGTTGGCAATTTTGCGCAGGTCGTGTAATGCCAGTTGGGTGGCATCCATTTTTGTCGGTTCGGTAGCAGTCGTGTGCGAGATGTCGCCGAAGTAGGAAGATATCGCCAACACCACATCGCCACTGCACTTGTTGTACTGTTCTATCGCCTTTTCAAGCGTAATGCCACACTGCTGTTGGATGCACACAACGTCGTCGCATCGTGTGTCCGGAGTAGGTGATTGGGAAGGGGGATACATAGTGGATGCAAAGTGAAAGTGAATATAACAATAATATGAACGATTTTGCTTAAATTGTACGAAACGCGACGTGTTTATACCCATTTTTCATACTCAACATACACGAAAATGCACAAGGTCATACATTAACCACAAATTAAGTTTACGGGTGTTGTATTTTCTCGAATTTTTTTCTTGCACATATATTACCAAACTATACATATATACTTGAACTACACATACAATGGGCGGCGGACTTATGCAATTAGTGGCCTACGGGGCACAGGACATCTACCTCACTGGCAATCCTCAGATTACTTTCTTCAAGGTGATCTACAGGCGTCACACAAACTTCAGTATGGAGTCTATTGAGCAGACCTTCAACGGCACTGCGGACTTCGGCAAGAAGGTGACCTGCACCATTTCACGTAATGGTGATCTGATGTACCGCGTGTACCTTCAGGTGACTCTTCCCCAGCACACCCTCACCAAGGCAGACACCAGTTTCCGCTGGGTCAACTGGGTGGGTCACGTGCTCATCAAGAATGTGGAGGTTGAAATTGGTGGACAGCGTATGGACAAACAGTATGGTGACTGGCTCCACATCTGGAACGAGCTCACCCAGACCCCCGGACACCAAGCCGGCTACGCCAATATGGTTGGAAACGTGCCCAAGCTCACTCAGGTAGTCACCGGTCCCAACGGCAGTGTTCCTGCCACTACCCTCTTCATTCCCCTCCAGTTCTGGTTCTGTCGCAACCCCGGTCTCGCACTGCCTCTTATTGCGCTTCAGTACCACGAAGTGAAGATTAACCTCGAGTTCCGCGAAGCCAAAGACTGCTACTGGGCAGCTTGCGGTGGCGAGCAGAATCTGGACTGTTGCCTGCACCTCGACGCCGCTTCCCTCTACGTCGACTACATCTACCTCGACACCGACGAGCGCCGTCGCTTCGCACAGGTATCCCACGAGTATCTCATCGAGCAGGTGCAGTTCACCGGCAAGGAGTCCCTCAACTCTCAGTGCAACAAGGTCAAGCTCAACTTCAACCACCCTTGCAAGGAAATCATCTGGGTCGCTCAGCCCGAAGACAACGTCGGCTTTGCTTCTGCCAAGTATGGCGGACCCCAGTGGTTCAACTACACCGACAGACTCGATTCCACTTACTACACCGGCACCCCATCTGACCCTCTCGGTGGCGGTATGGGTGGTGCGAACGCAGCCGCAATGTGGAACGCCGGTGCCCTTCCCCTGTTTGGTAAGACTGTTGACGGTTCCTTCTACGAAGCCGGTAGCGATGGTGACGATAGCAGCGGCAAGGGCTCCGCCCGCGGTGGTGTCGGTGAAAACGATGTTTCCGCCAACGCGGCCTTCACTGACGGTTCGGGTAGCACCTTCAACAACATTGTCAACCCGTGGCAGACCGCTTCTCCCCTCTTCGATCAGGGCGAGAACTGCACCTTCTCCGCCAAGCTCCAGCTCAACGGTCACGACCGCTTCTCCGAACGCGAAGGTCGCTACTTCAACCTCGTGCAACCTTACCAGCACCACACCAACGTTCCTGCCACTGGTATCAATGTGTACTCTTTCGGCCTGAAACCCGAAGAACACCAGCCCTCTGGTACTTGCAATATGTCTCGTATCGACAACGCCACCCTCCAGCTTCATCTCACTCAGGATGCCGTGCAGAAAAATGGTGTAAGTCGCTCTTGTGACGTATACGTATACGCTACCAACTACAATGTCCTCCGCATTATGTCTGGTATGGGTGGTCTTGCTTACTCCAACTAATAAAATTAAGTGCTACTCTCGCCAATAATATCGAATAAATGTTTATTAACACGTTTTTATACAATAATTTAAAAAAGTCTTTTATTCTCGTGTATGTCCAATTTCTCACTCTATATGGTGAATAAATATGCCCATCAACAACACATAGCTACATCTATATCACGTAGGTCTGTTCGTATTCCAAGAGAAACGTCATCATCAAAACACACACACACACACACACTCCATCGTTCCTCCCCCTTCGCTGTCCACAATCTCATTATTCTCGTCATCTGTAATCATACCCAAAAAGTTGACATCGTTTGCTGGTACCTCTTCCTGCGGATGTTGCTATATCTGTCAAGGAATGGGACAGTGGTAGTAGAAAATACCAGATTATCAAAAAACCAAAAATGAATACAATAAATAAACTTATCTCCACCACCCGATTACCCCCCCCCCCGCTCCGTCGTTTCATCATTCCTCATCGCTGTCCACAATCTCATCATTCTCGTCGTCTTCATTCACAGTCGTCTCATCTGAATTAATTACCACATCCTCCGTAATAGATACAGGTGTCGCCTGACGAAAAGAATAGTTTGTTGGCACCGCCTGTGAAGTGCTCTCATACTCAATCATCTTCAAGTTCCACGTTGTGCCAAACTTGCCACCTGCAAACCACAAACTGCTGCATTCAATGATAGCGCGACCATTCACACGACCGCTCAAGTGCTCACTCAAATCACCCTCAACAAATTTACCAGTATCCTTGCAAATGGCCTGACACTTCCATTCGCCCTCCCAACACGGCGCCTTGACCTTGATGGTGGGAGGATACATATCCGTCAACTCTCCGGTGATTTTATCCTTTGCAAACTTCACAATCGGTGTAAAAAGAGCCTCTGCAACATCCTTCGACATCTTCTGCTTCTTGTGCCAATCCGTCGCATACTTGCATGAATCTTCCAAAATCTTGTCTTGCAATTTAACAAGTAAATCGTATAACTCTTGCACTTGTGGGGATTCGCCTCGGTAACCATTCAAGTTGAAGTCCATTGTGTATTTTGGGGGCGCACCTTCATCGCGATACTCCAGGGGTGGTTGGCGAATACCAAAACTGGATGTCAACCAAGGAGTTTCAATGACCAATTTTCCATACCCATTGTAGTTGATGTAACAAGTCCGGGCTGGACCATTGCCCATCTGCTTCGGCTCACTGTACGTAATCTTGGACAAATCAATCTCATTGGCGTAGTACACACCAGTGTCGTTGGAAGTCGTCTTGGTAGTTGAACTCATCTTTTGCTTTGCGGGTGGTGTTTGTTTTGAATCTGATTGAGTAAATGAAATAATGTGCTTATATGAGAATGGGTGGACGCCACCCACAAAAAAATTTAATAATTAAATTACGAATTCATTTTATTAATATTAATATTGTCAGCGTGCACGAGTGCTGGTGCGTCGGTTGGGCGGACGTGTGTGTATATTACAAATATATCCTTTTACGCACTCGCTTCCACCTTGGCCTCCGGCTGCCCACCGTCTGTGTTGGTAGCCTGTACAGTGGCGGTTTCATCATTCGTGCTGTCAGCAACAACAGTATCCACCGCATCATTGGTCTCCGTGTTTTCTTCGGTACCCACCTCTTCTTCGTCATCCTCATCCACCTCATCGCCAAACACGCACTCCATCTGCATCGCCGTAATCTTCTCCATCGCATCATTGTACCGCTCATTGACATCCTCCTGTTTGGCCATAATCTGGGTGACCTCGTTTTCCACATCGGTCTTCAGTGCTTCCAACTGGCGCAGAGTTTCAGTATATTCTTCCATCTTCTGCTGCTTTTCCAGAATCTTCTCTCGTTGCTCGCGGTGAGTCGCATTGTGCAACACCATATCGAACATGTTGTAATCTTCCTTGGCCACATAGCTGTGCACCGCCACCAGCTTGAGCTCCGGATTGAAGGTCGTGGGACAAAAGCGAATGCTACCGACGTGCACCTCGTACACCACTTCGCGTCCGGCCAGTGTATCAAGCGTATTAATCTCAGATATGGTGGCCGATTCGGGGTTCTTCTGCGTAGACGTGTGCAACTCCACGCGTGGTTCGCCTGTGTGGTACCCGGTCTTCAAACGCAGAAACGGATTCGGCTTGCTCTTTTGATATTCGATGAACGATTTGCAATAATCTTCAATAATCTCACGCGGTGCTTTCCGGTCAAACCACTCGGCAGTGTCGTGCTGGTTATATACAGTGTTAAGCACGTGTTCGTCCAATTGCTCAAACACCTTCACACAGTCATCGTCCACCAAGGTGACATCCACCCACGCGCGGTTCTTCGCGTCGTGTATTGTCTCGGTGGCGGAGGTGTGAATCTTTATTACGAACGGGTTGCCCTCCGCGTCGGTCACCTTTGAACATGCCACCTTGTCGACGTTGTTGATGACCGGATTGGCAATGGTGAGGTCTTCGATTGGGGCAGAGAATTCGAGTTTCATTGGGTGAATAATGTATTGAAACGGTTAAAATACGAATATAGTTAGTTTCAGGTGGTGAGATTTATGTTTGGTTATTAGACGCATTTTTTTGTGTATTTAACACACGTGTATGGATTTGAGCGAAGAGTATTATTCGAGATTTAGAAAAGAATCAAGAGTATGTGTTCACCCATCACACACACTATTTGTACAAATTCGTCTCCGGTTGCAGTTCCGTCGCTTCGAAATGCTCTTCCACTTCCTCAAACATCGACAGCACATCCTCGCGGTTGATAAACTCAAGCTTATTGACCAGTATACTCCACACGTTGTAGAACGGTGAGTTGCCTATGAAGTTGTATCCCAACCAGTACCAGATGGGCGTCTTCGGTGAATCGTTTCCCTTCAGAGTGAACTCGACCCGGTTGGGCACTACAGGCACGTCCTTCCGCAGCGCAATTTTGATTTGCTTGTCCGGAAAGCACCAGATGTAGTACTGTGCGTGAACGAACGTGGGGGCAATGAGGTTCCCCCGCAGTTTCAAATTCCAAAGCCCATGTGGGTCGCACTCGAAGACACCGATGAGGCTCTCTCTCGACGTCATCAGCACGTTCGGCGCCTGCCACTTGCACTGGAGAACCGTGTTCGCGTAATGGTCTACCACCGGCATCTTGTCACCCGCGAACACACCCTTCCACAATGCTAACCACTCATCCAGCTCCTTCTGGATAGTCGGCCAGTCGAAGAGGATGTGCATCTGGGTGAGCGACCGACGCACGATGCGCTGTTGCTTCAGTGCACTCGCCACCTTCAGCATGTCCCATTCGTACATCAACGGGTCGTGGCCCACAATCACGTCGCGGGCCAGCATGAAGTGCAGTGAGTGCACCGACAGAACGGCCTTGCCTTGCACCCGCAACACCACATATACATATTTGGACTGCTTCAAATGGAATGCCACGGAGTACTCTGGATAGTGACGCACATCATACATCAGTGAAGGTGTGCACGGATTGTCAATAAAAATGAGCACCTCGCACCGTTGCAACTGACTCATCTGGCTACACCCCATCCGCCAGCTAATACTGTACCTGTCTGTACGCAAAAACGTCGATGCCACCCACTCCTGCACAGGCGCGTCGCGGTTGACAAAGGTCTTGCGTGGACGTATCAATGAACAGTTGGTGTGATGAGCGATGGAGTAGAGATTGTTGGCGGATTGTAGTTTGGTGCGCAAGTCGATCATTCGGTGTTCCTGCCTGCTGATGAATGTATTGTACTATACAATGCCGTTATTGTTATTGAGCAGAGGTATTTACACACATCGAACAAAAAAAAAGAGAAATAGGGTTGGTGTAAAATGATTTTGTGTAGCTCTGTGCAACCGTTACACGTTTTGTTTTGAGCGGTTGGAGGTGATGACCGGTACCCTTTCCCTTTCCTTATGTTGTCCTGATGGAACAGAGCACATTGTGGAAGTGATGGCTCAACCAAACATCCCCGTCGACTTGGATGAGATTTATCTTGCCATCGAACGGACTTACGGTTGGGAACCAGAAGAATTCCACATTGTCCAACAGGACAAAATAAAACAGTTGACGTTGGAGAAGACGGTGAAGTTAGATATCATCCACGGGCCAAACCCATACTTTTGTGACGGTAAAAAATACAGCAAGATGTCGAACGTTGTGTCAACAGGCAGACAGGCCGTTCACTTGGTCCCACCATTGAACTACACCCAACATACTGCCTACGCATTCACAGTGGACGGGGAAGGCTTTTTTGAACTGTTAATTGGCGGTTTAAAGGTTGTATTTCGTACAAAAGGTTTTCTGAAATATTACCCCGCTCCTGACATCTATTCTTGTTACACTAAAGCATGTGACAGCATATGTTGTACTATTGAACTCAATAGTACCATCATCGTGTCGACTTTTGACCATGGAGTTATGATTAGTGTTCAACCGCCAGAATGCAAACCCGTTCCAGTTTGTTACTTGACACGCAAACACCCTTATGGGAAAAGTAAGTCGGGCGGACAGTCGGAAGTCATTTTGGAGCAAGCGTCGATACCGACTGCGATTTTTATCCCTAACAGAGTAAGAGAATCCCTTAATCTAATTGTGTGTGAAGACCTCGACACGACGCAATTTCCCGGTCCCTTCACCTGTAACACTCGCTTAATGAAGGTACACCTACACCAAACACCACTGCGCGTACAGAAGACAAAAGACGGTCTTTTGGTCTGTGAGGAAAGTGATCATTTGGTCAGTGAGGTGTGGGATACAGACGCCACCCACAATACAAGCTGTGCATCTCTTAAAGATGGTTATGAGATACTATTCATTGACGGAATTTTCTGTGGCAGACATGAATTGAGAGATATTCAAAATTATATACTCCACGTCTATAAACAGCACCCATTCTGGTTGGTGGTAAGGCAAACAGCTGGGGAACCCGCTCACAAGAAACGCAAGAAGGATTGAGACCCACCGCGACTGAGCAATGTACAGCGTCGGGGGAACGGAAGATGCGTTATTTTTTGTTGTAAAAAGAATGAATATATATAATAAAAATAATAATGATGATAATGAATTGCGGTCCAGCCACATCCACATAATCGTAATTTTCACCCGTTCTAAAAAAGCACTTTCTCAAAAAACCTCCAAGCAAGACACGCCAGCCACCTACAATGTCGTCTTTTACCCAGTCAAATGCATCACAAGATCCATCTGTGTCCACCGCACTAACACCCTCACCCACGGCACTCAATATTGCTCTTCAGCACGACGTGGAGCAGAGTGTCGATGCCCAGTTGGGTGTCCAATCGAATGACCCCACGTGGAACACCTTTGATGATCAGCTCGCCAAGTATAATTTGAAGAGCAAAGAAACGGGTGCGGAAGGCAATTGCCAGTATTGTGTGGTGGCGGACGTGTTGAAACGGAATGGCATTGAGAAAGACTTTGCCACGGTTCGTCAAGAGGTTGCTGTGGAACTCGAGACCCATCCTGAACGGTACACAAAGTTTGTGGCCACGGAAGAAGGCCAAGACGCCACTGCATCGTACAAAGCCTTCGTGGACCGCACCAATACGGACGGCGAATGGGGCGACCACGTGACACTGCAAGCCGCTTGCAATGTGTATGGGCTGTCGCTCTTGATGTTCTGCTCAGACAATGGTATCGTCGATGTCGTACCGACGACTACGAAGACGATTCACGGCAACATTGCGTATTTGAATGGCGTGCACTACCGTGGGACGGAAGCACTGGATGCCGATAAGAAAGTGCTGCAGCCGAAAGAGACCATATCGTGGGAAGCGTTCTTGAAGGTTGCTTTGGGTCTTGGGGGGAAGCGTGTGCTGTGGGTGGCCGATGAAGCGGATGACAAAACCATTTCCAGCACAACTGCTGCACTGCTGAAGTTCCTGAAGTACTTTCACAACCAGCTACGCAAGCAGTCGCTGACGGGACCCAATGCCCTCCACGACGTCACACACCTCCTCGGCGGTTTCCTAATGGGGAAGAACACCCACTTCAGGCAACGTGTACAAGATAGTATTGACGCTGTTTGTCAAGCCCGCGAAGCCAAAGGCAAGGACAGTCAAAAGATGCGCGTCGAATACAACAAGTTCCGCGACAAACTCTTCGATTTCAGCAAACTTCTCCTCGCCGATGACATCATTGCCGAGTGGGACGCCATTGTGCACAAGTTCATGCACCCATTAGAGCCCGATGTGTACAAAAAACAAGAGAAGCTTCAGTGTGACGACCCCAACACGCTTCGTGACATCATCCAAAAGATGGTCGATACCTTGGAAAAAGTCAACTTTGAGCACAACATTGGTGACCACCTCGGCGTGCTGTACGAGCATTTCACCAACACCTATATGCGCACCAGCAAGGACTTTGGGCAGTACTTCACTCCCCACAAGCTGGTGCGTGCGATTGTCGCCTTGCTACCGAAGAACATGCAACTGCCAGACGACGTGTCGGTGTACGACCCCAGTATGGGCACCGGTTGCTTTCTGACATCGTTCGCCAGCACGCTCCAACAGACTCACCCCAACAAGACCGTACACATCCAAGGTCGCGAAATACAGAAGCTTACCTACTCGCTCGCACGGATGGCGCTGTCGCTGTGTTGCAAAGACACACCAACCACCACCCAGTGTATGAACACGCTCATCAGTATGGAATGGGACAAGCAACACGATGTCGTCCTGTCCAACCCACCGTTTGCACTGAAGAGCAAGTATGGACCACGCAAAAAAAGTGGCATCATCAACTTTCACACAGACGAGTCTTCGCGTATGCTCGACTACTGCAAGGAGTTCTACGACAAGACCAACATCGAAGAGAAGTACGCGAATGTCGACAATCCCAAGAACAAGCCTACCAAGCAACTGTGTGTGGAAGACGGCGAACAGGAGTTCTACGAAAAGTATCAGTTCAACTGCTCCCAAGACGCCACACTCGGTATGTTCGTCACGCACTGTGTGAAGAAGACCAAGGTGGGAGGCTACGGCGCGATTGTTGTACCTGTGGGCACACGTCTGTGTTCGGGAACAGAGAAGGGTGCACTGGCGCTTCGCAAGTGGATGGTGGACGAGACGGACGTGTTTCAGATTATGGAAGTGCCCAAAGGGGTGTTCGAAACGGCGGGTGTGAGCACGGTCGTCCTCTTCTACAAGCGTGGCACACCCACCAAAGAAACCCGCTTCATCCACATCAACCCCGAATGCACACGCGCCGAAGAGCTGTTCACCGTGTCGCGCGCCGATATGGACGAACAGCACTGGCAGTTTGAAGCGGGGGTGTACCGCGAAGAAGAGGAGAGCGAGGTGCACTATGGAATTCCTATGGTGGCTTTGGGGGAGGTATGCACGTTCAAGAATGGTTCTAATATCACAAAGAAAGACTTAGTCGAAGGCGATGTTCCTGTCATTGGAGGTGGAAAGTCGCCGATGGGAGAACATAACAAAAGCAATGTTCCGTCAGGTTCCCTGATTTTAAGTAAAGATGGTGCTTACGCTGGATATGTGTCTTGGTTTGATGAAGATGTTTTTGCCACAGGACATGCGATTATCGTAGAGGCAGAGAAAAATGTCCACAAAAAATATCTATACTACGCTCTTCAATGCTTGCAGAATGAACTCTACAAACTTCAGAGAGGATGTGCACAGCCAGGCATTCGTCGTGAGGAACTGGCAAAATACAAAATCCCCCTCCCCCCCCTCCACATCCAAACCCAAATCGTCAACGACATCACCCCCCTCGACGCCCTCCGCACCCACCTCCAAACCGTCATCGACACCCACAAGCACCGACAGAAGATGTACTTGCGGAGTATGTTGCGGTTGCATGGGGGGAGCTGTGGGAAGGTGGGGTTGGGGGAGGTTTGTACGTTCAAGAAAGGTTCTAATATCACAAAGAAAGACTTAGTCGAAGGCAATGTTCCTGTCATTGGAGGTGGAAAGTCGCCGATGGGAGAACATAACAAAAGCAATGTTCCGTCAGGTTCCCTGATTTTAAGTAAAGATGGTGCTTACGCTGGATATGTGTCTTGGTTTGACGAAGATGTTTTTGCCACAGGACATGCGATTATCGTAGAGGCCGAGAAAAATGTCCACAAAAAATATCTATACTACGCTCTTCAATGCTTGCAGAATGAACTCTACAAACTTCAGAGAGGATGTGCACAGCCAGGCATTCGTCGTGAGGAACTGGCAAAATTCAAAATCCCCCTCCCCCCTCTCCACCTCCAAACCCAATGGGCCACCTACCTCCAAACCATCCAAACCTCCATCGACGACTGCACCCAAGCACTGGCCAACCTCGAACAGGAGCGCAACGACATTCTGCAATCGTACTTGATGGCACCACCTGAGCCGAGTACGGAGATAGTCGTGTTTGATGAAGCGCATCACTTGGTGGGCGAGGTGACCGCTGATGGTGAGGATTGTATTGCACCGGTAGTTGACGACGGAACCACTTGCAATGTCACGGCTACCGATACCACCGCCACAACCGATACCACCGCCACAACCGATACAACAGCCACAACCGATACCACCGCCACAACCGATACCACCGCCACAACCGATACAACAGCCACAGCCGAAGAAAGCACTCCGGCACCTCAGCAAGAGCAAACCCAACAGCAAACCACGTCCTTCACACCCACCACACCCGAAGAGAAGAAAGCCCACGCCTACCTGACCAAGCACAACCTCACGCACATTGTCGACTGGCACACGCGCACGATTCAAGGCGTGGCCTTCGGTGCGCTCCAAGGCATCACGGACTTTCGCAAGGGTGACGGGCGCGTGTTCCGCCAGAAGCTGAAGGCAGTGGATGCGAAGAAGCTGAAGCGGGTGGTGGAGTTGGTGGGGAAGTGTGTTTGAGGGTGGATGTTGATGGGGAAGTGTGTTTGAGGGTGGATGTTGATGGGGAAGTGTGTTTGAGGGTGGATGTTGATGGGGAAGTGTTGCTTTACGGATGTATAAAAAATACATAGTATGATGAAAATCTGCAATGACTCACGCATTTGTACTTGTATTACCAATCCAGAACTACTCAGTTGATGTTTCGGTTGCTTGAGTTCGTCTACTTTCTTGATTTTTTCGAACGTGTGGCACGTGTCGTGCGGTTTTCCACCGGACGTTTAAGGTCATTGGTATGTCTGTCCACCGGTTGTGGTGGTGGCATCATTTGGTTGTCGGGAAATACCTCAGGGAAGTGCCATTTGACACACACGTATTCCAGTGTCTCCCGAATAAGCGGTGGGTTCGCCGAGTAATTGCACCAACCTCCTCCCCAAAAATGCACACGAAGTTGATGAAATAGGCTAAGGTGTGGGATAAACTTGTTGTATCGTTTTTGCAATTGATTAATATCTCCACATTGCCCCAGCATATTCCAAACGAGTTGAGCAGCAGACGAATAATCCACGAATGGTCGCAAAATATCGCTCACAACTCGTTGGCCGAGGAGATAAGGGGTCATCACCTTGGATATAAATCCGTTGTACAACCGGACGATAAACGAATGCAGTATCTGGTTTCGTTCGTCAATGGTCACGATTCCATCTTCGCAACACTTTTTCAAGAACCCAATGACTTCGGAAGACAGTTCCGAAACATTACCTTTTGGATTGCTCCCACATACTTGCAAAATGGTCTCGTTATTCTCGAACAGTGCCTTTACTGCTTCGTTGCGTTCGTAGTTGGCATCTACATACGGAATTTTCGTGTCAATCAGTGTCATAACATTTTTGTAATCAGCAGAAGCACTTTCTACAATCTTCTTGTAGTATGAAAGCAGTTTCTTACACACCGTGTCAATCAACAATGACAAATCAAGAGCATCACAACCACCGAGGTTATAAATATCATCAACTCTTTTCGAAAGATCACGTAGGCAAGACAAACATTCGTACAGCTCACCTTCGATTCGTTGGATTGTTTCTGGGATGGGTGTGGGGGTGATTACAAAGCTCTCGATAGCAGTCAAATCGTGGTTCATTTGGGTTAAAAGTTTTGCCCACAAGGAAGGAAGACACGCTTGAAAAGTGGCTTGTATTTCAGCCACACTGCTGACTTCTCCCGCATACGCTTCACCACCAAAATCTGAAAGTAATTCAGCGTGTTTCTTACATATTTTGAATATATGTGGGAAGAATAAACGAGACGCACGTCGTTTTCTGTCCGATGAGCTGTCTTCGCTGTCCGAATCAATATAGGAGTCCCTTGCAGAACACAAATGATCATACAGTAATTTTGGATCAACCTGTGATGTTTCGTTTTTCAAACACAGCTTCAAAATATTCAACCGGTAATATTCTTGCTGTCGTGGTGTCAAATGTTCGGAAAGTGCAGCTTGAAAAAGGGTGTATCCAGATTCCAGCAGAGATTTGTTGATGTTCTCAGTGGTAAGTGTGTCTTTCAGCTTCTCTCTCTTCTCGGCTTCTTTCAGGTGATTCCATTGTTTTTTACCACATTCAGCCACGCCCAGTTTGTCCAAGTATTTGTCATCAAGACCATCGGTGGTTGGTTTCCCAGCAGCAAGGTTTCGTTTGCACGTGTTGTAGATGAAGCCGTCTTCGGCACTGATGCGCACTAACTCAAAGCTCAAGTCGGGGAACACCTCTTCCACAATGTTTTCCACTTTTTCTGACAACTGATCGAACAATTGTGTGTATTCGTCTTCAACAAACTTGAGTGTCTTACTCTCCTCACAGTAAATCATTTCGTCACACTTGTTTGCGATGATGTAAAGTTTCTGTACAATCCCAGTTTCTTCGTTCGTTTTCTTCGCGAGCTCAACGGCCTTTCGCAAGATGTCCATTTCGTCACTGGTGTTCATCGCTCCGTTGATGTCGAAAACCAACATAATCATACTAAGACGCGAGAAGATGTTTTCCAAGTGTTCGAAATACACAGCTTTTGTACTTGAATCATTGAGACCAGGAATGTCGACCCATTGAATCTTTGTGTTGTCTCTGTTAATCTTAATTAAATCGGAAGGGTGTACCTTCACGATGTTGCTGTCGAACGACTGTTTCAATTCGGCTTTCAAAGTTTCATTATTGTCATTTCCGTTGGCATACAAGTGTTTGTCTCTGGCGTCGATCGTCGCAAGCTGCTTTTTGAAATCATCATCATTGATGAAATCACCCGCCTCTGCCTCTTTAAAGACGGTAGTACTCATAGTTGCACGTCGTCTGGAAACAGTACCAGCCACTGTACCGAGAATCATACTCATTAAGGAAGTTTTTCCAGAGCTCACCGGTCCCATAACTCCCACAGACACATATGGAAATGAAGAAACCAATGAAGAAAATGAAACCATTGTTAGACAAGGATAGACGTTCTTGGTGTATGTAGTACGCAATTCGTGTGAGCGATTTACACATAATGAATATGCAAATGCAAATCATTTTTTGATTGCACAATTTTCTTAGCATTGTTATGATACGTGGTCGCGAACAAAATGAGCGGATGTATAAAAAAGGCAGTATGCAATTCGACGTCGTCGTTTTCACTCGCTTTGCAATTCGGAACGAAATCAAACGAAATGAAAGTGTCGATGGTCTGGCTGTGTTATTTTATTTTTGGTTTCTTATTAGGTGGTTTCGTCGATGGAACTCGTTTGTTTATCGTGTGAGTATTTTACGATTCGTGTTTGTTTTTTTTGCAAGGCGATGATGCTTTTAACAAAATGTAACAGAACACGAAATACCATTCCATTTTTTTGGAATACACGCAAAAAAACAGGCGCTGTATATTACTTCGTTTTTGCAAATAAAACGTACACTGCACGATATAGACATAGGCCGAAGTGCCCGTCACCGAATATACACGCACAGTGGTATCACACCACCCCATCCACCACATACTCCACAGGTGCCTCGCCCTCGTCGCGCAAATAGTATCGGTCGCACAGGCCCATCGGCACACGCCCATCCATCTCGTGGTAGAGGTCGCTCACACGCACCAGTGTCTGGTAGGCGGATGGTTCGATGCCATTCTCTTCGCACAGTTGCACAAACTCGTCTTCATCCAGACGTTCCACCCCGCGACGGCAGTCTTCGGCTGTGGCATAGTACGATTCGCTCTGTGCGTCGACCATCTGCCACGCGAACTCCGCGGGCTTGAACAGGCTCGTCGGTGACTGCTCGGGCAGTTCGGTCGTCGCACCGTTGCACCGCATCTTCGCACACAGCGTGTTGTAGGTGTCTTCGTTGTACACTGGGTTTTCATACTTTTGGCTGAGCTCGCCCACACGTCGCACAAGATGGTCCACCGTCCACTGCACCATATCCCCACGGTTGATAAACTTGTACACCATATTCTTGACCATCTCGTTCAGCTCGTTGTTCTGTAGGGCTTGTGCGTCCCGCCTGTTTTGGTATGCATCGTGGTCTCTGGTGTCTTCGGTTGGTGTCATTTGTGCGGATTGTAGTGGATTGGCTTCCTTCACTTCAATGCGCGTGGCAAGTTCGGCATCTTGCTGACTGATGTTCTGCAAGACTTTCTGTACGGTGTCAAAGTTCATCCGCTGGCACATCGCCTTCTGCACCTTCTGCTCACCTTCGTCCAAGTAGGCACGGTCTGCACCCATAAAGGCATTCGCACCCTCTTGCTTGTCGAAGTCTTCGGGAAGCAACACGGGAATAACGATGCTGGCCACTTTCCGTGTGTTGTTGTCATCCAAACGGTTGGCACGGAACCCCGACTGGATAATACGTGTGTAGGATTCCATCGGCTCACCAAATACAACCCCGTCCAAGTGTGGCATGTTCACACCTTCGCCGTATATCTGCACACAACAAATGACGCCACAGTGGGCATCTTTGAATTCGTTCTCTTTGGTTTTTTGTTCGGAAGCCGTTGTTGCGTATTTGGAAGTGGTCGACGCGTGCAACGAGCAGATGTAGACTTCATCGTGGTGTACATCGTTCGGGTTGTTCTTTCGTATAATGTCTACGAATTGGGTGATGTAATCACAAGCCAAGTCGGCGTGTGCCGTTTTGTTCGCATACAGCAACAGCTTCTTATTGGTTCCACGTAGCAACAAATCTGCGGCAATGTATGAAGCATAGGCCAAGCATAGGTTCTTTTCGACGTGGTCGGTGGCAAAATCAGTGGTGCACAGCTGATCCATCCATTGCACCACCGTATGAAGCCGTTTCTGAATCATACAGACACGGTAGTCGGTAATTTTGTGGTTTTTAATCGCCCAGTCCAGTGGTTTGGTGTCCAGCACTTCGCCAAACTGGTCCATATTGTCCATCGAATAGACGGCTTGATGCTCGGGCAAATTATCGGAGGTGAAGCACTTCGGTGTGGCGGTCATCGACAGCTTGCATTTGTGGGGTATCTGGTGGGTCTGCAAAAAGGGTCGCAAATTCTCGCGTTCGGTGACGCCTGCCAGGTGGTGTGCTTCGTCACACACCAGCACATCAAAACAGAAGTCTTGCAGTTCTCGGGTCGCTTCAACCAGTTTGTGTGCCGAGTGGTACGTCGTGATGATGACCACGGGTTTATCGCAAGTTGCTCTCTGGCATTCGTGCTGACAAAAATGCCGTATTCGGGCAATGTCGGTCGTAATGCGCGTTGGGTCAATGCTGGTGCCGTCGTCGTTATTGGGGTCCGCGTCTGCACTCCCAATGAGCAGTAGTGGCAATTCATTGATGTTTGGGTACCATAGCCGAAACATCATTTGAATATCCGGAATCCACTGGGAGACGAGTTTCAGCGACGGTACAGCGATTACGCACGTCTTCGCTTGTTTGTTGACCGCCAGTTTGTGCCAGAACAGTAACGCAAACCAAGTCTTCCCCATTCCACACATCCACCGCAACTGCATTGTGCACACCGTCAAACAGCTCAAAAACCATTCGTATGCCTTTTCGACGATGGAATGTTGTTCGGGTGTCGGTGGGCGCTGGACCAAAGGGTGTGCGTAGTGAAGGAATTGCGCGTCGTCAGTGTCTTGTGGATTCGCGGTGTCCATCGCCTGCACATTCGTTTTCCATCTTCGGAACAGCGACTCCTTTCGCAGTTGACGTTTGCGTGTTTTTTGCTTTTGTATGTTGCACAGTCGGTGGGTTTGGAAGTTGTACGCTTGTATCATCTCGGGTTGAAGTTCTTCGGGGAGCATCTCGTCGCTTACGATTGTTGTGGCGATGTCTCGTGCACGCTCAATGCACTCGTCTAACGGCAGGTTGAACCGCCACTCTGTACCCATAAGTGTATCGCGATGTTCGTAGGTGTCTTCTAAAAGCGTCTGTTCGAACATTTGCTGTATCCATTCGATTTCATCTTTTTCGGGTGTTCGGTATGCGATGTCATTTTTGTTTTTGGCGACGGTCGTATCACGGAAACGGAATAAGAGGGCGTAGGCGTAGCGTTTGGCGTTGGGACTTGCAAAGTCGTAATCCCACAGGCGTCGGTTGATGTCACGCGTCCATCCGATTTTTAAACTGTTCGGTTGACAATCGCACTCGATGATGTATATGCCCGCTTGGCAGTCGTCTGGAAAAATTAGCTCTCCTCCAGGACAGACGGTAATGTCGTGGTCGTCTTCGTGTTGCTCCGTTTGCATTCCTTCGGTATCAAAAAAAAAAAAGATACAAGAAGACGAACGGTTCCGCGGGTTCAGGCTTGCTGACAATAAAAGAAACGGCTTCTTTATAGGGCTTTTAGCAATATTGCGATTGTTGAACCATAAATCGCAAATAGCAAATAGCAATTAATAAATAATAAATAATAAATATTAAATAATGACAAACAATTGCTACGTTGATCAGTGATTTACAGTCATAATCCGAAAACCACTTCTACTTCAAGCCAACAAAAACAAACACCTTTAATCTTTCTTCTCGTGAAACACGAATATGCTTTCTCATTCCCAGTCTCAGTCACACACGTCTGACCCTCATTCTACTACTCCTACCACGTCGACTGACATTGGGTCGCCGATACCTTCTTTGTCGGTGCTTCAACAAGAAGTCGAAGCCACCGTCCAGCAACTGGTTGACGGAAATGTACAAAACAAAGTGGCGACCAACAAGACATTGTGGACAATCGCTGACAACACGGAAATGAACAGTGAGTACGTAGATGAAAAGAAAAAAATCGAATCGGTCATCAAACAATGTCACAACTTGCTCTACGACGCGTGTTCGATTGTGGGTACCAAAGCACAGAACGATATCATGCGCCTGCTGTGTCTCCGCATTTTGAAAGCACAGTTCAATGACGATACCAGTGAGCTTTGGGCATCGTGTGTAGCCGTCAAGGCAGACCAGAACCTGAGCGACACGAAGTTCAACAAGTATATGAAGTACTGCAAGGACATGAAGACGCTCACCCACCCCGACTTGGACTTCTTCAAAGAGTGGCGCTTCCTGGTGCGTGATTTGCTCAAGTATGCCTTGCCCAGTGTGTACGGCGAAGAAGACGAGCGCTTCAATTGCGACAACTACACGGTGTGCATCAAGATGATTGAGAAGATGGAAAATGACATTCCTTCATCGAAAGCATTCAGTGATGCATTCTCCACGACGTGTGGCGACATTCACGAGATGTTTCGCGCGTACGGCGGAGGCAAGGCGGCCAAGGAGCTGGGACAGTTCTTCACCACCCGCGAGCTGATTCACGCGACGTTCCACGGTCTGGACCTACCCGAGCTCTTGAAGCACAACCACAAGGTGTCGGTCTACGACCCGTGTATGGGCACCGGTGGCTTCCTGACGCGTATGTTCAATCTGTTCGAAGTTGACCCTGACAACATCTACGGTTGCGAGACGGAATCCGACACCATCAAGTTTGGGCAGATGAGTTTGGTGCTGACGACGGGCAAGGTCGGCAACAACATTGTCAAGTGCAACAGTATCAGCGAGAATCCGTTGCTCGTGGGTACCAAGAAGATGGATGCGATTGTGACCAACCCACCGTTTGGCACGAAGATGAAGTATGCGGACCTCAAGAAGACATTCGAAGAGACCTTCCCTGATACGTCGGTCAAGTTCAAGGACATCTACCCCATCAACACGAGCAACGGCGCGTGTCTGTTCATCCAGCACTGTGTGTACATGCTGGCACACGGTGGTATGTGCGCGCTGGTCCTTCCTGACGGCGAGCTCTTCGACAGCCACTCCAAGTGGTCGGCCAAGTTCCGCAAGTGGTGGTGCGAGAACGTCAACATCCGCACGATTCTCAAGGTGCCAGCAGGCGTGTTCAAGCACGCGGGCGTGCGCACAAACGTCGTGGTGTTCACCAAAGACGGACCCACCACGAGCATTGACTACAAGGAGCTGACCGACAAGACGTGTACCAGCATCAACGAGCTGTTTTCCGTAGACGTCGCCGACATTGTGCAGATGGGATACAATTTGGACTACAAGACGTACTTGAAGGAGGAGGGGAATGTGTATGATGTGCCTATGGTGGCTTTGGGGGACGTTTGCACATTGGAGAAAGGTAAGACACTGAAGAAGTCTGACTTTGAAACAAGTGGCTCGATTCCTGTCATTGGAGGTGGAAGACAACCAACAGGCACACACAATGAATCGAATCGGCCGCCCAATACCATTTTGTTATCTTCCTCAGGAAGCTACGCAGGCTATGTCAGTCGGTACACAACACCCGTTTGGGCAAGTGATTGTTTCAGTATCCGACCCACAAACGAGACACTGAATGAAGACTATCTCTATCACGTTCTTCGACAAAATCAGCAACGTATTTACGACCTTCGTCCACCAAGTGCTGGTCAACCACATCTGTATGCAAAGAACTTGGAACCCTACAAAATCCCCCTCCCCCCCCTCCAAACCCAACACCAAATCGTCCAAGAGCTCGAAACCATCGAAACCAGCATCCAAACCCTCTGCACCCGCGTGGGCCAGTTGAAGCGCGAGAAGGAGCTGTTTCACAAGTATGGGCGGAAGGGGGAGCTGACGGGGCTTTGGGAGGGGTGTGAGTGGAGGAAACTGGGGGAGGTTTGCACATTGGAGAAAGGTACACAACAGAGCAGTAAGGTTGTGGAAGACCCCGATGGTGAGGCACGGATGATTACGCTGTCACCATTCATTGGAAAATACAAAAAAATCAAGGCGTTTCAAGTCAATGATAAATGTCTATTTGTTGGGAATATTGACGCTGGAAGTCGTTCAAACCCACTATTTCGTGTAAATTACTTTGAAGGGAAATGCGACTGGATTAACATCGTTTCGCGATGCAACGTCGACCAAAGCAAAGTTCATCCCAAGTTTCTGTATTACTTTCTGTGCACCCAACAGGAAGTATTGACACAGGATTACCTGAAAGGTTCTGCCAATTTGAGCCTGAACAAGCCGAAGTTTTTATCTCTCAAAATCCCCATCCCCACCCCCGCCATCCAAACCCAATCCATCGCCATCTTCGAAGCCAAAGCCAAGCACATCCAGACCCTCGACGAGTCCATCCAGCGCGAAGAGCAGCACATCAAAGACTTGCAACAGCTGGGCAAGGACGTGATTGCATCGTTTTGCTGCACGAAAGAGTGAGATGGCACGACTCAAAACAAACACAACGAATAATGTTATGCTATTAATACACAATAAAATGTTAAAAAAGTGCACATTATATCTGTTATTGAGTATATGAACGGTGTCCATTCAGGGGCATCTGCCCGTAGTGTGGATATGATTTTATGTTTGTCTTTTTAAATGCGCTTATTAAGTTTTACAACATATATAGTATGTGTATAACTGTTCGTTTCGGCTATTTTTTTGACACCACGTTTAAAATTCTTTTCCGCGGTTTTTATATCTTCTTTATCTTCTAAAAATTTCATCCAGTCTTTATCGTCATTTAACCATTTTTGTGTTTCGGTATCATAAACAGTAAATGGTACATCCATTGAACATAATATATCAATCTCAAAATCACCCAGTAGGGTGCAAAGAGATTCTACACAAAAAGAAGTAGATGATATCAACATTATCAATTGATTCTTACAGAAACATGAAAAATTGGTCAGTATGAATCGCATCAGATATGTACCTTCAAAGAAATTGGAAGGTAAATTTGTTGGGTCTATGTTTTGTATAGTTAATTTTTCATTGCCAAAGTCATTCTCGTGTCCTCTTGGTATATATGGTGGATTCGAGATTACCAAATCATAAGTAGTGGAATTTCTATTGTCATTCTGAATATACTGAATAGCATCGCCCACCACATATGTCATCTGTTTTTCGGTAAATTCATATCTTTTAAACGTATTGTCAAATATTTGTACGCGTTGTAATTGGTCTTGATTAAATCCATTATTCTCTATACTACAAAAAATACTATTTTCATCTATATCAATAATAGTACCAATAAGTTTTGGATTTTTCGATTTTACATATTTGGTAATGAAACCACTACCTGCACCAATTTCTAAGAAGGTCTTACATTCTGTTAAGTCAGCTGATTTCAAACCTTTACATACCAATAAAGTATCTATATTAGGTCCAAATACTGACGGATATTTGAATTGATTAAAATGTATTGATACATTATCATACTCAATTAGTCTTGTGGCATTATAACTGTACATTTTCACTGCATCATCCTGTTGTACTCCTGCACATATAGCTTTATCTACATCTGTCATTCGTGTGGGATTTTGGATTGTATGTGTGTGTTCGTCATTCCAATTCATGTCTCGCCCATCGTGTAAATTACATACTTGTAATGTTGTTAAATCGTCATTAAATTTGAACCAAGTAAATTGTTCGTTACTTTGAATACCGCCTTGCATTCTTTGTTTCCGTTTGTGTCTCTTTTTAATTGTGTAACCATACTTCTTTGCTATTTTTTTTTCCTTTTCGTGTGGACAGTTTCCCCCCATTCCCTTCTTTCTTACACGTGTTCGTAATGTTCGAGAGTTTCGGCAAGTCTTCATATTTGTAGAATTGTTTTGTAGAATTGTATGGTATTTCTATATAAAATATGTTTTTGTTGTTGCATTATTCTTACACGCCCAACAGCATTTCATAATACACACCCCACCCCTCAATACATCTGCACCCCATAAAACCGCTCCAACGGCATCGGTGGAATCCGCGCATCGTGGCTGTGTAGCGTCTCCACCACATCGTCGGTGTCCATATCGTCCAGTTCCAAATCGTGTGTATCGACCAGTTCGTTGACGCGTTGCTTGCACGTCCTTTTGTTGTGGTACGGATTGGTGTCATTCTTGTATGTGTCTATCCAGCAGAACTGCTTGTTGCACGCGAGGAATGGGTCTTCGGGCAGGAACAGCTCGGGGCGGTGGGCGCGTAGCTGGTTGTAGGTTTTGTAGTCATGAATGTCGTGCTTTTGCATCATTCGCACCATACGATGTTGAGTCCATCCCGAGGTTTCAGAAGACGAGTCTTTCAGCACGTCCAGCAACATCGCTTCGATGCTCTCTGTACCATCGTACAAATTGTGAGAATTGTTGTGTGTTGTTCCGTTGCCACAACCGCTGGGGCGCAGTGGTTCATCAATCATCTCTTTCAACGTGATGCCAATGTCGAAGATGAGGTAGCGCAGGACTTGGCGGATGCATTGGTAGTCGTGCTTCTCGTCGCCGTTGTCGATGTACACAGGTAGAATCACGTGCAGTCTCTTGTCTCGGTTAGTGCCGTTGGGACCGAGCTTGTCAGGACGCGTGCCACGTCCCAAGCACTGCTTGACGTCTTTTGCCGACGTCTTCGGGTCGCACATCAGCAGGTAGTCAATCTTTGGAAAATCGTAGCCCATCGAGAACTTCTGACACACATACCCCATGCTGTGGGGCGTGGCTTCGTAGGTCTTGATGTCGTAGCATTCGTAATCCAACTCGTCGCACATTCGTTTCAGTCGCTCTCGGTTCTTCGGTTGTTTTTGGTACTCTTCGCCGACCAGCAAAAACGGCTTAACAGTTGTTGCTTTGTTTTGGTACATTGCAACATGGTGTGCAAACAGCTTCGATGCGTTTTCACAGGTGTAGTGGAAGCTAAAGCCGTGGCTGGATTTGTACAACTCGAAGTGGTGCAGATTGTACTTGCAGATGTTGACATCGTTTTGTGGTCTGTGGAAAATGTGTGGCACGATGGGACACAACCAACCTTGGGCAATGAGTTCGCACACTGAAATAGGACAATACCGCTCACCGAACACACGTGGGTGCATATCAACGATTTTATCATCTGGAGAAGCCGATGTGAACAATCTGTATTGAATGTATTCGCTATTGTACAAGAAAAACGTTTTGGTAGTGTCTTGTGTGTGAAGCCAAGATTCAACTGTGTGGTGCGCTTCGTCGAACCACGCACAAACGTTCATGATGTGATGTTCCACCAGAAAATGCTTGACTTTCGCAAGTGTCAGTGGGTTTTGTGGGCACGCGACAAACACGTATGATATGTTGGTTGTGTTCTTTGGTAATTGTGGTGGCACTGGATTGGAGAAATTGATGACGACGCGGTGGGGGTGGGGTGGCAGAAGGCGGATGTACTTTGGCAACACGTTCTGCTCGTTGATATTCTTGCGTGGGGAGAAAATGAGCACGTGTTGGGCATTGAGTGCTTCGAATATGCGGTAGTTGATATAGCTCTTGCCCGCACCGGTTGCGAGTTCCAGGTACATACGTGGACAAGAATGTTGCAGGTGGTGGGTGCAGTAGTCGATGGTTGTGATTTGGTAGTCACGTGCTTGCCATATGGATTTCGTTTGGTCGTCGTGGTCATCCTGAGGGTTCGCAACGGGTTCACGTTGCATCGCCTGCACCGTCTCTTTCCATCGGCGGAACCCCGCGCGTTGCACGTTCGACCACTGATTCACCAGACGTGTACACACATTATGCAGATTGTGCACGTTGTTCTGTTGTGGGCGTGGTGGACGGAAGTTGCGGGCTTGTAGCATTTCGGGTTGTACTTCTTCGGGGAGCCAATCCACAATCTCTTGTGCAACTTCTTGGATACGTTCTATACATTCTTCTACCGACATACCGATTCTCCATTCTGAAGCCATTTGTGTATCTTGGTGGTCCTCCGTGTCAAGAAGGATTTGGGCTTCCAGTTGTTGTGTTATCCAATCCAGCTCGTCGTCTGTGGCTATACGGTATACAGGTGTGGTGTCGTTCGTAGAAGCTTCGGTGTCACGAAACCGAAAGAGCAGTGTGTAGGCGTAATACCGGTTGATACTACTAAAAGCGTCGTAGGTGGCGTGCCAAAGACGCCGATTGATGTTGCGCGTCCAACCAATTTTGAAGCTGTCGGTGATTCGTGAGAAATGGAGTATGTAAATGCCTGCCATACAATCAGGTGGGAAATAGAGATCATCGTAGGGTTGTCGGGGGTGTACTTGCATTCCTGCCACACACACTGGGCTTATCGCGCAATAATAATGGGTGTTCTACGAATGATATTCAATGCACAAACATTTCATTATTATTATTATTATTATTGCACAATTCGTTAAATATTAATAGTCACAAACAGTGCTATCCACTCGGTGAGCCCACTCGAAGACTATTCCCATCTCCCACCAAGTATCTTTCGACTCGTTACACTTCCACGCTCTCGTCGTTCCACCTAACATTGCATTATATGGGAGTCACCGCCGTGAAGGGCGTATGTTCCACCAGAAGGCTGAAGCGAGTGGTGGAATTGGTGGATGTTGATGGGGAAGTGTGTTGCTTTACGGATGTATAAAAAAATACATAGTATGATGAAAATCTGCAATGACTCACGCATTTGTACTTGTATTACCAATCCAGAACTACTCAGTTGATGTTTCGGTTGCGTGGGTTCGTCTACTTTTTTGATTTTTTCGAACGTGTGGCACGTGTCGTGCGGTTTTCCACCGAATGATGGTGCTTGAAAGGTGGGTTTTGCAGGCGAACGTGGTTTATAGCCTCCCCTCCCAGCAAGTGTGACACTATGTGTGGTGTAAAGATGGATAGTATGGAATGAGACTCTTTATGTGCTCGTGAACATAGGTACAAAAATTAATACACAAACCGTATAATCCAACGCCTATGTCGGTATTTGCAAGAGTATCTTTGTAGTCTTTTTCGATCTCCAATTTATTGAAAAGGTTTCTTAATGTGTGAGCATTTACATACACACACGTGACGTTCATTCTTGAATAAACCGACAGACCTGTTGGTATCAAACACGAATAATCCTGTATATTTTCGGTCTCGAATCCTCGAACAATTCCAGCCAATCAAATTTGTTAACCCACTCGTCCAAATATGTGCTATTGAGTAGTCCATTTGTTTCGGGATGCAATTGCGTCCAATAATTATCTATTTTGGCACGTGTAATGGTTTGTATACCATTTTCATCTGTACCAAAATCATGAAAGTAAACCTTTGCATATAGATCAACCATATTTCCCTTCGCAGTAAATATGTTTTTCATTTTTGTTATCCATTCCGCGCATGCACCAAGATAAGAGCATTGTGTATCATCTGTCGATGTTCCGGAGATGCGAGAAGAAACCGATTCTATGATATCAATTAGTTGATACGAAGGCAGTGCAATAGCGCGCACACGGCTTTTCTCTTCTTCGCTAAGCCGGACAGTTTCAAGCTCTTCAATTCCACCATTGAACAAGTCCATTAATTCACGTACCATATATTGGTGTTTAGGCGAGAGATTTGGCAGTACAACATCAAGCACAAGTGAAGCCCAAGGTAGGGATTCATAAGTTGTCCCGCACTGGGAGTGCTTGCGTTTAGTCCCGCGGGATACCAGTGGTTTGTTTGATAAAACACCATTTTGGAATTCTTTTTCATGCTCATTGATATACGCGAGAACATTGGGGTGGTGTTCATCTCCACCGGACTCTTCTATTAATTCGAGTAGGCCAGTGTGGTAAAAGATACGTGCCATTACACTCGTCATTTCGATTGCTTTCAGGTGTCCCCATTTCTTTCCACCGAAGAAATGGCGCATTTCTTTACTGAAATGCATACCCTTCGCTAATTCTGCGTAGAGTTTATTTTCATCATTTTGGTGTTTTTTAAGGATTTCAGTGAACTCAAGACTTCCCAGAAATTCAACCAACTTGCCGGCGAAAACAGCCAACCATTTGTCAAATTCGATACCACTGTTGATAATATCGTAGGCATCCTTTGGCATAAGAATAGGTATGGTTTTGATCTCGTGTATGTTATGAAAGTATGGAGCAAGGGTAGTCGCGAAACGTGGTGCACATTGACTCATGTTAGAATGATTTGTATTCACCGTTCCATCTGCCTTTTCCGTGTAGTTTAGTGCAACATGCGTTACAACTGCAACCACGTGTGGGGTGTCAGTTCCATCTGTATACGGGTTAACACTGACCAAGGAAAGCCCACGAGTAAATTCTGTATTTCCATATATGAAAATAGGTAGTGCTTTATCGGTTTCTTCTTGGTGGATATATTCACGAAGTGTATATACAAGAAGTCCAAATTGAGATGCGTTAGGCATTTGAAGTCCTCCACTCTTATTTTTGCGAAGTGTGCATTCATAATGCGGGTTGTTCTGTTTAGCATCTTGTTCAATCACATTCAACAACGTGGCAATTTCATACACAGAATAGAATGAAAACTTTGTGCTACAAGGCTCTATGTTCTCATCCGTAACACTCCGCACTTTTGTTTCCAACAGTTTGGTGTGTTTTTCAGCATCTCTTCCAATCCAACGAAAGGCCATCTTCCCTTTGTAGGTGTCGTGCCCACCAACCACTATAATCTGTAAGGCAGTTTTAGTTAGTAGCTGAGGTTCAAGTGCTTTGCGCACACTTTCTGCATGTGCAGCGTGGGAACAGTCGAATGACTCCTTGACACGAGTGCACATCTTTGCCATCATCATACGGTTTTGTTCCAACGCTTGAATACACAATTCGATATAATTCGAGCAGGTGTTGTTAAATTGCCTATCCAATCGATTTGGCAGATGTTCGTCGCCTTTTTCTCTTGTGAAAAATTGGCCTTTGAACGGCTCTGCGTGCTTCCAACCAAAGTAGGAAGCTCTTTTTGGGTCGTCTTCGTCAACGAAACAGGATATGTGCCCAACTGAAATATCACGTTCTGGGTGAATGCGTTGCCTAAGTACATAGGCAAGAGACAGTTGAGAAGTGGCTGAAAGTAACAAACAACCACGGGTTGCACTCGAGTCTATGAGAGAATCAAGACTTTGTTCATACGCCTGAATCCCTTGGCCACTGCCGAGGCAGTGATCGGCTTCATCAACTACGACAAACGTTTCGGTGTCAAACTGCTGTCCGTAAATGGTTTCTCGCACAACAGCATCTTGGTCATCCGCATCATTATCTTCGAGCTCCTCCTCTGGAGTAACACGATTAATTTGTGCAGCAGTTCGAGCAAGGACAACACAACCACCAGTGGTCTGAATTTGTTTTAATTTGGTGTGATTATCGACGACCAAACCTTTTACGTATTTACGTAATTTATTTATATTCGAGTCCCGGACTGAATTGATGTTCACAATCACTGTCGTGTATGGTTTATTTGATACATATTTGTCATCGAAAATAGCTTTTATGGCAACTGCCGTAAGAGCCACACCCGAAAGAGTTTTGGCCGCTTGCACAGCACCATTCATCAGGCTAACGGTGCAGTGAGTTGGATTTTTGCTTTTGTCAGTGCGGTACGAATCACAAATTGCTTTCACGTACTTGTGCACATCTATCTCTGATATGAGAACATCTTTAATCTTGAGCCAAGCATTCGTAGCAACTAAAATACGTTGTATGAAATTTTCATAGTCTTCTTCTGTCAATGTTGAAATTTGTTGAGGAATCAACAAATTGTCTACTTGCTTTTCCAGTTTTACTCTTTCTTCTTCTGCACGTTGTGCTTCTTCTTCTGCGCGTTGTTTGTCTTCTTCTGCGCGTTTTTTGTCTTCTTCTGCGCGTTGTTTGTCTTCTTCTGCGCGTTTTTTGTCTGCTTCTGCGCGTTGTAAAAGACGCATTAATTCTTCATAGGTTGGTTGAGGTGAAACAATGCAAGATATACCATTCATTGTTACCAGAAACAAACGACACTCACGATTTGGTATTGTACTGTCAGGTGACACTTGAAATTTTTGCATTGAAATCATTTTATGTCTTGCTACAATTAATAAATTTAAACAACTTCATATTCGCAATGACAAACCGCTATACCATTGTATCACTGTTTGATGGTATAAGCTGTGGGAGAGAAGCTATCCGTCACTGCAAGATTGCCGATAAGAATGTTAAGTATTACGCCAGCGAAATAGATCCAGTGGCAATACGAGTTGCACAGAAGAGATACCCTAACATTACACAAATTGGTGATGTACGCAATGTCTCATACAAGAATGGTGTACTGCATACCAAAACTGGAAAATACAGAATCGGTAAAGTGCATTTGTTACTCGCAGGCTCTCCATGTCAAGGTTTCTCAACCAATGGCACTCGCAAATTATTACAGGACGAACGTAGTATATTATTTTTCCAATTTACACGAATATTGAAAGAAATTCAACCCACCTATTTTCTGTTAGAAAACGTTCGGATGCCAGTTGATATTGAGAATTTTATAACGAAACATCTGCACAAATATAACTCATCGCTTTATCGGCTAAACAGCCGTAAATGGTGTGCCCAAAATCGTGACCGACTTTATTGGACCAATATACCAAATGATGTTCAATTTTTGAACAATATATCACACCGTTCCAAACAATTTGCATACGACATGCCTGAAATAGTCAACGATGGGTACAATGGTATTTATCACCGTCCACACGGGTACTACAAAGGTGGATTCAAAGAGAAACAAGAGAAGGCACCTTGTATTACTCGTAGTGGCTGGCTTAGTAGTTTCTTTATTCACCAACACGGAAAACGTCGTAAGTTTACAGCAGTTGAATGCGAAGAATTACAGACGCTTCCCCATAATTACACTTCAGTAGCAGGAAGCGACAGTGCGCGAGTATCTTTGATTGGTAATGCGTGGACAGTGGCAGTGATTCACGACCTTATACGTGAAGCTTTTCCCAAGCTCAAGAAGAAGCGTGTAATAAATTCGAAAATGAGAGGGCGCGCAAATAAATCGCTGCGAAATAAGAAGTACACACGAAAAATACAACATAAATAAATACACGTTAAGACGACTGGTTGCGTGTGTGTTCGTCTACTTTATTACTACTGAATAGCTCTACGGTGGAAAACAAAAAAGTAACATCTTCTTCACAAGTATCAAAAGGGTTATCTGTGAGAACTAAAAATGATAGTGATAGCCCACACACTGCAAATAAATCTGTAGAAGAATCAATTGATGTTGTTAATACATCTTCGTCGAAAGACCAAAGTAGAATACCAATATTCCTATGCTATGAATTGAATCGCGTTGAGTATAATGATGGAACAGGCACAGAAAGTGTCAGATGATTCTAATAGAAAGGAATGAACGCCCTATGTGAACAAGCCTACCAGCAACTCACACAGATTGTTACGACTTCATCCCAGTTGTTGTGTGCAGTATTGAGTATTTTAAAAACACTTTATAATTGATGCTATGACACAAAACACACATCTCAGTACATACGCGCTTCGTTTCGCCCATCAAACGCTTCTTCAATCGCATCGGCCTCGTTGTAGGTGACATACTTCGCACGGGATTCGGCTCCTTCGGCCAGCGGAGAAGACGTGATTTGCAGACCACAATACGGCTGTGGCTTCTTGGCATAGTTCACTGGTGTGTACAGCTTCCATTCAATCGCATTCGCCAACAAGAACCGCATGTTCTCCCAGAACTCCTCCGTGTGGCCGACCGATATGGTCATCACGTGTGCCAGCTCGTGGATGGCCACGAAAGTGAGCGTCTGCTCGCTGATGAGTGCTTGGGCCTTATCTCGGGAACGCAGGCAGAAGATAATCTGCTTCCCCTTGCCAACAGAGTATGAGGTGTACTTAGGATTTGTATGTGCCGAAAGTTCTGTTGTGGCGTCTGGGTTGAAGCGGTTGACGAGCGTTTGTACACGCTTGTCCTTCGGGTAGTGTCTCTCCAGTAGCGAAGTGAGCGTCATCAGGCGTTGACGGAGACCAGCCAGCAAATCAGCCGCTTTCTGTTTGTCCGGCATATCGCGCACAAGGTACTCGCGATGGTCGATAGTGGATGGTACGTTCACCAAGTCTGTACCACTGGAGTGCGAACAAAACTGAAGCACCAGGAAGATAGCTACCGCGAGCACGACGCTGCATAATATTGTGAAAGACGTGGTCATTGTGATTAATAACGTCGTAATGGTATTATAGTTTACACACGGCTATTTTTCCAACAACTGACTTTTTAAAGCCAAATGTCATAATTTTCAATCAAATGTCTTCGAGACAATCGACACTTGTCAGCATATGCCGACGACAGCACATCTTCACAACACCCAATTTGTCCAGTGCGTTGCCTTCCACTGATTTCAGCTCTTTCATACTCTTGCCTTTCATCGCTTCTATATTGTACATAAATGGCACGCCCGCATCAGCATCCACACCGGTGGCTGTCTTTTTGCCGTTTGTTACCAGCGCTTGGTACATCAGTTCTTTGTCAGCCAGAATATTTCCGCACGTGAAGCAGCGAATGGGGATAATCATTGCAAAACGGAACACCAACCGAAAAAATGATGGGAAAATGTAGTGTGTGATGTTGTGCGGTGTTATTCTTATGATATTAAAAAAAACGCGTGTGTTTTGTTTTTTTTATCAAGCAAATAGTATGATGACCACCCAACCCACCCCGCACACCCAGCGCACCCAGCGACAGAACGCTGGGTTCTTGTCGTGGAGTGACTTCGTGATGGACAGCCGCTTGACGTTCTTCGACGAGGTGCTCCGTTCTCATTTCCCGGAAGCGCTCATTCACAACCATGTTCGCTTCCACGACACCGAGTACATTGCAGAAGAGTTTATGTCAATGTACAAATACAGCCAGAACAAACCGTCCCGATATTTGCAACAGTGCTACACCTTGCATCCCGCTGTTAAATCTGCCGTTTCATCCATACTCCACCACTACTCCCCTTCATTGTATAAAAGTATCAAAACAACCGATTCGACCTACTTCGACTTGGATGCATTCGAGACTGACCAGAAAGTGCTTCAGCGCCGGTATTCTATGAACCACCACACCATCGACTTCATCACGTTCTTGCAGACCAGTCGGTGGCACGATGCGTTCCTGAAACAGCTCGAACTGTGGGAAGCTTCCATTGCAGGACAGCAGAAGTTGCTATGCCGACACACGCGACGCAGGTCGTCTTCCACAAATGGAGACGAGACCGAGTTTCCCTACGCTTCCACACTGCAGCAGTTGCTACGCGAGCTGGACCGCCACCGACCGGTGTTTCAGGCGTTTCAGGAAAAAGGCGCGATCATGCAGTTGCTGCGCGTCATTCGAAGACAGCTCCGTGCCCAGAACAAGGTCATTCAGTTCTTCCTGAACAGCGACGACCATCTCCACTGCCTGCGCACACACACGCGCACTCTCTCGAACCTGCAACCCACACGCGATAGCTACCTGCACCTGACCAAACTGTACACGACGCGCCTGGATAAAGGCAAGACGCGCGAAGCGATGTGTGACGCGATGCGTATGCAGCGCCAGCATATGCACGTGAAAGAAACTAAGGTTGTTGCACCAACGCCTTTCCGTCAGCACTTGCTCAAAAATACTAATATCACAATGTATACCGATACTGCACCCACCGCGCTATGGTTTTTAGACAACGCGTTCTCGCACGCCAAGCAACAAGCCTCGACGCTTCAGTACGAATGTCCGAGCTACGCCGGTTCGCTGGTGAGCTACGTGCAAAACGCTTTCCACACACCGGTGTACAAACGGTTGCGCACAGTATACGTGGAGAGCGAGAGCATTGCGTCGCAGTGCTACTTTGACGTGTTCTACACAAACACACCTACACACCAAACGACACAACACCACCGCCTGGTAACCGCTCCAACCATCGTCCAACCGGCGGGCAAGCACCAGAAAATCGTCCGTTCCCGAGCACGCAAAGTGGCGTTCGAAGAGGTGGGTGTGCTGGACGAGTTTTACCGACTGTACGTGCCTGTGGATGGTGGTGGAGATGGTGTGGGAGTGCGCAAATACTTGGACCAACCCAAATCGTATTGTTTACATCCGGTGAATTTGTATCGAGGGTATTATGTTTGATTATTGATTGCTATTGACCAATGAATGGCATGGTGGGCTTGGTACAGTAAACGATGGTCATTCAAATTGAGTGTGCCTTTTGTGGGTTTCGGTATAGTGCCTTCTACTCTTTTCGGTACACTTTCCGTTTACCCCCCCCCATCCATCGAAGAAGCTTTCGTCTCATACCGCATCGGATGCGCGATTCCCCCATCCGGACATGCCGATAGATCCAAGCGGTAGCCAATGCCTCCGCGACGTTTACGACTCTTCGCCTTTCTTCTGCTTGACCTGCGCTTCTTGGGCGCCGCTCTGCTGCGACGAACCACCATCCTTCGTTTTCGGGATCCGCCGACCTGCGTGTAGCGGTTGACGAAAGCGTTTTCGGAAGCGGTGGGAGTGTTGCGATAGGTGTGGTTGGCAAGTTCTTTGAGACCGTTGGGGTGGTTGCAGTCGGCGATGGGCGGTTGGCACGGGCCGCTGTGAGGGATTCGTGTCGGAGCAGTGGCACAGGATAAATGCTTACTGGTTGCTGGCATATGGTATGCGATGTCGGTTTCTAATGTGTACTATTTATTTACATTGAGAAGAAAATAATTGGTATTGTATTGTACGACTACAAAAACAATGCTGATAAAAGCGTATTTTAAACATAATTGTTATTATTATATTATTATTACCAGACAACGAAAAAATTTCTTCCGTTCGTTGTTGTCAATCATTATTCAATATTCTATTGATTCTCAAAACAAAAGCCTAATTTACAACCCAAAATGTCATCTGTCCAAGAAGCCTACCATTACTACCTTAAAACAGTAGGTGAATACACTAAAAATCCAGATTTGCTTCCGCTATTGGCATACCAAACCAGCTCTTGCAACGACCCCAAAACTGACCTTGAATACTTATGGCAATGTATGACTGGTCAAGTTTCAGACCTCCAGCCCATTGATGCCCAACGTGTTTGTGTGATGCAGTGGGTCGGGTATATCTTCCAAAAGATGCAGAATCACACAACAGCCCAATGGTTCCCTAACGTTTTTAAGGATGGTCCCACCACCGAAGACATTGCTAATTTTTGTCAGCAAGTCGAAGCGCTACGGGTTCTTTGTACAGAAGAACAGCTCAAACAAGTGCCTCCGCCACCAAAACTAACTCGCACGGTTTGTCACGCCGTCTCCCCGAATTTGCAACCATTGCCCAAGCCTCAGCTTTGGCGCAATGGAGAACGACCCCCGTAGTACCTCGTTCTGTTCGATTGGCGGCCAAACCACAATCCACTGCGAACATCTTATAATGTTGTTATTTGTGGTGTTTGCTCACGAATGGTGTCTGTTATGATACGATAAAAGTGTGTGTGTATGATATTAATTGATAACCGTCTTTTTCAATTTCAATTGATCGGGTAGAACGGTGTACCGACCGAATCAACTGATTTTTTTTTGTAGTTGTCGCAGTCCGTCAATGGTTTGCCGAACACGAAGGTTTCGTCCAGTTCAGTGAGCATCGGCACCATGCTGTTGATGACCATAAACAACAGAGCGAGAAGAAGCGCTACACTGAATGAGTACTGGGTTGCAAACAGTATGAGAAGCAAGAATAACAAGCGATAGATGGGCTGGTCGCCGATGTTGTATGCCCATTCGACATAACTTGCGCCCTTGCCATAGCTTGCACAGACGACAATGAGAGTCAGTATCAAACAAGATGCAATAGATGTGTATTCGGCAGAAGATGGCATTGTAACGACGGTTTGTGACGTATAGTGGAAGTTGGAGTTGCATTTATGGCAAGGTTTTTTTTTGTGTGCATTTGGTCATCTTTCGACCCTTTTGGTTAGCGACCATATTAGACATATTGGCGTATAATAGTGACCAGTCATTTCGCAGTCGCTTCTCGTGTTCGATACGTTCGCTTGTTCGGTTTTTGTGCAGGAGCTCTTCAAATTGGAACGCACACTTCATCATATCGTTGACCTTGCTCTGCAGTTTTTTGAGCATGCCGTAGGTCACCCGTTTCTGCTCTTTCGTCTTGTCGAATGCATAAAATCGCACGACGAACTCAATCCACTGCTCCGTGCCCCGCTTGGTATTTTTGGTGTAAATGGTGTCTTGTATGTACAACGAGGATGTGAAGAACACGATGAGATGGTGTGCATATTCGGGAATGCCACGCGCGTTGTTATGGTGGTGGTGGTGTGGGTGCGTCTTCATTTGCAACAGATTACCATAAAGCAACATACATCGACGTTTTTCTTCAATTAAAAATAGTGGGTATTCAATCAACCGATATATGCAATCTACGCGACACGTTTCGTCAAGATTATATGTGTGATACAAAAGCATAATAAACAAACCGCAAAATGCCTATCCGTTGCTTCGTCTTCGATTTGGACGATGTGCTGTTGCCAACGACGGCTCTCTTCCAGCGCCCCAGTGTGCATCGTGTGCTTCAACAGATGCCCAACCATTCTGTCCAAACGGTGATGCAGACGTACCAGACATTTATCCACCCCGATATGCACCTGATTCAGTGTCTGCACCAGTTACAAGGACCCAAGTATTTGATTACAAACGCTTCGCGCAACCACGCAAACGCATCGATTAATGCGTTGTGCATTGCACAATACTTTCAAGGCCAGCTGGACGCGGATTACAATATGCCACTCAAACCACACCGACAAATGTACCAAGTGATGCAAGACCACATCATGCAGTCGATGCCCAACCAATCACTACAAATCGTGTTCTTTGACGACAAAATCGAGAACCTGGTGGAGCCGCGGTTGCTGAACTGGGTGACCGTGTGGATTTGTGGCACGCGTGACGATATAGCAACTATTCCGTCGTTCATAAACTACACGTTTCGCACGGTTCACGAAGCGCTGCACTTCTTTCGTCAGCATCAATTATGAGCCATTTTTTATAAGGTGATGAAATATGCCAACCTCACATTAAAAAGTACGGAGAGAGTTTGTCCAACTCGTAACATGTGAAAAGGCATTATGTATGTCATTTTTACCACATATAATGGAAGATACAAAACAAAACGGGTCGCATCTTGACCAAGAACGATTTGCCGACTGTGTGTTGTTGCTTTAGATGGTATACGTAAAAAGACTTTGTGGTGGAACAATGGTTATGCACATCTCGCTCACACACGCGATGTGCAATGTGTATAGACCGACGTAGAGAATTGGTGTTCGCGATATTACAGCTTATTTCATACGATAATAAGCGTCTGTGTCTTTCGGTTTGGTTGGATAATTCCACTCACCGGATGTTCTGCTTGCGTCGGGTGCTGTTTTCGAAAGCATTCTGTACCGGTGAGACAGAAGTACTATTCCCCAATTGTCGGCACACGCCTACAGTTTCCAAAACGAACGGATGGTTGTTCCATCGAGGTGTTTCGGTGCGGTAGGCCGACCGGTTGTTGCGCCACGCGTGCACGTCTTCGTCTGCCATTGTGGGCTGGCAGTATGGTGCACCGTGCATAAAAGGACTGCGTGTTTGTGCCGATGCTTTCGAATACGTGCAAGTAGTAGTAGGTGCTGACGGATAATTTGACCGCAGCGACACTGTCGACCTGTCCGAAAACGCATCCCACACCCCACTGTTGTCTGGGATGGGCCACGCGGGTGCGGGCATCTTGTTGTAGGCAGACGAACGGCACAGCCCTCTCAACTGCGAGTTGATGTCGGTCAGCTGCGAGAATTGTTCGTTGACGGTGAGTGGCTGTTCGTCGGTGTCGGTGTCTGTGTCGTGCACGATGCGTGAGGCCACTGTTTCGACAGGCTGATACGGTCGGTGGGTGGTGCACGTGCGGTCCATCATTGGTCGTGGTGGGATGGTGCGTTGTACGATACGTGCCGAACTGGCGTGATGAAGTATTTTTGTGTTCATCATTGCGTGTTGTTGTGTATTGCATATGCATACGGGATCAAATAGGGAAGACATAATTACTGAACGAGAGGTAGAAGAGGTTATGGAATGTATGGTGTGTATGGTGTGGTATGTAGTACTGATGTGAACATCACAAAAAAATGCGCACCATATGACGGTGGCGAGTTGTTTACTTTATAAAACTTTTAACAAGTATCATATTTCACATTTGCGAACATCTGCTCTTGCTGTTTGATGTTCGTGGAAGCGGGCACGCACCATGCAGGCACCGTGTTCTTGTGCAAGCACGATGCATTCAGCATGCTCTGCATCTGCTGGGTAGGTGCGGGAGCGAGTGCTTTGGAACTGATGTAGTTGCACTGCTGTGTGTGGTTGGTCAATGGTTGCAGTCGGTGGGCGGGATGGACGCTCACCTTCTGGTCAAGCGAATGTTCGAAGGTCGTGTGTCCGTGCCCGCGGGTGTTGCACCACGCACGCACCTCGTGAGACGCACAGTGCGGGGAACGCTTGAAGGGGGCTGGTTTGGAGGTGAACATTTGTTGTATGTGTAATGTGTATTCTGAGCGTTTAGGATGATAGACGAGATAATATTATTCAGATGCTGTGACGCCTAATCGATACATTCGGTGTGTTGGGTTCTATCGTGTCTTCCAAAAAGGTACCTATCAATGGCAAAATGTGCATTAGCCGTTCGATTCGCAGGTCGAGTATCAACACGTGTTGTTTCAGCTGTGCGAGTGGGTGTGTGTAGTCAGGGGTGTACCACTTGTTAAACCATCGTTTTTGGTGTGCATTATGCAGTGAGTGAATGTCTCTAATATCGCGTCGGATATAGTTCAGACTGTCAATCACACCCGTTGTAGCGACCCCAATTGGGTTCATCGACGGGGTCTGTTCATGCTGTCGTTCGTTGCTTCGAATCTGGTGTAACAGGGATTGTGCAAGCTGTAATTTGTTCACCACATTGGTTTTCTCGATCTGTTCTTGGACGGTCAAATGCGCGCTGTAGCTCAAGAAACGGCAAATGTGAACAGCGCTATCGATGCTTCCGATACTATGAATAAGGGCGTTTAGCATTTTTTGTATGACTTATCGTTTGCTTTTACAGATTATCAATTATATGCGTTTTATGTCTTTGTATTTCACATTGTTTCTATTGCTTGTGGTTGTTTACAGAAGTGCTGGTGCAATCAACACTGACGCATCTGTTGCCGTTTGTACAGTGGGCATTTTAGTACGTGTCAATCTTGGTTTCGTGTTGCTGTCCACACGTTGCCGACGCACACTATCACACTTTATCAAAAGCTTCCAAGCACTGCTGTAGCAACGACTGCAATTGTAGGTGGCTCTTGTGCTCTTCCGCTACGTTGTCAGCTTCTGTGCGTCGCAAAGACACGATCTGCTGTTTAATCTGCTCCAAACACCCCTGTGTGCGCGCAACGCGCAGCAACACCTTATCGCGTACAGTTTGCGAACGCTCCAGCGATTTTAGCATCTCGCTATTGATGCCCGACGACGCGCGGAAGGCCGGACTCCACATCAGCATTCCCGGAGCCTTCGGGTTCGCACACACGTGTCGCGATGCGTTGAACTGCTTATCGGACAACAACCGGAAACGGTCGGTGTGTGTGGTGCGCTTCTCGAGCTCACCATGATGCAAATGTATGAGCGTGCAAGGAATGTATGCAAAGCGCGCAGGTAATGTCGTGTGCATCAGCCACTTCTTCCGGTAGCGCAACAAATTCCGCGAGAACGGCCCGCGTTCTTGGTAGTAGTACCGTTGCATAGCGTTGTTCACAACCGGTAAATCCTTCGAATTAACCGCGCCTTGCAACAGGTTCAACAGCACCGCCTCACCTCCACCGACATACGTGTGAGGGAAGAACCCGCACGACTGGAGGTGACGAGCACGCGCCACCCAAGCGCATCCGACAACGCCTCTGTTGCGATTGCTCATGATTGCCGGACGCACGCGCGCCATCTTCTCGCACTTGCGGATGGCTTCTTCGCTCGTCATACGAACAATGGCTTCGGTTGGGGACGATGGTTGTTGCGGTTGTGATACATCAGCTGGTCTTCGTGTGCCCAACAACCCGTTGCGAACTGTCTCAGTGGTGAGTACGACTTTTTCGAAAGGTTGCAAGAGGACGACCGATGAATGTTGCTTGAACACGTTGTCGATGGCACTCACCCACCACGTGTCTGGTAGCGTTTGTCCGGTGTCTGGTGGGGGTGCGAAGAACACATCGTTGTCCATCCAAGCAACGTACGAACTGGATGGTGGTATGTGTGACAGCGCAATGTTCAGAGCCATCTCCTTGTACCACATAATGTCGTGAACGTGGTGTTGGATGAGCGTATGAAAGAGGTTGCGGGTATCGTCGTCACCTTCGTCAATAGCAGGGTGAAAAACGTGTTCGGTGCCGTGCAGAGTTACCTCGACGAATACCACGTGCGCACCCGCTTTCCGCCACTGCTTGACACAGTACCGCGTATTGTCTTGCATCCATGGATTGCCATTGAAGTTGAAATAGCATGACAGTATCGTCAAAGTCATTGTAGGGAGTTTTGTTTGGTCAAGATAGCAAACAACTTAATCTGCATCATCTGCACACAGCCACGAGCGTCCGTCTATCCCACATTAAAATAGGTCGATTAATGAAAAAGTATACACATATGCACGAAACACACAACGCCACCGCACCACCAGAAGCCACCGATTTGCAACATGACGACCACCAAAAAACGCTACGACTGAACAGAGAAGCTCTTCGGTATATGCTATCTCTGGTACAAAAATGTCAAGAACGAGGTGGATACACCTTACCTGAAGCGGTGCAGTTGCAGGAAGCGGTGTCGCTGATTCGGCAGGTGTGCGAATCGACCGATGACACCAACAGTGTCGCAATCGGTGACCACGTGGACTGTGTTGCCCGACTGCTCCTCAAATCGCAGGCACATGGGAAACTTACCTTGCAAGAGGCATGGACAACGTACAATGCGCTGTCAGTTGTGTGTCCGGCACGTGTGTGTGTGGTGTAGGCACGTGAAGAACGAGCGCTTTTTGTGAATGGTGTGTAAACAACAAAAACACATTCAAATCTACATCAACTACCATTTAAGAGAGAAAAAGTCTTTCACGAAGAGCCGTGTGGTAGTGGTCAACGCCTTTGAAAGTGACAATAACTGTCTACCATTCATGTTGTTAGGTAAATCTTCAATGTTCGTGTTATGTAGTTTTTCAGGTCAACGAATGACACCGATCTATCTTCCGCAAAGAATCACCTTCCACTCTATATCGATACAAGATATATCAGCCCAGAATACACAGGAATCCGGTTTTAGTAGGCCGCGTAGCTGGACGGCAAATAAAGGGACTCCTATATATATGGCACCAGAACTTATGGTTGATGGTAATAGTGGGGATGAGAAGGCGACTTATAATGAATCGGTGGACATCTACTCATTTGGAATCATGCTTTGGGAAATTATGTATCACGAAGAGCCTTATTCTAAAGTTAAGACGACAACTGATTGGGAATTCAGCAATTTGATCATTAATGGCTTGAGACCATCGGTGAAAACGAATGACATGAACACTGTCCGCATTAAAGCTCAAACCATGCTTAAAAACACGCTTCAACACGCTCACGATTTGTTCATGCCAGTCAATTCCTGGCTGGACACACATAATGATGCCAACATGGAAACGTATGATGCGAAGACGAAAGAACTGGTAAGTAAATTTAAAACGTTTAAGAAAGCGGATGAAGATGGAACACAAGGCGAAATACCATCAAAGAATGGTAAAAAGCAAGAAGAAATTCCAGAAGAAATTCGCGAACTTTGGACAAAATGTTGGTCTTGTAATGAGTCGCATGAAAGGCCCACCGCAAGTAAGCTTGTGACAGTTCTTACGGATGAATATAATAAAAACAACACATAATATGCTGGAAGCATAAATACCACCGACAGAGGTATTCAATACATCTGATAGTGACGCGATGCGATGGGCTAAGTAACCAACCTGCTTTAACATAGGAACGAGAAGCAATGGTAAAAAACACAAACACATACACACACGCGTGCGCAAGCACAAGAAACTAATTAATAAAGAATCATAAACCACATTATAACCCCCATCACACCTTTCCAAAATACAATCGTTAACCATCGCCCAAACGTGTTTTCCCCCATTGTAAATCATATACAAGAACCCGTCATCATCCGCGTGTTCCTTGTGAATGTCGGTGATATTAACGTGTTGGTCGATGCGAGTACCGAGTTGGTTCACGAACACGGCTTGGTCGGGAAGTAACTCGATGCGCTTTCGAATCACACGCTTGTTCGCACCACTCTACTACCGACACACTTCTGCTAAAAAATTGTTCGTTTGTGCATAGTCCTTTTGACGAGCCATCAATTCCAACTGTTTTTGCACAATGCTTTCCTACGGACAGCGTCTTTCTCGATGTAACGCGGTGTTTGTGTTGTGTCTGTTGTTGCGTTAGGTTAGGTAGGTTGCGTAGAGTTATACAAAAAAGCACTCCAATTAGTTAAACTTGTAAGTCATGTAGTGTGTATCTGGTCTTCATACCATTTTTGTTGCTCGTCTCAAGACCGGTGTAACGCTGGTAAACATCATACGCATCAAACAATACAAAGACAAAACAATTTGTTATACTTATTATTTCATTTTCATTTAGTCACTATTAATTATACATCAGTATGTCACACCCACGCGACCGCCATTTGGAATCACAGAACCGCGCAAATGCGAACATCAGCGCCATTGCACACACCGACACAAAGATTGCATCCACGTTGTTGCTGGACTTCGCGCAGAAAGACAAATCACCCAACAACACGAAATCGGCCACCACCCAGAGCGTGACGTTGGACAAGTTGCACCAATCCCACATTGCCAAACTCAGCGAAGACAGACGAAACGTGCACACGATAGTGGAGCGGATGGAGAAACTGCAGAAGGAACATGACGAGCTTAAGAAGCGCGATATGTGTTCCTTGAGCAACGGACAAATGCAACACCTGTTCTCAATCGAAAACGATATTGAAGTACTACAAACCACGATTAGGCAAACACAGAACGATGACACACTCACCGATTATTTCATGGAAACGGGAAACATACTGTTTGAATACTACGATAACTTGCAATCCATATCGAAAGGTGATGACGACCGCCGTAAGCGCAGTCTGGCTTCTTATCAAAAACAAAATGCCGACAATGTGCGTGGAAAGAAGACAGTGATAGATTTCTTCCGTCCGACTAAAGCGGATGCGAGTGAAGAAGCACCTACGGATGACGATGGTGCCGAAGGTGCATCTCATAAAGTTCCTTATAAAAGCCGACATGTGCTGTTGCGAAAGTACCTTGAAAAGACAACGCCGAATGAAGTCAACGGTTGCCAAGTGTATGAAGCCGGTGACACGAGTGATGTGGACAAATGTCCTGACTGCAACACTGAGCGCGTGCTGTTGCAACAGGAAGCCGTTCTGATATGTCCCAACACGAACTGTATGCGGACGGACAACATTCTTATCGATTCGCATATTCCGTCCTACAAAGACAGTGCACGCGAGAACACGTCCTATTATTCCTACAAACGCATCAACCACTTCAACGAATGGTTGGCACAGTTTCAGGCCAAAGAGACAACCGATATTCCTGATGATGTGTACAATCGTATATACGTGGAGCTGAAGAAAGAACGAATCTGCAACATGGCCAAAGTGACACCTGCCAAGATGAAAGAAATACTCAAACGGCTAAAACTGAACAAGTACTACGAACACATCCCACACATCACCAACCGCCTAAACGGGCAACCTGCACCTGTCATCACGCGCGCCACCGAAGAGAAGCTGCGAAGCATGTTCAAAGAAATCCAAGGACCGTTTATGAAGCACTGTCCGCCGGAGCGCAAGAACTTCCTGAGCTACTCCTACGTGTTGCACAAATTCTGCCAGCTACTTGAGCTGGACAACTTCTTGCAGTGCTTTCAACTGCTGAAGTCGCGCGAGAAATTGCACGTGCAAGACACGATATGGGAGAAGATTTGTGCAGACCTGCGGTGGGAGTTCATCAAGAGCGTGTGAACGGTCGAGTTCGAGCTCCATACTTACCCTTCGGTTGACGAACACGCCGTCGCACTCGTGAACACCTCCACCGACAAACCGGTTAGTGAGCACGCGGTTGCGGTTGGTCGCATCGCTGAAGCAAACCACCATTTACTGAGAACCATACGCTGTGCAGGTTGGTAACGAGATGCAAAAAAAAAATTGATTTTTGTTTGGTGTACTCCCCTATTACCGTCGTTCGTTCATCACAAGATATATTCTCCCTCCCAATAACAATATGTTCGAGGTACAGTGCTCTCTTGGCGAAGTCATAATCTTACTCTGCGTCGGTGTTCTTATGCACGCTTTTCGAGATGGACTCGAGCTCCACGCACGAGCGATTGGGATCTTCTTCACCGAGATCGCAACCGAGATCGTAACCGGTCTTGGAAGAAGATACGCCAATGCGGTGGCACACGTACGCGCTGCTAACTGTAATCCACAACAAGTCCACAATGCTGCACCTGTGGCTCCCCCTGCTGCTGATGATGCTGCTGTGGCTGCTGGTGCTGATGCTGTTGCTGATGCTGTTGCGGCTTCTGCTGCGGCTGGTGTTGATGCTGCTCTTGCCGCTCTTGCTGCTGCTGTGGCTGTGGCTGATGCTGGTGTTGCTGCTGTGGTGGAGGCTCCTGCACCCGGGGCTGCTGCTGATGCTGTTGCTGATGCTGTTGATGCACCCATAGTATTGAAACACCTGTTGACCAAAATTCTCACAGCCTACGACACTGAGAAGAACAAGTTCATGCAAGCCAGAGGGTCTGGTGCAGGAATGCAAACTTCCGAAAAGGACAAACAATTTCAAATATCATACGACAAGTTCCATTATGTCTACGCCCGAATGATGCAGACGAAAGATTTCAATGTTATGTTCGCCAACTTATTCCGGATGTACTTAACAGAAAAACCGATCAAATAGCAAAGCGCGATTGTTTTGATGAACGGTGTACACGTACACTATTTTTTTTAAAAACCCACAACATCACACTTTAAACACTCTCATAATGTCACACGGTGTCCATCTTCAATTATTCAATAATGTGACCCCCTTTACAAAAATATGATATGTTGATTTTTTTCCATTTTCAATCACATATCTTGTATTCAAGAATGACCGATGGTGTGGATTCTACCGTAGTATAATGAAGCCTGGTGTTTTTTATACTTGAAAAAGTGAAGGTGCATTATATTGGTACCCCCAATAGGAATTGACGCTTATCGTGCGGTGGTCGGTTGTATTAGGTGCGGTGTTTTTTGTTTTTGCGTGTAATGCTTTCACCCGATGCTTGTGCGAACGTTCTCCGGTGGGTGATAGTTTCCACACACTACATCATGCATTTACCACATATAATTTTGTTACAAAAAAACATATAACAACAATCCACCAACCAACCCAAACATAATTTAATCATCTGTGCACCGAACGCGTAATTTTTAGATTTTTTGTACACATCACCAATGCTCACTTTGTCCAACTTGCAGACCCATCTGGTGCAAGCACCGCACGTGCACCTCAAACGATACCACCCCGATAGTACATACATTCAGCAATCCAGTGTGCCTCGTAAACCGCGGGTTACAATACCAACCGCCAAGCAACTCGACACCCAGCATCAGCACCGACTCGTGAAGAACGAAACATTCTACGAGCTTCCGGAGGGTATCAACACTGACGACATTGAGTGGAAATGCAACGGTCTTGGCACACAACCAATTTTGGAGGTACCGAAAGAATTGCAGGGCGTGTTTCAGAATAACGAGCTCTACACGACACAGTACGACGGAAACACAGGTGTGTGGTATGCCGTTCTGTTTGCGTTGGACCCCGAATTCATTACGCGGACACTTGGCAATCAAGAGAAGTGTGTCAAAGAGGTCAAGCAACAGATGACTATCGAATTAAACGATTACTACCAGAAGTACAAATACACACAATACGGATACAAAAAATCAGATATGGACCGTATTCTTACTCACACTGACGAGTATCACCCCACACTTGGACATTACTTTACTGATTTCTTAGATATCAATGTGTTGGTGTTACTCGAGAACAAGCGTTTCCACTGGCTGGGACGGTTCGACGAGAGCCGTGTCACTACCGTACTGTACCGCAAGGGAATCTCGTGGTTCGCCATTGCCCACCCTGACCAAAAGACCCACATGTGGGACACTCACACTATCAAGCGAATCACCAAGCAACTCGGTCACGTCTCCTCCTTGGATGCTTCGCATCAGCACGACAATCTGGTGATGGACGCGGATGTGCTGGCAAAGCTCAAACGAGAAATCAAAGCGATGAAAATTAAGGAACTGCAAGACCGAGCACATACTCTCGAACTACACACCCGTGACGAGTCTGGCAAAAAAAAGCTGAAGAGCCGGTTACAAGAAGAAGTATTCAAACAGCTGACCGGTTGTGAAGAGTTTTGACACTCTAAAACGCAGTCCAAAAATACGCGCAGTATAAAGACCATCACACACATCAAGCTTTAATTTCATTCGATACCCGTTCACACTAATGTCAGTAAGCAACAAAGATACAACTGGTATTGCCGAAAATGTGCAAAGTTTCGGGGTATGTGCAAAAGAGAGCACAATCAATGAGAATTACAAATATATACTACATCTGCGTGTCCATACGACAAAACAGCAAAAACAAACGAAGACGCCAACTGCTTGCGAAGACGAATCTTCAATATTACCAAACAATGACACCTATAACGATTTAATGCGATACACACCTGAACTGTCTGGCGTTCCGGTTGCATACGAACAGAGCCTGACCGATTCGTATCCGCTGGTGTTGACAGCATCGAAAAATACCGACGCCCAATGTACAACCGAAATAGCTACGACGACACAAGTGGTGGGTCACACTGAAGATACTGCTGTAAATAGTAATCTCATATCCATATGCACGAAATGTATGAACACTTCAAACGACGACCTTCTAAAAATAGCCGAAACCCAACAACATTGCTGGTGGTGCACTTACCATTTTCATAATGAACCGTTCTCAGTACCAATTCGGCTGTCGTCTAATAACCAGTATGACACTGTCGGATGTTTTTGTTCTCCCGAATGTGCAGCTTCCTACATTTTTGAAAAAAAGATTGGTACGTGCGATCCGTGGAAGCAGTACGAAATGTTACATCGTATGGTGAACAAACTACATAATGGGGTAGAAATACGCATTAAACTGGCTCCACCTCGCGAGACTTTGCAACGTTACGGTGGACCGTACAAAATAGATACCTACCGGACCATTTTGCAAGACTACCGCAAGCACGTTCGCATCAGCATGCCACCCATAAATCCTATACATAAGATGATTGAAGAAGTCGCTGTCGACTATACCAAGAAGCAACACAAGTTCCTACCAATCGACTCGACGCGGGTGAAAAAGGCAGAGAACGAACTCTGTCTCAAGCGAAAGAAGAAACAAACCGCCGAAAACACATTGGAAACGTTCATGCGACTGCGGATGGACAACTCAAACTAATATCGTCCGTCGTTCTTAACTGAAAAATGCACCACAAGGAAACCGTCGGTGTCGTCGGGTTGGGTGTCGTCGGGGAGGCGCTGTGTGCCCAGTGCTTGCGACGCAAACACGAAGTGAGTATTTACGACGTCTGTGCCTCGGTGCGAAACAGCATGCATATCAAGCACAAGGCACAACCACATACCACAGTCGATTCGCTGGTTCGACTGGCTTCAGTGTTGCTGGTCGCTCTACCCACCGAAGGAAACACCTCGCAAGATTCACTTGACCACGGCGAACCATACGATTTGACGGCTTTTCACGCGTTGCTCGAAACGGTTGCCACCGTCACTACAGAGACGTCTAACCAACCACTCGTCTTCATCTACAGCACGCTGACACCCCGCACGCTCGACACATTCAAACAGCGCTGGCCGACTTTGCACCTGTTCCATGTTCCCGAGTTCCTGTCCAGTGCCACCGCTATGCTGGACACGTTCCAGCCTACGCGGAAGACCGTCCTAATGGGTGTGCCCGACCACACACCCGCATCAGTGACCGACCGCGCACGCGTGGTCCTCGGGTCGCTGGTGCACGAGTCGCAAGAGGTTACGGTGGTGCGGTCGGTCGAGACCGAGGCCACCAAGCTGTTCTGCAACGCGTTCTACGCCACCAAGGTCCAGCTCTGCAACGAGTTCTACGCACTCTGCCAGAAACACCACATCGCATACGGCACCGTGAGACACCTCATGCTCCAGCAGGGATGGATGCACCCGATGCACACCCAAGTTCCCGGACCGAACGGCGAGCGTGGGTTCGGTGGAAAGTGTCTGCCAAAAGACTTGGAAGCGCTGTGTAGGTGGAGCGAACTGGCCAGCACCGGCAAAGGCGAAACAGATGCAACAGATGCGTGTGAACCGTGCGAAGTCCTCCAAGCAGTCCGAAGCGAGCATCAACGGCAAATACAACACACTACACAAAACGAAAACACAACCGACCCATCATACGAATGATTTTTGTTGTTGTGGGTGCTTGTTCAGTTGGATTTTGGAAAAAGAATACCTTTTATAGTATTCGACGGTCGCAATATTAAAAAATATCTATAAACTGATTATGATATATATATACACCTATTTGTTTGATTCAAAAATTGTCATAACGAAAGAAAGTCACCAAAAATCGCAATGTCATCATCATCATCATCATCATCATCATCATCATCCAGAGGGTGTTCTGTCGATAATTCAGCATTACTTTCAATACTTACGTGTATAATTTGCCGAAACCCGTACGACGGCAAAATCTACCAATGTAAGCACGGTCATTCCGTGTGCGAAAGGTGCATGGACATACTCTTGCAGTCGGAAAAAAAAGAGTGTCCTTTTTGTAAAATAGCATTAAACCCAGAATTAGTCAACAATGCCAGAAATTATGCGTGTGAAGAGATAATACGACAAACGAGTGTAGATTGTATCAAGTGTTCGAAAAGACTTCTTCTTAGCGAATTGAACAAACATCACGCTGGGGGTGGGTGTAAGCCAAGTCAAGAAAACGTCGACCAGTTGGACGGATTCGGCAAGTGGACTTATGCAAATGGTGATTGCTACGCCGGCCAGTGGAAAGACGGCAAACCACACGGACACGGTACGTATGCTTATGCAAATGGTGAACACTACACCGGCCAGTGGAAAAACGGCAAAAAAGACGGAAACGGTCTGTATGCTTCTGCAAATGGAAGTGTTTACGACGGACAGTACCAAAATGACAGACAACACGGGTATGGAAAAAAAATATACAAAGACGGTCGTGTATACAATGGTGAGTGGGCGAATGACAAAGCGCACGGTCAAGGAAAGATGACGTATGAAGATGGTTCAATCTACGAAGGTGAGTGGAAAAACGGAGACAGACACGGTCAAGGAAAGATGACGTATGAAGATGGTTATCTTTATGAAGAAGGTTCAACCTACGAAGGTGAGTGGAAAAACGGAGACAGACACGGTCAAGGAAAGATGACGTATGAAGATGGTTCAACCTACGAAGGTGAGTGGACAGACGGACACAAACACGGTCAAGGAAAGATGACGTATGAAGATGGTTCAACCTACGAAGGTGAGTGGACAGACGGACACAAACACGGTCAAGGAATATATACGTATGCTGATGGTTCAACCTACGAAGGTGAGTGGAAAAACGGAGACAGACACGGTCAAGGAAAGATGACGTATGTCAATGATGAGATATGCGACGGTAGATGGGAACATATATGCGACGGTAGATGGGAACATGATAACATATGCGGAAAAGTTAAAATTACGTATAAAGATGGTTCAATCTTCGACGGATATGAGTGGAAAAAAGACAACCGACTTGAGCAAGGAAAGATGATGCATGTAGATGATTCTGTCTACGACGGCTTCACATACGGACACGGAAAGTTGACGTATTCTGATGGTTCAACCTACGAAGGTGAGTGGGAAAACGGCGGCCGACACGGTCAAGGAAAGATGACGTATGCAACTGGTTATCTTTATGAAGGAGAATGGGTATACAACAAAAAAAACGGTCAAGGAAAGCATACATATGCACCAGGTTATGTCTACGAAGGAGTATTCGAAGATGGTGTTCAAAAGAGGATTGTATGTAGCAAACGTTCCGCCGAACCATTACAAACCACACAATACCAACCGAATACGGCAAAACGCCCGCGAACATAAGGTTATTTGATAATGAACCGCACTTACCCTCGTTGACGACTTGTATGTGCACGTGTATCGTTCTTTGATATTGTATACATCATGAAATTACATTATCGACACAGACTACGTTTTTTGTTATGCGTTACACAAACAATCGGTTAAAAAACGAGGTAGTCAATATGAGTAAGTATACCCCACGCATCACTTGTTTATTAACTATCTATCTCACACGAGCACCATCAGTCGTCCGCATTGTACGCACAAACCGGTTCATCAATGTGTGCCTCCAACGGAGCGGACCCGAAACTGCGCAGACTGCAACGGTCTTTGCCAAAGTATAACACGGGTGTGCCCAGCGCCTCCTTCAGCTTCGAATGCATCGCACACAAAACCTCGGCAAAGTGCGGTACAGCGTACACGTCCACCATCTGGCTCGACAGCGTCAATCCTTGAACACCTTGCAGATTCTTCATCCGCTGGCTCTCTTCTTCAGGCACGTCGTAACCACAGTACAAGTCATTACTATTGGTCTTAAAGTATCTGGCTTTCTTCAATGTTGGCGTATTGATTTGCTTGGCCAGCTGTCGTGACGAGCATTGCAACGCCTGCTCCCGCACATTCGCACTCATCCCCGCACGTGGCACCCGAAACAGCACCGTTCGCACAGTCTCCACAATGGTGTAGTGCAACGCCGATGCCATCTCAGGCGCCACGACGTCCACCAAGACCGCAAAGCCGTTCTCCGCCAGCTCTCGCAACACTGAGTTGGATGTCTCTTGGGTAGTCGCCACATCTTGGGGTGTCTCGGGTGTGATGGCAAACTTATTGTACTGTTCTTGTGGAATGGTCACCTTGTTCCAGCCGTACGTATCGTCATTCTGCAAGTAATGTGCACACAACGCCGTCTCGATGCTATTGTTGATCACCTTGCCCTGTTGTTCTGCACCGAGCACTTCGTATTTGACAGATTCTGGCAGTTCTTCGAGCGGGGGGTCTGTCGTCAATCTCAAATACAGCACCGTGCGGTAGCATCCTTTGTCCTTCTTCCGTTTGGCACCCGTCACCCGATGCACACCGCGCCACAAGACCACCGAGTTGGATTGCATCGGCACTTGGCACCAGCCCACACGACTGTCGGTGTTCTCTATTCGGTAGGCGTGGGCAATCACCTCCAACTCTTTGCGATTCCCGAGCTTGACGAAGCCACGCGTGAGAAGCTTGGTGTGCATAGGTGGGTTCGTCGTCCTCACCCAGTCCATAAACGAGTCGTGTTCGCTGTCCGGAATGTTGAAGACCTCCAATGCGTTGGGCTTGCCGTCTGGTGGACCCTTGTATTTGGCGACGAACATCGCTTGGATAACGCGTTCGGTGTGCATTCGTGCGAAGGTATGATGGTGGAGTGGGCGAATGAAATTACAATAATGACAACCGAATCATATTATTGGTTGTAAAACGCGAATGTTCTGGCTTTTTCTTTTTCGTTATTCTTGTTCTTTACTGCAAAAAGTAAATAAAAAATATTTTTTATTTTTTGGAGCCGAACGACCTACTAAAAAGAACACGCCCACGAAAGGCCACAGTATGATTTATCCAAGTATTCCTCAACGACACACTCATTATCAATTAAATTAGACGCTCCACGTAAAAAAAAAAGTTAAATTGCAAACCAACCACGCACAGTATCAAACCCAAAGAGCTGTTCAATGTCACCAAGTATCACTGCCTTTGTAAATTCTGTCGTGTTGAGTACCTGACCAAGTGCAAAAACATCACGGACACGGCGATGGTGGCGTTGGCAGAGCACTGTCCCAGCATATGCATAGAGACGTTTGACCTCCGCAATGTACCCAACGGTGCAACGATTGAGAGGGAATGGGGTGAAGCTAACTTATTGATTTACCTCTTCGGTTGTCCCGACATCACGGACACGACGGTGCAACGATGGACAGAGAGAATATGGCGTAAATGTGTGCAAGTAGATGGGGTTGGCGATTTGAAAAAGTGTCTATATCGTCTCGACTGTTTTTTTTTTTAGCCGACGGTGGCACCGTCGTAACGATGGAAGTGGTCTTGGTCGGTGCACGACTGGTCGCTGATGCCTTCCCAGTGCACGTCGCACGCTTGTGCCCATTTGCAACGGTCTCCCAAAGAGTGGTTCGAAAAGGACACGCCTTCGTCCTGCGCATATTCCAATGAGTCTGGAACCAGCCAGCTAACGTGTTCGTTGTGGTCGTTGGGATTATTGCTACATACTGCTCTGCCATTGGGGTTGTTCGGGTCTGGTTTGCACTTATTTCCGTCCTTCACCCAGAAGTCGGGACACTCCGACAGCCACGGTGGGAATCGACGCATTGTGGTTCTGGGAGCGGAAAACAAGCGGATTGCCACGATAGTCAGGTAAAGCAGGACGAAGACGGATATGATGATGAGTGCAACTGTGTAACGTGAGAGTTCGATTTTAGCCATAAAGTATGGTAGTTTGTGGTTGAGGGTGGTATGGGTATGCGTTTTATATTCATAGGCCAACAGAAAAAATATATGAACACCCGACAATAGTAAAGTACAAACCGAACGATATTCACACCATCTATTTTATATTCGAACCAAATGAACAACAACGACCACTCCACCGATAATTATTCTGTTCTAACGAATCGTGTTGGGGAAAGCGAATACGCTGTGGCGAATCCGCAACTGACCGCCATCGAGCATCTTATGACACCCGTGAATCAGCCCAACAACGGGCGGATTCAAGTGCATCCAGACGAGCACTTCCACCCTTACCAGTTTGCGGCAACTAACCAGCACAGTGTCAAACCGGCGTCGAACTTGGCCAATATGCAGGAGAGTACACTGCTCAGTCAGGCTTATTTCTCACATGAGAACACACAAATAATCCAGAACGGACTTCGACGGAATGTATTCCTGCGTACCAATAAGCATGTCCTCGAACAGAACACCGAGCAATTGCAGATCGTGATGCGTTCCATCTTCTTGCAATATAGCACCAACCGCACCGACAGCGCCGAACTCATTCGGGAGCAGATTGAGAGTCTGAACAAAAAGGTGCTTGACTACTGTGTCTCCAATGTGGTTAGCAACCTGAAGCAATACGAACACTACCGTAAGGATATTTCGAGTCTACCGGTGCCAATGGAATATGGTCAGTCAACATCTCAGGCAGGTACTCGGTCGTTGTTGCAAGGGCCATTGATTTAATGTGTTATGATGCGTGTACATATTCAAACGTTTTCATTGGCGACGTGTCTTTTTTTTCTTCTTCTTCTTCTTCGAACGACTCTGTATGTTGTTTGTTTTTTTCTGCGTCTTTTTGTTGTTGGAATTGCTATAGCCGAAATGTTTTCGGCTGTTTTTGTTCATTTGCATACCCAATGTAATTGGTTTTTTTGACCGAATAAGGTGTGAACGACGCGCACTCTGTCGTCCGTCAGCTGTATTATATGGTGTTCGCATCGCGTTTTTGCCTTGTGACAGCGCACTGAGAATCTTGCACACTTCGTCGTTTTTTCGCACGCGCGAAGGGAGTGTAGACACGCATTGGTAGGCCGTGCCCATTGTACCTCCTTTTATCTTTTCGTAAATAATCACATCACCACAACTTCGTTTGAGCGCGGGAATGGCCAAGATGCTATCCTTTTCGAATGGTGCGCGAGTGGAAACCGTTGGAAAGACGGTATGAAACACTTTATCTCCTTCGTGATGACGCACTGCTGACTGCAAACAGTAACCTTCGAACATTACCCGCATCAATCGTTCTTCCCAGTTGTCCCACGTAGATATATCTTTCGGTTTGTTCTCGATATGTTTGTACAGCATATCTTCCACCCGCTTGCGTCGCTCGTTTCGCAACTCGCCTTGCTCTTGTCGGTAATGGCGCAGTGCGTGCGTGCGTAGTATCTTGAGTTGTGTTATCCACGCATCGTGTCCTCTGGCATCGGCAAGCTCGGCCACTGTGGCCTTGCCATCTTGGTGGGCGGTGGTGATGCGCTTGTTCTCCATTTCGCGATAGCGTATGGATTTGTCTATTGCCGACAGCACCAGTTTCTTCTGCTCGATGGACAGTGGTGCAAAGGCGACCGAGTTGTAGCGTTGCAACCGACTTGTGAGCAAAAGTTGCACCTTCTCTGCATTCAAATCATCTGTCGACACAGCCGGGTCATCCTGTTTCTGTATCATTTCGGCGATCGTGTTGACGTTGCGTTTGCCGTCTGGGTACATAGCATAGAGGATGTCGATGTCTTTGAGACCGGATTCATTGACGTTTCCAAGTTTAAGGTCGTCCGTAATCGTGAAGGCTCCACCGCGCTGCGGTTTAAGATGTGTGCGAGTCTTCTCTTTCTTTCTGGATTCGACGATGTTCGTTTCGTCCAGCACGAGCGACGGGTCGGTGTCGGTTAAATCGTCTTCTCGCTCAAACAGCGTGTCCAAGTTAACCCAGCATTTCTTGGACGCTTCTGCAATGGATGCAAATTTAACTTCCAACAGTCCATATTTTTTGCAAAAGTGTTTTTTGTTTATGGCCTTTTTGTACCTATCATAGCAGTGCAACAGAGTGAGATGGTCGCCATATTTGCTCACCAAATGTGGATGGATCTGTTTTGGAAGTCGTTTACCATTGGGGCCAGTACGGGGAGTGAGCATATTCGTCAGATTGTTTTCGCACGCATCCAACAGTGCCACCAATTCTGCCATCTCGTGCGAACAATTATAGTATTTGCTGATGATCAGGCATTTGGCTTGGGCAGGCGTGATGGGTGAACGAAAGTACGACATTGCTCGTCCGAACATGTTTCGCTTGCCCGTATCGGTGGTAGAAGTGATGGCACCGAGCGAGTGCAGTGTGTTCAGTGCGGTGGAAATGAACTCCTCATTGGGTGGTTCGATGAGCTGGTTGAAAAACTGCCTGACATTAGCGACACTGTCTTTACCATCCATCGACATAATTTCAAGCACTGTTGATGTCAGATCAGTCTTGCGTATATCTGGAGTGGTGATGTCGTCAAATGCAGCTAATTCAGTTTCGGTATACAAATGGTAACACACCCCCGGATTGGACCTGCCAACACGACCTTGTCGCTGTTCAATGGCATCGCGTGCTACGTACTTCGGCTTGAGAGATTCGACGGTTGTTTGTGGACTGTATGCACTATCAAGTGTCACACCCGAATCAATCACATACGTTACCCCATCTATCGTAATGGATGATTCGGCGACATCAGTGGATACAACAATCTTTCGGGTAAACGGGTGTGCATTGTCGTTGAGTGGGTGATGTATCCGGTAGGCTTCCTTGTCTTTGGCAAAGTCGGCTTCGGTGGCTGGTTTGTCTTCGTTTGGCAAGTAGACCAAGCGGTGCTTCTTGTCCTTGATGAGTTCGCGACTGCTCTTTCCCTCGAGTTTTGTGCAGAAGAAAGGTGGCCACGATTTGGTTTTGCGCAACTCGTTCAGTTTGTTGCAAATCTTGTTGGCGGACCCACCCGACGTCACGAACGCCAGAATGTCTCCGTCCACGATGTCGACACGGTTGTCTGACCGTTCGAACTCTTTATGAATGCTGGCGATGAGCGCCTTGTCGTGTAGCAGAGGCGGACTGTCCAGAATGTCGCTGATGATGCGTACGATGTTTTCTTCTATGACCGGATTTGTCGTGCCTTTTGGAATCGGTTGTGTTGCATAATTCTTGATACGTGGAAACGGTGCGATTGCAGGAATATCAATCGCTCCAAAACGGAACGTGTGGTTTGGTACACCACTGAAGTACCGACGGTATTGTTCGGGGTCAATCGTGGCACTCATAATGACAATTTTGATGTCACGACGTATCATCACCATCTCTTTCACGAACCGCAACAACAAGTCCATATCCACCGAACGCTCGTGTGCCTCATCGATGACGAGATAATCGTATTCTGACAGCGTTGGGTCTTTCTTGATGACGGCGATGACGCTTCCGGTTGTGCTGAATGTGAGCATCGTTTTGTTGCTCCGGTTGTGGTTGTTCTTGTAGAAGAAGCCTACCTCCGCACCCAACCGCACGTCCATTGTAGTTGCTGCCCATTCCGCACTGCTCTTAGTAATGATCTGTTTGGGTATAGCACACAGTACCTTCTTCCGATAACCTCCCACATGCAATGCGAATTTTGGAAAGATGACCGTTTTACCACTGCCTGTGCCGGATTTTGCGCATACGATTTGGTTTTCGTTCATCATTTTCAAGACTTCTGCGTGTCGTGTGTAAACACCCAGATTCATCCACGTGTGCTTGGCAATATTGGCGTATGTCTTCGGTACTCCTTCAATTAGTTTTTCTTGCAAGTAATTCACATATGGTTTACCTGTCAATGGATTTGATTTGAGACCGTGTGGGTCGAGAATACCAACTTTATCCGTGATACAAAACGGTGGTTTAGCAAATGGTTCGTCGTCACTCATATGTGTGCAATAATTTAGTCTCTATTGTTCCTTAGCCAATGTCTTTTTTTGTTTCAACCGTTTGAGCAACTGTCGACGCAACATATGTATTGTTCTGTCCAGTTTACTTTGTTGGTTGCGATGGGTTCGTGCTGTGGATATGTTTCCTCCATTCGCTTTGATACTGTGTGTGATTACCGACGATGGTTTGAGTAGTTTCATTGTTTGGCGGGAAGTGCTGGGCAGATGCTTTTGAGTATGCCTACCACCAGATTGTGATGATTTGTTCACCGAATTAGTCACATTCACACTGTTTGCATCCGGAGACTCTTCTACACTGTTTGCATCCGGAGACTCTTCTACACTGTTTTCGACCGGAGACTCTTCTACACTGTTTTCGACCGGAGACTCTACACTGTTTGCATCCGGAGACTCTTCTACACTGTTTTCGACCGGAGACTCTTCTACACTGTTTTCGACCGGAGACTCTACACTGTTTGCATCCGGAGACTCTTCTACACTGTTTGCATCCGGAGACTCTTCTACACTGTTTGCATCCGGAGACTCTTCTACACTGTTTTCGACCGGAGACTCTACACTGTTTGCATCCGGAGACTCTTCTACACTGTTTGCATCCGCAAGTACGTTGTTAACTGGTTTGTTCAGTTCGCTTGCGTCTTCCTTCAGTTCTTGTGGTTCTACTGGTTCGTCATTTGTTCCTGTGTCTTCGTCTTTTTCTGCGGGTTCCTCATTGTTAAAAAACGTCTGGTCTTCTTCCCCATCCATCGCAACATTATTAACAACATTGTGGTTCGTCGTGATGTCTTCCATTGCATTGTTTGCATCTGGAATAAAATCGGTTTCTATTGGTGTTTCAGTATTAGCATTGTTTGTCATTGGGTTTTTTTCATTCTCTTGTGTACCGGATGGGAAAAGCTCTTCTAAAAACGAGCTTTTGGAAAGTTGGTACGCAACCGCACTTAACTGGTATCTTAGTGTGGACACATTCGCTTTTTTCATCATGGATGTGATTGACTGTAGCATATCGTCGGTCGGAGAAGGACGATGCTCTATGGAGTGCACTTTGTATGGGTTGACAAATGTGAGGTGCTTAATTTCGTGGTTGCTATTTATGCATACATAGAAATCTTCTGGTTGTGGGTTCTGTATCATTATCCCTTCTTTTGCACAGTTTTTGTTTATAAATTCGAGAAGCATTTTGTTGATGGTTTGAAGGGAGTCTTTGTGATCTTCGGCTTCAGGGTTTTCGTATAAATCGTGTATATACTTTGCGACACTCCGGAATGTATTTCCTTGTATTTGTTGAATTACGAACACATATGGTATACCATTTTTTTGACAAATATGTATGCTTTCAATTTTTCCAACAGATGTTGAATCTTCATTATACATGGAGATATATGCCGATTGTGCGATGTGTGCGCTATCTCTTTTGTCACTCTGAGTGTCTGTGGATGGTCGTAATTTCATTATGCAGTTGGTAATTGTCTCTACAATTCCAGGCGTATCTTGCACGGATTTCTCAGTGTCTACCATCAGCAACAGATTGCAATAGAAGACGATTTTGTTTTTTTGGTCAGGTTTGCTACCGATACTCTTCACGAATACGTTTTGTGACCCCACATATTCATTGCTATTGGGTTGGTAAAAATAGCGGTTATCTTCTGCGTGTTCGTCGGCATTGTAAAAAGAAATACTGTCATCGATATTGTTAACACGCTGTTTCAAATCATTAAATACATCTGTGTATTTGGTTTTCAATGTATTTACGGAGTCTGACATCACTGTGTCGGAGGGTACAAGACTCACAAATTTGCGAATCAGTGCGAGGAGTAGTTGGTAGTTTATTCTTTCATTGGATTCGGCCGATTGTTGCTGTATTTTAAGAGCACTGTGGTAGGCCTGATTGAGACTCGTGTTGTCGAATCCGTTCACTGTATCATTATACGCTTTTTGCAATCGGTCTTTTAAATATATTGAGAGCATATGTGTGTAACGGTTTGCTTGCAGTTTGCTATTACTCTTGTGAAAAGAGAAAAAAGAAAATAGTGTGAACGGTCGACACACACGCGCACTCAACACAGTCTCAATTGCGCAATAGATGAAGGGGACTCGAATGCGAGGATGTTGTTGTCCGTTGATGGTGTGCGCAGGAGCGTAGATAGCTGACCAAATGCTTCTTGGTACTGGCTTTCAGTTGAGGCATCGTCCACATTGTCGACTACCTTCAGCACCCTTTCCAACAGTGTTCGGTATGTTTCGATGTTTTTTGTGTCGTTGTGTATATCTCTCAGATGAAGCACATCACAGTTGTTGTGTACATGCACTGCATCCGTAATTAACCCACTCAGTTTGGACGTTTGCAAGACGTGAATATGTCCATTATGACTCTGTGCGATGTCGACCCCATTACATATTCCTTGTTTGCAACAAATGTTTGCCAAGGTCAATTGTGTGAGCATATACCCTCTGCAATTACCGATGAATATCCCGCGCACGTCAGCACCACCGTAGGCGTAGTCGCTTGTTTGGTCGATGGGTGACGTGATAAACGTGTCGACAATTGCGCTCTTCGGCAACTGGTATTCTATGCGCGGATACATAACTTCGCTGATATTCTGCAAGTCTTTGACGACCACATTTTCGACACATAAACCGGTGGTATCTTCTATGCGCAACCCAAACGCACCTTTTGACACGTGGGCCATGATATCAATGTTGTACTTGAAACTGACATCACTGCATTCGGTAATGAACGTCGCGTAGGTATATTCTGTTCGTGAAAACATCAATAAACGCTGTATGGCCACACCCCAAGGGGTCGTGTTGGTTGAATTCACCAACACCCGTGCCTGTTCCAGATAGCTCTCTGGTTGAATCGTCACAATGTCCAACACGGCGCTTGTTAAGTCTCGTACGAAAGCCGTTTTGAAGATACCGACTGTCTCTTGTGCACGCAGATCGATGTTGCTGACGGAACAGTTGTTAATAGTGACGTCTCTGGACCCCCTACAGCACTTTTGAGTATTCTTCTGCATCGGGCAACACACACCGCCGTTCTGTGCGCAACCATCACCGAGCTCGGCAATCGCAACACCTGATTCGTGTATCAAAAATCCATACATAGCACTACCGTCGGGAGGCGCGATGGTGGCACCGCTCTTCTTGTCCACCGACACCGGCGACACGAATCGGGACACTTCGGCCGGCACATTGTCCACACCATCTGCGCACGTGCCATCAATAAGCTGAATCGCCTCCCATATCGTCCGAAGCGCCATCGTTGTGCTTGGTGGGGTACTCGTTGCCAGATGTGCGATATCGGCTTCCTTGAACGGACACTTCAGCGCCTCGGCCATCGCATTCAGGTTCGTGATGACGGTGTCTCGGCTGATAGTCTTCGACGTGGTGGTGTCTGCCAACACCACGTCGATGCTCGCACTGCCGGTGCCATCCACCACCTGTTTTTGCAACGCTTTGAGATGCATCAGCATCGTGAAGGTGGTCGAACGAACCGGTGCGATCGTGATGCCGGTGACCGTCACACAGTCGATGAATGCGTTGCACACACCGTTCAGTTGCACACCACACGATTCGAAGTCGACGACCGAGAGCTTCTGCAACAGGATGCCGGTGTTGTTGTTACCGTGAACGCCTCCGTGGCTGGACAGACCAATGGTGCCGTTGATGATGAGACAGTGGTTCGCCGACACATAGGGGTAATCCCCGACAGACTGATTGACCAGTGCCGGACCCTGCGAGGTGATGAAGGGTGAGCTTCCCAGTTCGATGATGTTGAAGAAGCGTTGTGTAAAGTAGTGCTCGTAGGACTGGCGTATTGTACAACCTTGCAAGTCGATGACCACGTCGTCGCATTCAACTGTGATGGCTGCGAAGTAGCCCATTGCATAAGCCTTGTTCTCTGTATATGCGGTACTTGTTTCCAAATACTCTGGATCCGGATTAAATACGATATCTTCACATAGTACGTACAGACCACTTTTTTTGATTTGATAGGTGCCATGGTCAAAGTCGGTTTGTCGCAACAATGTGCAGTTTCCACAATGGTAATAATCTCGATATAATGAGTACAAGGACTGTTGTAAGTTGTAGCTGGATTCTGTACTCATTTTTGGTAGGTAGTAGTAATTATGATGGTATATAATTGAAAACGTATTATGCTTGTAGAGAGAAGATAAAAAAGGATATTTGTACACATAAACACGAATATACTGCATACATACTAACCATACCATTAATTCACAAATGTTCGAAACAATTACTTCACTTCATAATAGCGAAACTCCTGTCAAGAAGCGGAAGACGTGTGACACGATGGAAACAACTGTTCACCGGTACATTGTTCTTAATAGCAGAGAGACATTGCATATACTGAGTGGCAACGAGTTATGCAAACTGTTCGACCAAGACAGCGACCGTTTGTTGTTTCAGACGCAGGCGGGAGATATCCAACGCAACGTGGATGTCGGCCATCTGTCTGATTTGAAGATGTTTCAGTTGAACCACAAGGAAATCCACGGCCACTACTCGTTTTCCACCCAAATGGTTGTGGCCGAGCACAATAATAAGTACGCACTTGTAGATGGTCAGCACCGATTGGAGACAATTCGTTATTTGTTGGATGTAGATTCTGATAATGTGTGTTCGATTTCAGTGCCTGTATTAGTGGTGCAGTTGAGTTGTGTGAGTGAATACGATGAATTATTTGTAGCTGTGAACAAGAACAAACCTGTACGTCTGTACAAGAATGTGCACGAATGGAAGACAATTGGCAAGTATTTAGAGCAATATTTTAACCAGCACTACAGTATGTACATTAAGACTACCGAACATCCAAATGTACCCCATCTAAATGTGGACAGCTTAATGAAGTACATTGATGATGGGGACTACATACGCAAGATGGCAATTGGTTATGAAGAGCTCATCAAAGAAATTGAGGAGCTCAACAATTGTTACCGTTTGCACTGGAAAGAACTATTGCAAACCACTCGGTACCTACCAAACGTCGCAATGTGGGCGGAGAAGTGTGAGAAAAAGAACCCTCAACGACCGTTGTATTTGGGTATGTTCCGCAAATTTGAGTGGGTAGACCGCATCCTGCTCAAGTTATCGAATCCGTCACAGTTCCAATCGTATTTGATGATGAAGCATGTGCCCGTAAACTACCGTGGTAAGATTAACAAGAAGCTTAGACGGATTGTGTGGAGAAAGCGCAACAACGACACTCTCACTGGTAACTGCTACGTGTGCCAAAAGAATCTTCAATACGAAGAGTTCGAGTGTGGACACGTTGTGTCGGTGTTTGCTGGTGGTGTTTCGTCGGTTGACAATTTGGAACCCATTTGCCGTATGTGCAACTCTGATATGGGCATCGAGCATTTGGAGACGTTCAAGACAACGTTTTTTGAAAACGGGGTCACTGACGAGTTATGATGAGCATTTTTTTCTGCACCTCTATTTAATCGTACTGTTTTTACAACATATACCATCACACTACCATCACACCCGATTGTTTTTATCATTAATGTCTACTCGCAAGAATAACACACGACGACCTTCCAACAAAACCGAGAAATTGGTACAGTCTACCGACAAATCGGCCAAAATGACAAACGCTTTGCGGAATGTGCGTAATGTGAATGACCTCGTATTATGGGCGAGAAAGTACCCAAAGCAGTTCGCGACGGCGCTAAAAACATCAGGTGTTGTTAGTAAATTCAAACGCCTTACATCTCGAACGAACCGTTAGGATGCTTCGCACCCCTGTCCTTCAATCAATCCACGCACCATTTTATTCTGGTATAAATAAGCAATATCCCGAATGAAACCCCTACAGTTTGTCACATGGAACTGCTTGTCTTGTTACCCGCAATATTTTGATGAAGTCAAGGCCATCGAAAAGGGAGCAACGAGCACGGCACTGCAGGCAAACCGGTTATACAATATCAAACGATACAAAAATATAATCTCCCTCCTTATGCCATACATAGAGCATATCCGCGAGCGCAAGCTTACGGCCATCCTTCTCCAAGAGGTAGACTTCGAGCTGTTGCAGATGCTCAACGACACTGTCCGTCAGTCGTTTCGAGATGTGAATGTCCATTTTCGCAAACCCTACATGACCTACCCACACAACCAACCACCGCCACACCAGTTTGCGTACTTTCTGGTGACCCTCCACCACCAGCACAACCACCGTCGGTCTTGTTCGTCGAACACACGACTCGATCGTTGCCTCGTCACGTCACTCAAAACGTGCACCGTATACAATGTGCACATACCGTGGGTGGCACCCGAACACCCACCTTACAAGCACCAGCGCACCGAGCAAACCGTCCGAGCATTGTCGCTCGCGATGTGCAACCACAAGACAAGTGTGTTGCTGGGTGATTTGAATATGTCGTGCGACTTCAATGTTGGTCTGTACAACAAGTATTTTCCACAGCAGTTATACAATACACACGCATTTGGCGAATCGTACAAACTGAGCCCAGAAAATGTGCTCCAACGCAAAACGTTCAAGTTGCTCGAACACACCCCCGACGACGCGTGCATTGTGCACGGTTGCTATTCCTTGTCAACGCGGGTCGAATCTCTCAGTAAGAAACAAATGCCAATCGACCATACGGGATGGTTCATTAAACAGGCTAAAAGCACGTATCCATCTGATCACGCACTCGTTCGTGTGGATTGCATCCCAGTGAGCAACAAGCATAGCCGTCGGTCACATACAAACAGAAACAAACACCGTCATTATAATATGTATCAAGTGTCCAAGCAGAAGTCAAGAAGAAAGCGCCACTAAATATACGGTGTATTCCGCACCGTTCGTGTCGATTTCAGATGCCGATGAATATTATTTTTATAAACATATGAAAACAACACGAACGTAATAACCCCCATATCAATTAGATCCATATCAACGCCGGATTTATCGAGCTCCTTCTCTGAGATGCACTACGCCAACATCGACGTCAAGTCCATCGAACCCGCTCATCTGCAACCCGACGACCAACCACACACCGCGTGCGCCGAGAAGACATATTGCGCGATTTGTAAAGATGAACTCGAAGTGTCCAGTGCGAAGACGAAGCCAGAATCTGTCAACGACGTCGTGAGATTGCCATGCAGTCATTCGTATCATTATGTGTGTCTTCGCGAGTCGTGCCGACACTACACGACATCCAAAGCATCTCTCGAATGTGCTCTGTGTCGGTCAACGTTTCCGGCATTCGACAAGCCGAACGATGATATATACGTCAAGACGTTTCACACGGTCGTTGCTAAAGCTAAACCCATAAATTCCGGATACAAACCAGTCAATTGGGATACAATCGTTAAAGGCACGCACCTGTTTATTAACTCAAAAGATTCACAATACATGAAGCACTCGGCTAAATATGTTAAACAGACGAAGTGTCAAGCACAAGTGCGATTTGCAGATGGTACATTTTGCCGATTTGCAAAGTCAAACTTGCTGGCCTTCGTCAATTGATGAATCGTTGTTGCATTACATAGACCAATAATGCGATTGTAATTATATGTATTATTCATTTAGTACGTTATTTATCTTATAAACTACTAACACAAACATTTAGACCATTTTCACTACTCTGACCATTAAAAAGAACTACCAAGCATTTGATATGTTAGAATAGTGGTGTTGTCATATATACCATTTTATTTTGTAAAAAGACGAGCAATTGTATTAAATATATACAACTCAACGAGTAACACGACACTTCGTCTTCCGCGGGATATTGTCAGCAGTGTTTAACAGCTTGTCAATGTACACAATTGTATTACTTTGGGCGTTCATCATTTCACCGTTGTTTTCATCCCTGTCACCATCATCCACTTCACCATCATCCACCTCACCATCATCCACCTCACCATCATCCGCCTCACCATCATCCACCTCACCATCATCCGCCTCACCATCATCCACTTCACCATCATCCACCTCACCATCATCCGCCTCACCATTACCATACACACCATCATCATCCACCTCATCATCATCATCATCATCATCCACTTCACCACCATTCACCATACCACCCCCATCCACAAGACCAGCATCAGCATCCGCTTCACCATTACCATACATACCATCATCCGCATCATCATCACCATTACCATACACACCACCATCATCATCATCATCACCATCATCATCATCATCATCATCATCATCATCATCATCACCATCATCATCATCATCATCATCATCATCATCATCATCATCATCATCATCACCATCCGCCTCACCATTACCATACACACCATCATCCGCATCATCATCAGCATCAGCATCAGCATCAGCACCACCATTACCATACACACCCCCATCCACAAGACCAGCATCAGCATCCGCCTCACCATTACCATACACACCATCATCATCATCATCATTATCATCATTATCATCATCATTATCATCATCATCATCATCATCATTATCATCATCATCATCCACTGCCTCATAATCGACGTTGTTCCAGTGATTATGTTGGGGTGTCATCTGGAGTGAGACGCGAGACGTGCTGGTGTGTACACCACGCGTGAAGAAGTGACCTTTTGTCTTACAAGGTATATTGTGTGCGATGAGTGTATAGCTTACGAAGCACTGTGGGAGAGGGTTGCTGTAGGAGAAGGTGATGGGCAAAATAATATCTTTTTGTTGCATCTCTCCATGATATACTGTGTTTTCGGTATCATTGATATATATGCTGTACTTGAACCGTTTGGTAGATTGGATGAAAGCCGATTTGAACTGGTCATTTTGAGTATTGCCGAACAGTTCCAGTAGGTTGATTTCCAATATGTGCAGGTCAGAAACCAAACACAATTTTTGCGCAGGAACTTTTATATTGTACAAATGTGAGTGAGACATTTTTTGCGAAATGGAACACCGTGGTCGAGAGTTTGTCAACGATTATTTGGGTGAGATAATAAACCAGTGTGTGTTTGTTAAAAACGGAAATCATTATTTAAGAAAAATAATGTTTGATGACAAACAGCAAGAGACTCGAAGAGAAACGCGACACATTAATTTTTCGTTTATTTGTTTGCCTGATTATGAAGTTGAGACAAACTATGGACGTGATGTGCACCTTGAAGTCACCCCCTGAGTATCGACCGATGCCATACGATTGCTTGCAAAGGTGTGGTCAGAATAGTACAGATAAACATCTATTGATTATACGGTTTGAATATGATACGCCTTGTAAGAAAGGAGGACACAGAAGAAAGAAACACAAAAAAACGACTCATCCACCCACACTTGTATCGTCGAATCCCATCATGGAGCTGTTGCATTCGCGCACCGAAAAGAAATGCGTTGACGCATTGCAAAAGCGAAAACAGAAGCAGACACACACGACGGAATCACCACATGCCGAGTCATCGTCACCCGTACCCGCGGTTGCACCCATTACTTGGTCGACTTGGAACATGCGTGCAGTTGCTCCAATCATTCAGTGGTTGCAGAAGAAACGTGTGAGATACATTCACTCGGACTGGGTCAATGAGTTCACAAATGGTGAGCGGGTGTGCTTGGTGAGTCAACACGGGGTGGTTCTGCACAACCATCAAATCACTGCGACCACACACTACCGGTGCCACAGCGCTTTTCACGGGATTCAAATGCAATGTGCTCGGACAGCGATAAACGTGCACAACCAGAACGACCGTTGGTGGAAAGAAGCTAACAATAATACTGGAAACGGGCTTCACACAGGCATTCTTCATTCTACGTACCAACAGCGCATATACGTTTGGGACGATTTCACTTATATATATTTGACAACGGCGGACGGACAAGTATACAATGTGTCTGTCGAACACCAACTCACTGACACACGAGCCCACCAGTCGTCGTTGCACCTACTGCTCACAAATATATCATATCACCTGTCAAAGCACACCAGACAACAACATAAATAAGAATAATAAATCAATCGTAACGAACATAATAAACATTTTGCCACGTTTTGCGTAACGACAACATTTGCAAGAATTGTACCAGCCATACACCTGTCATCATTCCATACCACACAAAACGATTACCCCAGTACGGTGTTTGACAAACTTCGCAACAATGCATTTTCTTTGCACGGGGTCGTTTCAGATTCCATCGTTGCAAACACGTCGTGTGCACACTTCGGGTATGGCACTTGCAAGGGTGCACCAATGGGTCAAACGCGGATGCAGTAGATTCGTGGCAGATACCACAGCACAGTGAAGAAGCGCTTACGTCGCACATAGAGAAGCTGGAAAGAAAGATTTGAAAGAGCAAATGAGATGGACAGCGGTTGCAGTGAGTTATAATTATAGTAGGTGAATGTTTGGCGTTAAGTGGCTATGATCGGTGACCAAACACTCGTAGTTTTTAATATTGTTTATACATCATACAGTTGTTGTGTTTTTGTAAGTATTTATTCATTTCACGCACTGTCAGTGGTATTTTTATATTTGTTCGCACAAAAAAACAAATATAGATAGAAATGAAGCGAATGAAACGGCACGTCTACGTGTATTAGACCCAATTGACAACGTTGTTTAATGTTGGATGCAACATGCGTTGGTTGTCAAATTAGCTGAATTACATCACACACGTACACGTTTAATATTATATAAAAAAAATTGAACATTAATATTTTAATAATCATTTCGTACAGTTCTGATCCGTTGAGTCGACCGCCCACACCCATTTTGTCATTCTACACGATGTTTCAAAAAGAATATAGAGAGCTTTCGCAACTGTTTCACGAATGCCCGTGCAAGCCGTTCGAGTACGAAGATGCGGAAGATAATACAGATGGTGGGATAACCGACACGAAGACGAGCGCAACACGGGCCGATGGTGAGGATGAAGAGTTCTATGATGCGGTATCTTTTGATGATTTGTTTCACCAGCACAGTAGGTGGTTAAATCAAGTGAATCAGCTGAGGCCACCATATAATACGTGCGTGGAGAAGATACGCGATGCAGAAGAAATCAAAGCAAAACTGTGCGCGCATTTGTGCGATGGCACGCGTCAACCGGTGACGAAGACGCGGAAGTGGACTATGTTTGACGAAATCACTGAGAGTAGCGGCAGTGACTTGTTCGAGAAGAAGAAGAAGCAGTTGGAATGTCGCATCAAAGAATTGGAGGCGAGTATCAAGCGTTTTTACGATGATGTAGAGTCTCGACAGGAGAAGCTGGATGACTGGGAGGGGCGCGTGGCGGACAAGTGGCGACAGGTATCGTCTCTGTTTGGGTTGTATGGTGTGCCGATGAACAAATCGTCGGTGTCGACGTTGCAGTGGTTGCACACGAAGGGCATTACGAACAGTGGTTACTTGGGGCTGTTTGATGTTGGTCATTACCTGTGCAGTGCGTTGCTTCCCTTCCGTCGGTCGATTATGTGCGGTGCCGTTTTAGCACAGTACGCATCTATGTGGAGTGTCGATTGGACAACGTCGTTGCGTGCGTGTGGTTCATTGGAGCTGTTGAACTTGATGTATCCGTATTTGCGTGAATTACGGACATCCAAATATGTCATTCGTACGGACACATTGATTGCAATGTTTGCGCTGAACACATTTGAGGTGGACTGGTTGACCAATCTGGGGCTGTGCTCAGTGGTGCAATTGTGGATGATGCTACGTGCGAACGACATGTTGATTCATTATCCATATTCGAACAAGAGTGATGATGATGATACTGATGATACCGATGATGATACTGATGATACCGATGATACCGATGATACCGATGATGATACAGAAGAGGTTAACAAAGACCGAACTGAGGAAAAAAACACTATCGCCAACGCAACGCCTACCCAGCAAGAGGAGTCTACACTCCCTATTAGTGACACGGACATTGAGTGTGTGGTAAAAACAGAAGAGTATAGTAGCGAAACCAGTGTGTGTGTGAAAGATGGTGTGACTGACGATTTGAAACAGAAGTCGGATTGACGGATTTGGTTGGTTGGTTTTGGTTGTTTTAGTTGGTGGTATTTGTTCACGGTTAACAATACAAATGTTCAATCATTCGTTGTGTTTCTTTCTTCTGTTCGTTGTCTACGCATTTCTGGGCAACAAACCGCTTGTAGCCATCCACAACATCTTGGTATGTAATGACTCGTTGGAGGCTCTCAAGCTTTCCGAACACTCGTTTGCAATGGGCGATTTTGGTGTTTAGCAGGAGCGTCTCGATGTCGCCGGCATAGTGCTTAAAGTCGCTGGTTTTGTCTTTCAGGAATGCTGTAGTAAACAGCGCTTGCTCGAGACCGTTCACAGCAGACCAGTGACACAGTTTGTTGATTTTGAACAACAATATGTTGGTGAGTTCTTCCCAGTTGTAGCCGTTAATTGTGTAGTAGAAACTGAATCGTCGACGAAGACCGGGGTTCAGTTCAAAAAAATACTTTTCTGTTTCCTGCTTGTAGCCGGCAATAATGCAGATGAACTTGCCTTTGTGTTCCGTCAGGTTTTGGTTGAGTGTGTTGATGCATTCGGTGGAGAAACTATCTGTCTTGCTTTCTCCCTTGCTTCCGCCGTTACCGAGCGCGTAAATTTCGTCTATGAAAAGCACTCCACCGATACTCTCATCAATTACTTTCTGTGTCTTGGTTGCGGTGTGACCGACGTACTCACCTATCAGGTCGCTTCTTCTTGCGATGCGAAAAGTGTCAGTCTGTGTGACACCGAGGCTGATGAATATGCGTGCGAGCACCTTGGCGAATGCGGTTTTGCCGACTCCGGGTGGTCCGTATATTACAGTATGGAACATATCGTAGTTGTTGTCTTCGTCGGTTACACTATCACTCATTCGGTACTGTTTGCAGGATGTCTTTTGTTTTGCCATACCAGAAAGAAGTGTTTCGAACAGACTACGTTCAGTAGAGAGCTCTGTATGTATTTCTTCTTGTGTGCAAGCGTTCTGTGTGGTAAATTGCTGGTGGTTGTTCTTGCCACTCAAGTAGATGACTTGATCGACTACTTGTTTCTTGAGCTCGTTCATACCAACCATCTGTTGAAATTCTTGTAATGCGGGGATCATCTTGTACAATCCCGCAATGTTCACAGAATATTTTTTGTGCTTGTATTCGGGGTCTTCGAATAGCATGCCCACATCAATAAGGTCTTGTAATGTCTCTATACTTTGTGAAATAGTTGTGAAAGTCTGTTCGATTATGGGTTCGTCGTCGAGTCTGTTCACTTCATCTTCACTCGAATCGTCTTTTGGTGGCGACACACTTACACTGGGCGAACGTTCAAACATATTTTCGTTGTCTGGTTGTGAAGATTTTACAGACTTTTCAGTACCAAAATCGTAGATGATGATTTGTGGTGTGTTTTCGGTGGTGTCAGGTGGTTTGTCATCCGTCTTGCAACTGCAGTGTCGTTTCGGCGAGTGTGTCTGTTTGACTGTGTGGTTATGTGAGATGCCCTGTCTTTTCATTTGTGTATTAATATTATTGTATGTATTCATAGTTGCCATTTATGTACAATAGAGATTTTGACTGCTTTGGTGTGTTTTTTAAAGTATCGCAGTCACGACAGCTGTTGCATTATCTGTTTTTGGCGGATGCTCCATTTGTGCTGTAACATATGTTCTTCTTGCAGACAGTCGAGTGTATGGTCAATAAGGGTATGATTCTCTTGTATAAAATTGTATATCTGGCACACTACACGTTCGTAAGCCATTTTCGACAAAGGTGTGGATTGTTTCTTGAAATGGGTGTTTGATATATCGGTTGTGAGCTGAAACATTAGCAAATAGGTGGTTAGTGTAAAGGACTCTATCAGCAGGTGTGTAATACAGTATTCAAACAGACCATAGTCGCGATGTACTGCTTCTGACATACTGTGATTCAGGATATTGAGCGTGATGTTGACGTCGTCGTCGGTCCATTTTTCGTCTGCATCGTTGCACAAGTACTTCATATTCAGTACTTGGAACATATTGCGGTACACCATACGATACGTAGAAATTTCGCGGAACATTGAATTTTGAGTATGTTCTTTGCAAGTAAGGGCACCAATACTTTTCTTGATTGCGAACTGGAACCCGTCGTGGATGGAAGGAAAGGTGTTTAGCTCCTTCATCAGCTGGTGAGTGCGCGACATATGCAGAAACTCGGTATACAGCAGTCGACCACGTTCAGTGAGAAAGAGCGTCAGTTGGATGTTGGAAGAGTAGTTGTAGATAATCCAGAACACGTTGTCGATGAGCAACAGCCCCATATCCACTGCCTTGATGCAGTTCAGGTCTTTGAGCGGTTGCATCTTGTGTTTCATGTCGAAAAATCCCTTCCACAGTGCGCACGCGTACGTTTCGATGATGGTCTTGTTGGACTGGGGTGTCGACACAAGGGATTCCTTTTGAATAAACTCAAGAAGGTTCTCCTTGCTATCTGTTAACGGTGGTTCTTTTGGTTTCGGGTTATCGTCCATTTTAGTTCTATGTTAGATTTTAAAATCACGTGTTTCAAAAAAAGTCGAAAATGCTTTGCATTACACGTGACAATGCATACACAATGTCCCGAATTGTTGCTGACGACCGCCCACGTAGCGTATTTTAAAAAGCTCATCACACACCAGAACCGGTTGTGCTCAGAAGTTAAGCTGTGCTACGACCAGACGGGTGTGACGATGCACGGCACGTCGGCGACTGACAGTGTGCTTCTTACCATCTGTATTGGCAAGATTTTTTTTAAGAACTATGATTGTCAGAGTAGTCGTGTAGTCCGTATCAATATTTATCATTTATACAAAATTATTAAAAAAGTCACCTCATTTATGTATCATACAATTCATATACGGATATATCCAAACGAAACACAAGATGCATACAACTGGATGCACCTGTGGTTCGAAACCGAGAACCGAATGGATAAATATCACACGCGTGTGTATTCGATTACGAACAACGAACCCTTGTTATCGAGAGAATCGCTACATAACGCATCGCCTTCAAATACTGTACAGATGGAAATGAATGCCACCCAGTTTCTTGATGCGTTGCACAAGTTCGATGCGGAGATGTTTCAGACGGTGACATTCACAGTAAAAGGCGTATACAAAAAAAACACAACTGGACAGTCAGACACCTACCGGATAGGAGTGGAAGCCGACAAAAGCACGGTCGTCGTGCGTGGCCGGAACGACTCTATCACTGGCAATGTGCATATGCGTGCATCGTCACTTACCGGACACCCCACACGCGTGAATATCAAGAATCATCGGTACTCACTGGAGCTGTTGCACAAGAGCTTGGCGTTCTACAAGCTATCGCCGTCTACAACTTGCACCGTTCAGTTCTTTCCGCACTTCAAGCTGTTGTGTCTGGTGTTTCACCTACCACACGACGTTTTTGTGGAAGTGCTCTTACCTCACATACCAAATACGTACGGAGAAGATACGGCTTGCTCGTCTGCATCCGACGGTGAATAAAAGCGTAATTAAGTATGTCGACTGTTCAACTGCTGTTCAGTTCTTGTACATCCGTGATATAATAACAGCCGGTATGTGTTTCGATGCTACACATATCAATATATCCCGATACTGGTAGCTTCGCACGATTCTGGTCGAGGAACACACAAGCCTCTTTGTATGTTTGGTGTGCATTATCGGTTGCAATGATTACTGATTGTGTGTGGTAGGGGAATGACACGACTGATTGGGCAGAATGACCACCGCGTGTGTGTTGCAGGGTTCTTCTATACAGCACTGGTGTGTTGCCAGGTGCGAACACCAACCGCAACCCTTGCAGTTCTTGGCATATACGCACGGAAATCATGCACGGTTCGACCCACACCGGACGTATCTGTTTGACCACCCAGAGACGCATATGCTCGTGTGTTCCGGTGTGAAGAACCGAACCGTCATTGTGGCGGGCGACGAAGGACGTCGCACGGAGGTTGTTGTGACGAACAAAGGCGTCGACTTCTTGTGCTGTGTGGCAGAATCGTTTAGGAATACAGTGTAGTCGCGAAGTAGCATCGTATTGGTGTTCGTAAAAATAGGTTCGTTTCGTTGCGGTGTCCGTTCGCTTTTCAGTTTGATGAGTGTCGGTCTCTTTCATTATGCACAATGCATTGTGCACTGGTGGTGAGGCATCTTTTAATTTCTGGTAATTTCAAGCGAAGAAACAAGTTAGTCTCCTTCCCCTCGTGCTGTTTTGAGTTGGTTTTGTTTCGCGTGTTGGTTCTCCGTGCTCTTGCGTAGCTTCCGCTGCTTCTTCTTGTTCCCTCCTCCCGCGTTCGGCTGTTTGGTGACAAGCGTATTGGCCAGTGTTGGCGGGGCGTCTCGAGACAGCGCGTTTTGACCCAGTTGCGCGGCGGCTTGTGCCAGCTCTTCGGGTGTGTGTGTTTGCAACTCTTGCATCCGTTTCTGTACGCGAGACAGCTGTTCGGGCGTCAGGTCGGGTGCCACGAACTTGTCGAACATCGACTTGCCGATGGTTTGGGAGGCCTGTTCGAACGACGTGTCGCGCTGTTGCACGCTGTCGAACATTTTCAGGATGTACTCCAACTGCTCTGGATTCATATCGGGCTCCATCAATTTGTCTACCAGTTTCGGATACTTTTGACAGAAAGCGGTGTGGGTATTCCGGACTTCGTCCACGGTGTTGCCAGCAATGCTCATCGCGCGGATGGCACTCACGGTTAGGCGGAGCTCCGCACCAGTCGGCAAGGCCGTCAGATCACACGAATAGTCTTCGGGTTGCTGCATATCGGTTCGTAAATTGTCAACGGTTATGATTTTAGACAAACCCAAACATAGAGTTTCGCACAGAACAGACGCGAGTGTAATAATTATCTGTGATTATTAACATATAACATACCATAATACTGTAAACACATACACACGTATCATAATGGAACATTTATTCGCAATCGCACGTGCTACTCAAAAAGCGCTCACGTCCGCTCACAATGAGTTCAATCGAGAGCTCTACTCCGTTCCCAAACACGTGCCAACTGCCGACACGAACACCCGCATACCAACCACCAAAAACACGCCAACATTAACATTGACAGAGCTTAACCGGTTGCGTGATGCGATGTATGCAAGTGGAAGGTGATACGAACTATTGTAATCTAATAAAAGAAACACGAGTTAAGACGGAAACATTTTAAATGTGACTCTATGAAACAATATACTATTGTGCGTTTTAACGTTTTAATTTACTACAATAGAAAGGGTGAACCAGATGAGCAGTGAATATTCACACGAAGATTTGTCTGCGGATGATAGCTATACCAATCATTCAACCGGGGAAACAACCGCTACTTCCGCGGACTTGCCAGAAGAAGCGGTGTTCTTGATGATGCAACAAATGCCTACCATGCTGACGATTGCCATTCTCATTTACTTCATAATAGCACCGATCGTGATGCTCAAACCGTCCACCTTGCAGAGTGGCAGTGGCTTCCTGATGAACCAGATGCTCATCAACTCTTCGCTGTTGGTGACCTTTTCCGTTCTTTATGGTATGCTCACTATATTCTTTAACAAGAGCATCGTAACAACACACCAGAACATCATTCTGCCACTTGTACTCATCGGAGGTCTGTGGGTGAAGAGTTACTTGACTTACCAGAATAGCCTCTACGACTATTGCACAGAAGTAAACGGTAACGGTAAGTACAATGAAGGCAATGTACCATACAAGTGGCAACAAATCTTATGGAACACTTCTAAAGTGTCTATTTCTATTTTCGTCACATACATATTTATTATACTATTTCCACAATCCGTCATACCATTCAACCAATTCTTTTGTGGCGAAGCCACCCCCCATCCACTCGTAGTGTTCTTTTCGATCGGGTTCTGGACAGGTTGTGCAACGTGGGCCGGAGAAGCAAGTTGCTATTTCTCGCTGTTGCAGAGTGGGTGCCAACCTGCCGACAAAATCAATTTCGAATCTATCGACCAAGTCATACGCAACTATGATAAAGAAGACGATGGTTAAGAACCATAATATACCACTGTGAAGAAGGTACACACTGACTTACATATTTATAATCTATACCAGATAAACCGTTCGTTTGGTTCGACTGTGTGTCGTTTTTTCAAAGCTCAACAAGACAGTGCATTCTTCACATCTTCAGGCAATGGGTCAATCTGAGTTTCGTAATACTCAACGACACGCTTGAAGTTCGGATAGTCGTCGTTATCGCGCCCACGACGACCATCGCGACTGTCTCTACGGTCGTTACTACGGTTCACAACAAAATTGACGGCATACCCTTTGCGACCAAAACGACCACCCCGCCCGATGCGATGCAAATAGGACTCAATCTCTCGTGGAAAATCGTAATTAATCACGAGAGACACTTGTTGGACATCAATGCCACGGCATAGCAAATCAGTCGTAATCAATGCGCGCACATCACCACTGCGAAACCGTTTCATCACGTCGCGACGTTCTTCTGTCATCATTTGTCCGTGTATCGCCTCACAAGGTATTTTCTCGTGGTGTAGCTCACGGCACAAATACTCCACACCACGCTTCGAATTGCAATAAATCATCATCTGGCAAACTGGAATAGAACTGTACACATCCATAAGCGTACCAAACTTGTGACGCTCATCTTCCAGATGAACCACATACTGCCGAATACCCTCTAATGTCAGCATCTCACGTGCCACACGAATCTCAATCGGGTTCCGCATAAACTCTCTGGCCACCGCATCCATTTCCGGTGACATTGTTGCGGAGTACAACCCAATCTGTGTCTGCTGGTCGACAGAGTCCGGCAGTTGATTAATAATATCACGAACTTCCGTTTGGAAATCAGACGACAACATCTGGTCGGCTTCGTCCATAATGAAGTAGCGCAAGTTCCGTGTGTTGATGTATCGGTCTCGTAAAAGATGACATATACGACCTGGTGTAGCCACGATTACGTGTGGTCGTGTCGTGTACAGCTCGTCCACACATCGTCTCACATTACCACCACCAGACACCAGCGCCACACGAACTTTCGTAAACTGACCGATACTTGTAATCACCGAGTGAATCTGTGTTGCCAACTCGCGCGTAGGAGCCAATATGATGCCCTGCAAATGGTTATTGTCTTCCTCAATCTTTTGAAGAAGAGCTACCGAAAAAGTAGCAGTCTTGCCAGTACCAGACTGCGCCTGCGCAATAATGTCTCGGTTGTGCTTGACAAAAGCCGGTATCGCCTTCTGCTGAATGATACTCGGTTTCTCGAAACCATAAGACAACAAACCACGAAAAATTTCTGGACGCAAGTTCATCTCTTCAAATGTCTCGACGGCTTCATCATCGTGAAACGGCACCGACTCTTCATTGGTATTCTTCGCATCAACATCATCGTCGTACGTCTCTCTGGTATCTTGTTCTTGGCGTGTGTTCATTTTTTAACTGCACAAGCGTTCGCTGTTATGGTTGGGTTAACTGTGTGTGTTCTTATATGTCGAATAATGCTGGTTGTTCATAAGGTGTTCCAAATGGGTGACCATATTTATAATATGTTTTAATAAAAAAATTCATTCATATATATATTAATTGTTAAACACGTCGAACTCTCTCCTCCGAATCCATAATGTGTGACAACCGTGCTTGGCGTACTCAGGAATTCAACAACAAACGGAACCTCTACGGCAAACTCGCCTACAACGGCACGGGCGATGTGCGCGTGAACGGTAAGGTCAACAACGGGCTGGGTGTGCACGAGGCGAAGGTCGTCTTCTGGGCACCCGCTCCACCCAACTACGGCACGAGCTACTCTGGCTCTGCGCTCCCCTACACCAATTCCGAGATGGCATTTGACCAGACACCCAACTCTGGCACGGTGAACGTCGACCGCGACGGCTCTTTCTCGTTCTCTATCAAGTACCCCAACGCCTACTACACCGGACTCGGTACTATGTACGTGTCGCCCCACATCCGTATGCAAACGATCATCAATGGCAAGGTGGGAGACACCGAAGTCGTTCGCATTGGGGAAGGCATCCCGTTCCGCCTGTTGACGTATCCACCCGTACCTGCGACCGCCCCACGATGCTCTCCGTCATTCTACGCGAACGACCGTCTCCCTGTCCGCACCCAAGAGCAGATTCTGCGCGACAGTGCGTACCCGTCCACGAACGCAATGCCTGCCAACTTCTGGGGGCTCCGTCCATCGCATTGATTCGATTTCAACAGCACATTCCAATCATACCCAGCACACCTAACATCTTCACCGCACACTCGTACTGTCTCGCATCGAGTACCAACCGTTCGCCTCGATAATCCATATGCCCAGAGAAGTAGACAGGGCTGTACTCCAGTCGCAACAACTGATACTCGCGTTCTTTCTGGTCGGTTTCGCTGTCGCCCAACGTGTCCAATATGCGGTGGACACTCATGAGGTGCACGTGCTTCCGCTCTTCTTCCTGCCACTGGGCGTAGGTTTCTTCCATCTCTCGCATCTCGTGGTCGATGTCGATGTTGTACGGGTATTCAATGGTTGGTTCGTTCATACAATCGATTTGTGTGATGCGTCGAAGGAAGGAAAGGTATGTATATGTGAACTGATGCTGGTTACTATTTATTTGTGTGTAGCGTATGATGTATGTGTTATTGTCGACTTAAACAGTGTATTTAGTGTACCTAAAACAAACATGTCCCCCACCCTCACAAATACTGTATTCTCGCTCGCCACAACACTGGCCAATGCTCGTCACCAGTGTCTCCACGTGCCCGACAATCTCACCGCCCATCGTGCGAACCTGAACATGGTGTCGTTGGCGAGCGTGCACACGCCGATGAGCGAATTCCTGGCCAATAGCGACTCGGACGATTACCTGCCGTCCATCATCGATTACCGTCTCGCCGACAAGGTGGTCTCGCCAGTCAAGGACCAGGGGCAGTGCGGTTCGTGCTGGGCGTTCTCAAGCGCCGAGTCGCTGGAGGGTCAGCTCGGGCTGAACGGCCACCGCACCAACGTGTCGACGCAGAACTTCGTGGACTGTGTCGCGGTCGACTACGGGTGCGGAGGTGGCTGGATGGACGACGCACTTGCCTACGCGGAGAAGACGGGTGTCGAGACGGATGCGGATTATCCGTACACGGCTGTCACGCAGAACTGCCAAGCGAATGCTTCGCAGGCGACCATCCGCCCGACTGCATACGTAGACATCCCAGCAAGCGACGATGCGTTGCGTCGTGCGTTGCTGGTGATGGGACCCGTGTCGATTGCGCTGGATGCCACTGACAATTTCCAGATGTACAATTCGAGCGACTACATCTTTAATGACGACACGTGTGACCCGACGACACCCGACCACGCACTCTTGTTAGTGGGGTACAACGATGTGAAGAAGTATTGGATTGTGAAAAACTCTTGGAATACAGATTGGGGGTTGAACGGATACATTTACATCAACAATACACTACCAAATATGTGTGGTATTTCTTCGTATGCAGTAACCCCATACATCGAACCACATACGACCGTTGAAGAACGACACCGTATATTAAGTCATATACAGAGCATTCCGGAAGATTGTGGGTTTGTGATTTAGGGTGCGGGTTGTTCGGTTGGAGCTTTTTTGAGAAGAGTATTCGAATGCTAACAAAAACACAATAAAAGTGGTTATGTATAATTCTACACTTATTAACGTTCTATGTGTTGTATTCTGGTAATTTGGTTGCGTTGTCGTATGTTGCTTTTAAAAAGACAAGATGCACTTTTTGATGGGTGCTTATCAAATAGTAAGAAAGCTATATAGCATCTGGGAAACATCTGTGGGAAGTTCCAGATGCGTAATCCGTCGTAACCAGTACCCGTAGTAATTGTTGTTGAACATCGGAATGTGAATGTACCTGCAATACCTATACGTAATCCCAACGGCCTCCTCGACAGTATCATAATCGTAATCGTCTCCACCGTTGCAAAACTCCTTCACGCGCGTGTAACGAAAACGTGTTTCAGAGAGCGTCTGTCGATTTATGGATTGTTGCAGACAGTCTGTAATATTTTTTCGAGAGAGCACGGTGGCAAGTATAGGGTAGGGCTGAACGTTGTTCGGAAATGTACACGGAGAGTTGCCTTGATTTAACAGGTGCAACTGCTCGGTGTGCATGCTCGTAACTGGGTCGGGTGTTCGAAATCGCACACAATCCGCGTGCCGAGCATCTGTGTCATAAAAAGCAACTAACGACTGGTTCTGGTACAGGTACATCTTCGGCATTGGGAGTGGTTGTTCATTATCCGCATCCGCATCATCATCATCATCATCCTCGTGGTGAAGGTATCGCCACTCATCGAAATAATGCACCTCTTCATAAATAGCCAACACCGCCAATGGGCTACAATACGAAGACACCATACTACTCCTGTTGACACATCGATTGTAAAAGCGATACCCCTTGAATACAAGAATCTCCTTCTCCCCCCTGACCATCTCTCCTGAATGCGGTAAGTGACTCGGAAACACCAACACACCACCTCGCATGATGCTTTCATTGTACACCTGGGTAGATTCTCCCGTTCGAATGCGGGTTCCTCCTGCGACAGTATCAACCAGACCCACAATGACAGTCACCTGCTCACCGTCGTGTGGGTAATGGTTGATGAAATCAGTGTGCTCGTTGAAGTAATCACCTGTGGAATACTTTATCAGATCGATGTGTTCCGTGGCCAGCAACACAACCTTCTCCGGCAAGTGTTTTTGCACAAGGCGGATGATGTCTGCATCATAGAATGTTGCCTTGAGGCTCTTGCGGTTGTGACTCGTTGTGTACTTGCCTTCGTGTGGTTTGTATACCAGAGCATCCTTGTATTGGCGCCTGACGTGCATACGTTTTAATCTTTTTTTGATGATGCGCACGACAGGTACAGTCAACGAGCTATGATGCACATCGTTCATCATAAGCCGACACGTGCTACGAACGACTGAATGCAAAATGCAAAATAAATTGTGGTGCGAGTTCGGTTTTATTGATTCTTTATAAATAATAAAATATGGTGAGTGATTTGCCAGAGGCTATGGTGATGACGTTTGAAGCGGATGACATCGGGTACAACTGGTTTGGTGTTAGTTTGCGAATTCTTTGAGAGTCCCACTGACAGCAACGTTGGCCAACGTCTTCATAATACCAGCGCTCTACCAACACCATTCGCATTTCTTACAATTGACTGGTGGTTTTCTTCTTGATAAATATACAATTGTTGCGGGTCGTTCCCATTGCACATTTCGCACTGTTCATACCGTGTATTGTCCTTGACTATCACCATCTTCTTTTTGGGCGTTGGTCATATGCATATTTACTGTGGTTCAATTCGCACACTGCTGGTAATTTACTACGCAGATAAGAAATCGATTTTTCCATTTCTTTCATTTTGCGAAACGTGATGTAATGTTTTGGTCGAACAATTTGAACCGTTTCCAAAAAGCACACGCTCTGACATTCGTACTCTCTCCCCATTTTCGCATAAACCTCTCCATAAACGATTGTACATATACACTGGTAAATCTTGAACCATTTTATACCCTTCATAATTATAACGATTTGCACGTGCAATGACTTGGTCCAATTTGGAGGGTTTCATTAATGGTTCTAAAATATGTATTGCTCTGGCATGATTCACACTCACACCTGCGTAATATTCTTTGTGTAGCAATATGATATCATATGTTTTGGGTTCTTTCTCTCCTGTTTCTTTTTCAACACATTGTATCATGCATTATAATCGTGTTGCATTCCCTTTCAAAATGTACTCTTTCCACGTCGTGTTCATTAAAGAGGACACCACAAAGGATTTATAATACTTGAAAAGCTGTTCAGTTTGCCACATACACGGCATTGGAATCTTGATAGGCCCGTTCTTACGGACTAATGTGTTCATATATTCAAGAAACGTATGTAATTCTTCGATGCCGTGATCATTGAACTCGGAGTAAACCGCATGCTTGACATCGTTCTTGCCGTTAAGACGTCTCTTCTCATCATAGCAACAGTTTGTGTACATTATGTGTATTACACGATTGTCGCACCTTACGCAAAAACACGCTGTTCGCTTGCTTGCACTGGACAAGCACACGGTTCGGGACGTTGTGATTGTATTGTATGGGATGCATATTGGCTTGTTTTAATTGATGTCGTTGCTTTTGAAGTGCAAAATGTTTCTTTGGGTTACTTTGCTTTAACTCATCCATGTACCTCCAATAACTCGAGTTTTCATTCGCTTCTTTTTCTCTGCATTGTGCCATTTTGTCGTGGTCCCACTGCACATATGTAAGTCGTTTGTTTTTCAGTGTGCTCTCCTTGGCATACTCTGGCCGTTTCAAAATCGCCAGCACGTGTTCATCGCCTGCACTAATCATATTCAACGCTTGAAAAGCATCCTTGTGTTGCAAAAGTCGTTTCGCGTCTCGACGATTGGGTGAGAACCATCCCGAGTGCTTAAAAAAATGTTCACGTAAAATCCCGGATTTCTCGAGCAGTGACGCACACGATTGAGGACCGGAGCCGACCAACGATTCATTTTCAGGAAAAGCATTTCGACAAGGCTTCATAACCGTTTGGTCGTATCGGTCAGCATTGTCATTCGGTTGAGGAGCGTCCATATAGGTCACGCTCAAGTCTTGGGTGAGCTGTTGGTAAGCGGTGTTCGCAGGCACACACGGCACACACGTCTCGCTCACATACACAAACCGCTGGTTGTTGTTGGTGGTGTCGTGGAAGGCGTGGTGCAGGAGCTGGTAGTAGGCCAAGGTCAAGTGCGCCCACCGGTTGTTCTTTTTGGGAATGCATTGGTCAGCTGGAAGCAGGCCTTCTTGTGTGGAGCTGTGGGGGGCACGTCGTAGGAACGAGTTGTGCGCGATATGTGCTGGGTTTGCCGGATGGCAGTAGACGCTGAACTGGTGGCGGTGGCCCCGCAAAAAGGTGCGCCACAGCTTGGGTTGCTCGTGGTCGGCGCGGGTGAGGAAGAGCAAGGCGACCATGGGTGGGTTGTGCATAGATGCTGAAAGCACGAGTGGAGAAGACAAGTGCGTGTGTTGTTGCACTTGCTTTTTCTTTCTTGTACGAACCGATATTTGTTTTTTAGCGCACCGTTTGCTATACTTTTTCTGCATAGATGTTGTTTATAATGTACAACACATAAAACCTGCGCATGTTGTGTTCTGGTGATAATAATAATTTATATGGCACAATATCTTTTTCCGTGCAATTCACAGATGCGGTGTAGGTGTAAGTTTGTGATGTAGAAGGCGGGTATAGGTTTTTGTGATGTAGACGGTGGGGGTGGCGAGTGTAAACTGTATTAAAATAATATTGTATAATGCGCAAGAAACGAAATGAATGAATTACACACACACGGCATTTCATATCCGTCTTCCAAGCCAACTGTCTCATACAACCCAGACATTGACTTTGTAGACGATGGTACGATGATCCTCCTCGACAAGTACATTACCGCACGCACCAAAGTGGTACTCGAAATCGGTTCTTGTAGTGGGTTAATCAGTCGTTACATCGTTCAATTGCCACAGTTCCACACGGGTACATTGATTTGTGCGGACACGTGGAAAGAAACGACTACACCAATTTTGCAAGAGCCGTCGATGTCTTCATCTTTGTCTTCAGAATCCAAGTTATCTACACGTAAATCCGCATCCAGAACGAGAGCGAAATCAAGAAAAACAGGGTCGTCATCCATTCCTTTCATAGACACCGACACCTTCGACACCTTCATTTCGAACATCTGGGAAGTACGCAGACGGGTCGTCGCATTGCGCATTGCACACGAAGCGATGGTTTCCTTATTGGTGGAAACGGGCATTGAACCAACCGTATGCTACGTCCACACCCAAGCAAACGAGCGGCTGGCACGAGAGCAGTTCCACTGTCTGTTGCAAGCCTTTCCATCGGCCGTGGTGATCAGCAACGGGGGTGTCTACAATCCTCGTATGCCCTTGGTAGTCAACGAGATGGCGCATCAGTATACCTTGTCGGATGTCGACATCCTTTCCAACGGATGTGCATTTGTTCCTTCTGATCATCCACATACCAAAGGCAATCCGTCGTTGGTGTATCGTAAGCTGCGAGGACTGCCTGTGGTCGCCACTGACGAACCGCTGATGGTTCGCACGGCAATCATCGTGGCCTTCCACCCCAAGTTGCATCGCAAGACGACCTTGAACACGTTTGTGCAAGAGCTCCACAGCTTGTTAGGCGGTTCGGAATTGATTTTCAAAGTGTTCGTGATGAAGCAGGAAGAGATTACCATAGGTGCCAACGTCGGTAGCTTGTGCAATGCCGGTTACCAGACGGCCAAGAGCGAAGGGTTCAACCGCTTCATCTTCCACGACATCCACCTCATTCCACGCGAGACGATGCTGCCGTACTACACCTACGATGCACCGTTGAACGGTGTGTTGTTCTTGGGCAAGTACGCACTTGCGACGACGCAGGACTGGTTCACGTTCGGTGCCGTGATGTTTACTCCCGAATCCTTTGAGCGTGTAAACGGTTTCCCCTCCAACATCTACGGACACGCTGGGTGGGACTACGCCATGTTGCAACGGTTGCGCCGTGCCAATATTGTACTGTATACACCTTCGCCGCAGCTTGTCACACCCTTCTACGTCCAAGGTGCAAAGACACAAGACTCGGAAGAGTGGGAGCGACTGTACGCCTGCCAGCAAGCAATCAAATGTGGGACAAATGCCAAGACCAACGGTCTGAGTGATGTGTACTATGAGTTGCATAAAATAACAGTGTACACGCGGAAGTACACGAAGCAGACGATTGCTGTCGACTACAGTGTGCGGGTGGTGTCGTTCAAATACTTTATGACAGAGAAAGATGACATTGTGGTGGAATTTCCTCACATCCCACCTCGGCCGGGTGAGGATGTGTTTGGGTTTGAGCTGCAGACAACTGATGAAGTGCCACCAAATGACAGGAGCTATGGGTACATTCCTGAACCACGGGTGTACAAGGTGTACAAGAAGTCATCTTTGCTCAAGAATGTTAAACATATCAAGAAAGTTGATAGGTATCAATTTCTTCAAGACGAATTAAGTTTTAATCATCCAACATGGATTATTGGTTCACAAACAAAAAATGGTCAAACCTCTGCTGGACAACTTGAATATAATAAGACGAACGCCCTCAATTATTATCTTGCCAACGCATTTTCATATTCATATACAAACAGTCACTCAAACAACAGTGTGTTATTCTTTTCAGATAATATAGGAGCATCTGAAACCAAACAGCAAATAATTAGAAATACCATTCGTAAATTCCATACGTGTGAGGTACATTTCTATTATTTGCAAAAAAACACACAGAAAATGATGATGTATGAAGGCTTGATGAAATGTATTTATCCTCTTTCGCACAAACATAAAATAGTGTACATTTCACGCATATTTGATATGCAATCCACACGAATGCATAATTTAATGCTGAGCTGTTTTGTCGGATTCTTAAAATTAAGCAAAGGTGGTAGTATGATTTGTGCCATCACAAATATAACCACAATTATCAAAAGTCGCACTACTTTGGCGTATGTGGTGAATCTTTTGCAAAAAAAATTTAATACAGTCAAAACAATGTTTTCGCGATTCAATCATTCTGGACAGGATCGTGTATTTCTTATCTGCAATGGGTTCAAAGGGCTATCTATTTCAGGTTCTAAAAGACTGCAGTTGCATTTGAAGAACCTTGTTATACATAATTGTAAGTCATTTCAGCAACAACATATACCCATAAGTCCTATGTTTCTCCATTTTCTACACCAATCGTATTGCAGATGCACATCAAACAAAATGAAGCTGTTTCAAAACACCAAAACAGAATGGAATAAGAATCAACAAAGAACGGTCAACCAGTTCAAACAGGATCACGCGAAACAAACAATCATTCATTTTGAAGCTAAATCACGCTGTCGCTAACTGCGTCGAAACATACAATCAAAACCTTTATTATTTAATTTTTCTATCTTGGATAAATGCATCAAATCAGACAATGATATGGAATATCCAATACGGTCAACAGTGATATAGCCTGAAAAATGACCATATATGTCTTCACGTGATAATTCGTCACATTGTATTCTTGCGTGAGGAATGATTTCACCGGATGCACAATGGTACAAACACGAATTCGGTGTAATGTTTAACTTTCTAAGCACGCGATTGATGAGAAGATATTGTTGTTGCAAATTATGAAGTTGCTCCTTTGTATATTGGGAAGCATCCTTGATGTCTTGTTCGTTATCAATTCTAATCTGCAAGTCCGCCTCTGTCTTCGTTTCATCTACACACTTTATAGTAGTGTATGTTTGCAAGACTAAACCCAACGGCAAAATATGTCCTTGATGATTCCGACAGAATCGTGGTCGATATCCACGTGGTATGCGCCAACCCATAAATAGTTCAGAAGAAGGCTTCGTCTGGCTATCGATGCAACTAAACCATTGACTTATCGTCGGTTTATCTTGCAAAGAAACCGATTCGTCGGGCACGACACACGTGCATCTATCGTCGCTGATTGGAAAGTATTGAGATGGGGTGAACTCATCATATTTGGTATCCCATATGTTCTGAGTACCATTTACAATCCTTAACAAGAAGGGCTTCGATGTAAATTCTTCTGTAGTTTTGTCAATCTCGTAGTGATTTAAAAATTTATAAAATCGTTTTGTCAAATGATTAATTGAAGTAATATCATCTACATCGACTTTTAACATATAGTTAGGGCATTTGGGACGGACCGCTTCAATCAATGCACCGTCTCGCATTGATACAAACCCAGAACATATATCGCTCGATTGAAAGCATTTCTGTAATGACTTGAATCTGTATTCATCACATAATCGTTGTGGACTTTTTGCGTTCATCTGTATGACCGACGTTTTACTATCAGACACAACAGTGATTGTGTACAGATGGCCAAAAGAATGATTTACATTAATAATGTGAAAGGCTTTCAAACTGCTGAGAAAATCTTCATTCGGTTTAGTAAGAGCTCGTTGAAGTTCGGATGGATTTTCCACAAAATGTTGGGTGTGTGATGGTATTTTTCGAGTCTGCACAGTAGTTCGTCTTCTTGTATTATTGACAAAAGTCTCTCTTCTCTTGAATGAAACATCAGTATTGTTCTGTTTCCATTTATAGATTGTTTCAAAAACATATGACCAATAATACAAATCAAACCACACTTCCTCAAATACATCAAGTTGCGAAGACCATTCTACGTCTTTTGCATTGGCCACCAGCAACGTTTCATATGTTTGCTCCGTGAACAACGCTTTGCAAGCCTGTTCTACCTTAACACTATCGTTCGAAATACACACAGACTCGCTTGGACGCTTATCCATCATCTTGCACAAATATTTGTACACTTCTTTCGTCTTACACAGGTGGCACTTTTCAACGGTAAGTACGTCGATTCGTTTTGAATTTATGGATAGAGTTCCTGCTATGTCATCGCCACATACGACTGATACCAGTTTGTTGAGGATGCCATCGACGGTTGGTGTGATGGGTTCCGCTGCTGGTGTGATGGGTTCCGCTGCTGGTGTGCTGGGTTCCGCTGCTGCAATCTGGTTCAACATACGAAATTTATAGCAATCGAATGCTGCATACAATCTGTCATAGATATTATTTCTTTTACGTGCTGGTGTGATGTATTTATTTGTTGTTGTCTTTTTTTGTCTATTAACATCGAATTGTTGTTTGACGAATTGTTGTTTGACGAATTGTTGTTTGACGTTGACGAGGCGTAGAATGTCAAGTTGTAGTTTGTATTGGGATTTCTCCGTCATTTGGAGCTGATAATACTTTTCAAACACCATCCGGTTGACATACATTTCTTTTGTGATTCTATTGTACTCACAATTACTCTCGACAATGCGGTGTAGCAGTTGCCTAAAAAAGAAGGTGTTGAAGAACCTCCATCCATCTTGCAAATGGCGTGATATGGGGTTCTTAAAATAATACGATGCTGATAAACATTGGTCTCGATGACTTGGATATTCTACTAATGCGTTGAAATAGTCTGCGACCCACGTTTGTTGCTGTTCTGTATACTTTTCAGTTGGGGAGTGAATCGTTCCCCCCATAGATTTTCGACGAGAACGGCGAGACGACCTGCGCTTGGAACGCCTTCTGGATAGTGTACCAGTTGATGCTCTTCGTGCACCCAACAATGGAAAATATTGTTTTGTGAGTTCTTTGCGATACACTTCGTCAAATCTTTGTAATGCTTTGGCTTCTTCTTCCGTCAATTCTCTCCACGCATAAATTGGAGTAAGGTTGTGCTCTGTGTCCGTTCTGAAAAAATAAACACGAAACCAGATGTTTCTGTATTCCAATTGGCATAAGAATTGTTTCATTGGGTCCCGAACGGTACTAATAGACCGGTCAATATATGTTTTCTTTTGCACGGGTTGCAACATACCAAATTCGCCATCCAATCGCTTTTTGACGGTGGGTAAATCCGGAATCGCAAAGCACACAATGTCGGTTTGACTGTCTTTGTACACGTAGCAACCATTGAACTTTACATCTTGTAGGTTGCGCAAATAATGGAACTCGCTTGGTTTAACGGGGGTTTTGAGAGACTTTTCTATGGCGTGTAGTGTGTTTGGAGACCTGGAACTACCTCTAAATATGGGACATTGTTTATAATACGCATTGAAATCAGTAAACAACATCTTCAGGTAGTCACTGTAATTTGTATAATCAGGTGAAACGGGTCGTTGTGTTTTGACAGACGCGTACAACTCAAACGTCTCCTTGATTTTAATACGCGAATGCCCTTTCGCTCTCCATTCAGTGTATTGCGGAGCATTCGAGTCTTCGTCTTCGCAAAAACATTCAAACTGGAACGCGTGTGGGTCCCGGAACAGTCGCTCAAATTCCCGTTGGTCTAACACTGGTTGATAAATGCGTCGCTTGATATCCGGCTTTGTTGTAGTATCAGCCATTTCATTCCACCTTTAACGTTAGACGTCAGATTAAAATATTAATTGTGTGACTCCAGTGCCTTGAGCACGGCGTCCTCGTCGACCACAGCGTAATTGTCGTGTACAATAATACGTTGCAACCGAAAGCCCAACAGATCGCACAGTCGCTTGCAGCCGTCCAAATAACCATCATCGCGCACCAGCCTCTTTTTGGGGATGATTTCGATTACAGTGGAATTGGCAGGCATCCACAAGATGTGAAGCATACCAGCACCGTGTCCAAGTATCAGCGTGTTGGCCTCAGAGTAATGCAGAATTTGGTTCCTTAATGTCAGTTGGTCATCAACCTGATAGTGCACCTTCGCATTGGGGAACCGCTTCGCGACGACCTTTGAAAGCTCTTTCATATTTTGGATGCATCGTCGCTGAGCCCCGTACTTATGATGACTTGTTGTATTACGGTGTTGTGAATGTGTGTTGTGCACAAAATTATCCACAGCTTCATACGTTGCTTTTTTGTACTCTTTTGCAAAATCGTTTTTGAAATACTCCGCTAAGGGCGCGTGTGAAATACGGTCTTGTAGAACGATACAAGAGGAACGATTCTGGTCGTCGCTTCGGGAGCTCGCCGATGACGATATTGTCTTTTCCGCCGTGGCCCACTCTTTGAGGTATTCAACCGCTCTGATGAGCAAGTGTTTTTCGCCTTGATTATAGTAATTCCAATTGTTCGGTTCGTGTATCTTTTGATTGTTTGCCTCCTCGGGTGCACGTTTCACAAACGATATTTCCACGTGGAGTTCGTGGTAAAATGCGTTGAACGGACAGTTGTGGAAGTTGCGTTTGATCAGACACACGCGACGTGCGCTGAACTTCAGAATCGTTGCAACAACAGGCAAGAACTCGCCCATCATAAAATGCCAAAAATGTTGTGATACGTAGGGCACCTCTATGTAAATATGAGTGTTTACCGCACACGGGACCGTCGCCAATTCGGGATAAATGGAACCGAACGAGAACAGAACGTCGTTGACCGTAACGCCCAAATGATGAGGATGCACACACGCCAGCTGGGGTGCGATGGGCTCGTGCTGCTCGATGAAGCGAACGAGCGCGTCGTCGTTCTTGACGTAGGCAAACAGCAAGGGGGTGGCAATGCAATCGATCCATCGCTGGAGTCGTGGGTGGTAGTACCAAATGGGAAACCATTTGTAAAGCAATCGACGAAAGACGTCGACGCCGTACATGGCAATAAAATAGTTCAAGTGCGCGTGGAGCTTGTCGGAGCCCACCATTAAACTTTTGTACAGCACGTGCTCACTTTCGGTGAACCACACAGGTGGCTGTTCCATACTCGTAATGTTGAGAATCGGAAAATCAGTGTGTGTGTTATGATTCACAAACATTTTGCCGTCCAGTCCGGTATAGAACAGCCTATGTGGCAGACAAAACGTCTTCTTGTTGTTGACCTCTGGATGTCGCACGATCATCTCTGGTATTCCGTTGGCTTCGAAGAACACGACGATGTCTATCGACTGTCTGTCCATATAATCCTGAAGTAATGTGATGTCGATCGTGTCGACTTCAGCTTGGCTTTGAGCATTTCTGTACAGAGTATGCAAATCCAGTCGGTTTTGAACAATTTTTACCGAACGTGCAAACGACACGTCTAAAAAGATGCCCGAACCTTTCACCAACCAGAACCACGTCGTGGACGCCACACGCTCTTCCTTGACGTGCAACACCTCCACCCGCTTCTGTCGTAGTATTTTATTCCGTATGTAATCGATGGTGAAACTTTTATGGTGCACAAAAAAGCCATAGTTCGTCACACGTCGGAGCAACGAAGATGACAGAATGTATTTGAACAAACCCACGAAGGCATCGTTTTCTTTCAGACGTAGTAACTCTTTGCGTTGTGAAGTCATCTTGTTGTACCGCAGTGCCAGATTGCCCAACCAGACATTCGTTTGTACATCTCCGCTGTTTTCCCACGGAATGCACAGGTTCTGTGTACGATACACCGGTTTCGTCTCAAATGGGGCGTTGTAGTAGAACCACGTGAACCGGTTCAGATCCACGGTTGTTGTGCGTACACCCTCCTTGTACACACGCTGAACGTACTCGTGCCACTTTGGGTAGTTGCGAACGTTGCTGTACTGCAATACTGGTAAGAATGTTTTGTGTCGAAAGTCGTTAGAATGTACGGTAGCAATGATGTACTTCGCACTTTTCCTGGTGCGTTTGACCATCGTAACGCTTCTTCGTCGTAGCAAGTGTCGCGCCGACGAACGTCGTTGCTTTTGGCTATGACGAGACATTGATTATGTGATTGTTTGTGATATTATATTTTGTATTGAGAAATATCTATCTTATCATTGACAATGCATAGGTAGGCAAAATGTTAGAGTGTCGGAAAAACGATTATGCTAATTATAACTGAATCATGTCCAATAATTCAGTAAGTAAACACGAACACTATCGACACGTATGCTGTATTTGTGTTGTTTATAATGTACAACACATAAAACCTGCACCGCTTGTTGTGTTCTGGTGATAATAATAATAATAATAATAATTTATATGGCCCAGCACCACAAAACCGTTTGTGAAAGCGCCCGGGATGGATGTTGACGGGGGTGCAGGTGGGTGGAAGAGTTCACGAGCAGTAGATGATAATTATACAAACACATATACGCATACCTGACGTACAGATACATATACCAGATTGATTACCAACACAAAAGCAAATAAAAAACGTGCAAAAATCAAAAAAAAATGTTCCTCTCTCGTTTTCCAATGAGGAGAACAGTCTGTCTACAAATAGATGTATTTCACGGAACGGTGTATTTGGAGATTCTCAACTGGCAAAACATAAACGACACTTGTCAAAGTCAACACAAACGCCACCGCACAGAATCGTATGCATCACACTTTTTTGTGGCGGATACATTTTTTCAATAAGTGAAAGATTGAAAGATACTCCGCTTGGAAGACATTCGCAAGTTAGACTACAGTGCATATAAAAACTTCAAAATGAATAATATGATTAATGTGTATTCAATACACACCATCAAAACCAGAAGTGACGGTTAAATAACAGTATGCCCAACAGACCCCTCTTTCCAGAAGGTAATGGTGGTGTGGTTTCTCTCTATAATTTGGAACAAAAAAAGAGTGATTTGTGTACAGGCATAATCGAACAAATCAACCAATCGGGAAAGTGCCCAAGTGTTGCCGACATCATAAACATTGTAGAAGAATGTAAAGAACGCAGCTCTAATAAAATCAAAGAGTATGACATCGGGAAGGCACTCAACAGAGTTATCGTTGTAACACGTAGTATCCTGCACTCCGTCCAACATACCAACAGGCGTGTCAGTAAAGTTCCACGACTCTTAGATAAATACCGACGTGAACACAAGCAGGGATTACCACATTGTACCCGGCTGTGGAAGCATATGATGACGAGAATGATGGGATATCCACACGAGTTTCCGAGATTCTTCTTTCAAGGAAATGAACGGGTGTTTTTTGAGAAGATGTTTGAATGCGAAGGTGTGTTGTTTCGTCACCTCTACCAACAGCTGGTTGACCAACAGCTGGTTGCGTCGACAGACCATCGTAACAAGAGACCCAAGATGAACCCACTTTGCGGTTCGTCTAATACGGTCGCCGACGGAATCGTGTGGAACATCTTGGAATTCGTATGTGATGTGTCGTTGTATATTCCAAGGGATGCGTTGCAAACCGATGGTGAACACTTGGTCAAATGCAGTTTCTGTTACCATGAACTTATGAGCGAGCAAATACGAAAAACGAACAATCCAAAGATGCGTCAACTTTGGCACAATATGACGAACGTTCCGTGGGAGCCAGAAAACATTCCGTGCACACGCGAGAGAAAGGATGATAATGATTATTCTCCATCATCACCACCGTATAGGCCGTCATCACCAGCCTATAGCCCGACTTCTCCTGCATATGTTTCTACACAGTTGTAAGGAAAAGTGAATAGTGTGTATATATAATATGGTATTACAAACAAATATGAGACTTGATGTGGCAAGACATAAACCACGCGTTCGCAACAGGCAAATACTGCACAACCTGCAACGCACCATTCTTTTAACAGCCACCTTACATGTTATTACAGGGTGATGCGAGTGGTATTTTTTCTATATGCCAATTATTACCATGACTCAAAGCAAAATAAAAAACAAAGCCCACGCCAAACATTCGCACCACCAATTACTGAACCGCCTGCGGAGCGACCACCCCTATCCGTCCAAATGCCCAGCGCTCAAACTCGCCTTCGGTCAGAGCTGGTTCGAACGGGGGAACGCGCTGTTGCTCAAGAAGTTCCTGTCACCCGATATGCCCGACGACCACAAGCGCACTCCACAGTTGATTTTGGAGCTCGGTGTGTGGAAAGGACGGTCGACGGATTTTATGCTGCGTGTGAATGCGACGTGCACGATTATTTGTGTGGACTTGTGGCGCGGGGACGATTCGATCGGCCACAAGAGCGAACATGATGGTGAACGCTTGTACAACCAGTTCGTTCGCAACCTGTGGCCACATCGTCGTCGTGTTATACCGGTGAAAATGGACGGAAGGAAAGCTGTGGAGTATTTGCACAAGCGCGGAATCCGCCCCGATCTCATTTATTTGGATATGGGTCACACGTACAATGAAGTGAGAGGGGATTTGGTTCCGCTGATGAAGTGCTACAAGGATGTGCCGATATTGGGGGATGACATTCTGCACCACTGGGAAGGGGTGGCACGGGCGGTGAAGGAGTGCGTGCGCGAACACCGCATCCACCGCCTGGAAATCAACCAGAACTGCTACGTGCTTGTGCCCAAGTGCTACGACGACCGCTACGAACTGCGTGAGTTAAGCATTCAGTACATCGATGCGACCACACACAACACCAACGCTTTCCATATGCGTAGCCTCGCCATCGTCATCGCCAAAGACCGCCACACGCACACAGATGCACAGATACAAAAATGCGTAAACCGCTTGTCGAAGGTTTATGCATCGATTGCCAAAGCGTGCCACATTTGTGTGTACATTATTGAAGAACCACCAAAAAAGCAGAGCACAAAAAGACTTTCCAAATCAAAATCTGCCCGACCCCTTCCACCAACACGCAAAAGCAAACGAGTATCCCCGCCGTCCACATTCAACAAAGGCAAGCTATACAACATCGGTTTCCACCACGCGGTAACGAGCCATCGCCAACGCCCAGATGCCATACTTTTCCAAGACCCGTTGTTGCTTCCCGATGATACGTTGGCAAAATACTATACGATATTTCCGGTGCACCCAATCCAATTGTGCCACCACCACACGTCCTACACCTACGAAAAGTGGTTCTTCGGTTCAGTGCTCATCCATCCGTTGGACTACCTCAAACTCAACGGATACCCTAACGACATTTGTGGCTGGGATGGTTGGGACAACGAGTGGGTGTTGCGCTTGCAGAGTGCTGGTATGCAAGTGTGGGCGCCTGTGTCGGGTGGGTTGATGGCGGGAGCACCGAAGGTGATGACGACCAAGGAGTGGCACCAGCGTCGCAACAAGAGCCACAGCAACCGACACAGCGTCACGTGGCGGGTGAACGGTGTGCTGGAGACGATGGCCACCCAACTCGCGGGCGTGGCGAGTTCTTGTGCGAAGGCGGGTGGTGTGCTGGAGAGTGTTCACATTCGGTTGCAGTAAGGAGACATCGTTTAGATAACACGGGGCACTGCATTCAAACAACGTCGTTCTAACCGTTGACTCGCGCGTGGTTGCCAATCTACCACGAGGAGCGGTGACGTGGGCGAGGAGTGTTTACGCGATGGGTACGGTATCAACCATCCATTCATACATTTTTTGCAACCCTTCAGTAACAGATACGGTAGGGGTGTAATCCAGTTCGCTTCTCGCTTTTTCGATATTCGCGTGTGTGTGCATCACGTCGCCTTTCTGTATGCTCATCTGTCGTACGATTGCTTTTTTCCCAACAACGGCTTCGCACGTTTCTATGAACGTATTTAGATCAACCGCATGTGTGTTTCCCAGATTGTAAATGGTGGATGCGCACTTCATCTTTTGTCGCATATCACACGCTCGGATGATGCCGTCCACGATGTCATCTACATACGTGTAATCGCGGGAGCTCGTGCCGTCCCCGAACTTGCAAATGGTGTCGCCGGTGCGAATGGCATGCAGAAACTTGTATGGTGCCATATCAGGTCGTCCACGTGGACCGTACACCGTAAAGAATCTGAAGCCGATGCACTCTATGTCATACAAATGACTGAACGTGTCGGCAAAGTGCTCCATTGCCAACTTGCTACTCGCGTAGGGGCTCGCGCAGCACGTCAAGGAATCGCTTTCGGTGTAAGGCAGGTTGGTGTTTTTGCCGTACACACTGCTGCTACTGGCGTACAGAACACGCTTCGTGCCTACTTTGCGCGCCTCGTCCAGCACGTGAACGAAGGCTTCGATGTTGTTTTTCACATAGAACGTGGGGTCGTCCAAGCTGGCGCGCACGCCGGCACTCGACGCCAGATGAATGACGATGTCCGGTTTCCATTCGGCGATGCACGTGCTTTCTCGCATGTTTTCCTCGCGAAAGACGAACTTGTCGTAAGCACCCAAGACAGACAGATTGCGCCGTTTGTGTTGCGCATCGTAATTGGCTGTCATCCAATCCACGCCCATAATCTCGTGGGCGGTGGTTGCGAGAAACCGTTCGGTGAGATGCGACCCAATGAAGCCCGCGCAACCAGTGATAAGTATTTTCATTCTGTTATGCTGTCGTGTTGTGCACTACTTGCTACATTTAATTTTACGTACAAAAAACACAAATGACGGTTGATGAGTATCAACAGAGACACCTGTGTGGCCACCAATGAAACGTCCCCAACATACACACAAGTCAATATGTTTTGTTACGTCCGTCTTTGCGAACAAATCGAACGTCATTGACCAACCACCTGTGTTTGCTATCAATGCGAAGTACGATTATGTGCTATTCACGAACTTGGATGCATCGATATTTGATACAAGCTGGAACATCATTACAATACCGAATGCCGAACTACCGTCAACCAATCCCATCATCAACTCGCGTTATCCAAAATTTATGGGAAGCCACTTGTTAGCAAAATACAAGTCACAACATACCTATGACATTATTGTGTATTGTGACGGTTATTTGACACCTCTCCTTGGTGCTTCGTGGGAATCGGTTGTTCGTATGGTTCAACAAGCATCATTTGGTATTGTACAGACGTTGCATCGACGAACCGTATACGAAGAGTGCGAAGCCATCATTGCCAGCCGAAAAGACACCGTCCAGTCCGTCAACAAGCTCCGTCAGTACATGTTGAAATCCCACACGCCAATTGACACCCCCATGTACGAGAACACTGCTTTCGCATATGACCCTCGCAACACACAGTTGCAACAGGCATTCACCACCTTTTGGAACGACTACCGCACCGGAGAGCTGTCCTACCGCGACCAGCCGTTGTGGGCATCCATTCTGCACCGACAGCAGATCCGGCCGCACATCATCGGCTCTCGCGAAACCGACGACCACTTACATTCGGCGCGGTGGTTTCGGCGTTCCGCGGTTGGCTTCAATGGACACACGTATGTAGACACGCATTCGCTCCCGATGATTCGAGTGTTCTTTCTGGTAGCTTCCAAACAGCCGGGTTCATCCAAGCTGCGCGCACAGCAAATCGCAGACGTGCTTTCCAAAACGTACCAGTTGAGCGTGTCGGTGCTCACGCACACGGAAGCTACCATCGAGCATCGCCAACACGACCTGATAGACAGCGATTCCAACACCCACGTGTTCATATGGCTCAAAAGCGTGCCAACCGCACTATACTCATCGATACAACAGTCGCACACTCGTCGTGCACCCGCAGTGCACATATTTGACCCAGTGGACTCCTACGCATTGAACAAGTCGCTGGTGTTGAAGACCTGCAACCGCCACCGGTTCGATGTCATTCTCACGAACAACGAAGCGATGACCAATGATATGCTAATGTGTGTGCGGGATGTAACGGCCACGCGATTTGTTGTCGTGCACCACCACTGGGACCCGGGCTTGAATGTCGTGCGAAAGCAACTGGTGGAGCAGGCGCAGTTGCGCTTTGGGTATATGGGGTCCGTTCGATCGTTGGCCCACAGCAACAACGCAGGAGACTACGCGTTTTTGACGATGCTGGACGAGTTTCCGATTTGCTTTGTCGACACGGAGTCGGGAACGAACGTGACGGATGTGTTGCGAAAGCAACCGGATGTCACCAAACTCCCCCCGCTACCAAAAAGCACCCGCGACACGTTCGATAAGCTGGTACTGCCGTTCAATTGCCATCTGAGCATACGTGAACCACGCACGGATTTGTTCCGCTTCAAAACCACCGCGAAGGTGGTCACCGCCGCCGCATTGGGGCACGTCATTGTGACCACCCGCGAGCCATCCGCGGTGGAGTTGCTGGGGCCCGATTATCCCTTCTATTTTGAAGGTGTCGGCAACGATTCAATACGAAGAACACTTCGGACTGTACGAGCCGACTTCGACGGCACGAAAGAGAACTGGACAAAAGCGATGCAACTTCTCGACCGTGTGAAGCGAAGCAAAACGTTGGAAAACGTATGTCGTCTTCATTACGTCACGTTGCTGAGCAGCTTGGCGAAACATCCCCTCCCCGCACAAGCAACCAACCCATCCTCGTCGGTCTTAGTAATCTTGTCTTTCGCGACCCCCACAAACGACCAGCACCTCCGTCAAGCACACGCGCATCATTGTCGCTTCTTCCAGCAACTCCGTACGGAACACCACCACTTGCATGTCGACCTGTGTCTGCTGACACTGACAGGTGCTTCATTGAAGTCGGTGCAGGAGCTGTACATTTCGAATCCGCCACACAATATTCGCACCGTGTCCATACTTCAATGCCAGCCCGAAATGGAAATGCACGAACTCGCTGACCAAGTGCTGTATCGCCTACAAAAGCAACGGAGTGGCTATTACGACTACGTGTGTCTGTTGCAAGCCAACGTATGGTTCACAGACTCGTTTTACAAAGCGCTCACGCTACCGACCGACAAGATGCTCTTCCCGTTCGTCCACCGCGACAGCCGGCACATACCCTCGCGCACGCGCAAAGCCAACCCGATGGTGAGCACGGCTTTCGTTTCCATACCCGCTTCAATCGTGACCGAACTGTCCCACCTGCCACTCACCGCTAACGCGCTCGACTACGCGCCCTACCCCCACGCCTTTTTGTTGGAAGGTGACGACAATGCGAGACATGCTGATGCGATGGTAGAGAGCAACAGCGTTTATGGTGTTATTGGGACGTGAGCTTTGATTGCATTTGCATCATAACCCGCGGATAGTTAGAAGTGGGTCGGTATCACTTCCACGGATCACAAATGGATTGGTCGGTATTACAATACGAAACCGCCAAATATAAAAAGAAACATTAAAATATAATTTTTAAAAAAAAAAAGTGAAGTGTGAGTACAACCGTTTCACACACACACCCCCTTTCATTATTGAAAACGATTCGTCACATTTTTAACAATTCCACTCATTCCGCAATGTCCGTCCAAAACACAACAGCCACGAGCACCTATCCCAAGCCACCTTACGACGATTGCGAAGAGACTTGGTATTTTTTTGATACACCTATGCAAGCGTGTGCCTACCGTGCGATGGAACGCGACGGCCAAGTCTTCAAGTCCATCACACACAAGGTCAGAGGACTGAAGTACTTGTATTGGCATCCTGATAAGAATGGGGTAGAGTTGTGGCACAAGACAAACAACGTGGGGGCGTGGGCGAATGCAATCCGAATGGTGGAAGACCGGTTTGTATACGCTTGTCTGCGCTCGAAGCTTGCCGACTGTCCGGCGAAAGTAGTACATCGAGATGCTTGTGAACCAAATGCTGTCGATGCACACGCCCCCAACAGTGACAACGCGACTGAAGACGGTGAATACGACATTGTGTCGAACGCTATGGCCGATGTGAATATGGAAACGGACGATGATGTTAACAACGACGAATGCGCGACCGAAGAAGATAGCGGATGCACGGTTGCGATGGAGACGGTCAAGGATACTGAGAACACTGTTGCAGAGACACAAACGGTTGTCGACAATCAGACACAGTGGGCACACACCAAGCTCAACACGTTCAAAGAGAATGCTACGTACAAAATGCTCTATGATATTCCGGATTACACTGGGTTTTCGTCTGCTTGGCAAATGTCACCCGCAATCATGTCGGCAATGGACAGTGTGCTGACTACGTATCATCTTCCCACGGGTGAGACGGTTCTCTATGACAAGCGGTCGTGTGAATTGGTGTGGTTACGTCGCGACTGTTCCTTTTATGAGATTCGTACAAACAACCACTACGCGTTGGAGTATGCTCAACGGTTCATTCAGCAACAGCTCTACACCATACTGACGACTTGGAACTGGGCACCCAACGTGATTCCAGCAAACAGCATGTTGTGGGCAAACGTCTACAACTACCAGCAGGTCCAACAACGAGCGGTATTAGCACATAAGCGAGTACAACAACGTGAGACAAACCGAAAGAAGCAACAAACACAACGCCACAAAGACTTTCAAGCATGAAAAAACAAGAAGAAGCAAATGCTACGGAAAGCGACAACTGACGCTACTGCATAATACGAAGGCTTCAACAAGCCACCAGACGGTGTTGTGGATATGGCGAGAATTGTGGAAGAACATCGTGTCATACGGGCGATGAGCAGAGTGAAAAAATTAGGATAAATAACTTAACATACGATTACAAAGGATACGAACAATTCCATATGCATGAACTGTGTGCCATACGTATTGGTGGAGGAAAAGACAGCTGTAAATGCGATGGGGGGCGTTCAAGAATCGGTCATTATGAATAACAACAAGACACACGTGCACATATATACACCCCCACAAATATCACACAAAAACATATGATTTTTCAAGAAATCGTGCACGCGCTTGCCGGTCAATCCAAAAAACGAACATCACCGCGAAAACGTATGAGTGTGTGATTCGAATAGCTTTTCCTGAAGACACACACAAACACACACCCCAATGATTTAAAACTGGAATTATAATAATTTGCGCTGAATTATATGTTTGGTATTTCTTTAATACGAATCGAAGCATCTATTCACCCTCAGCATATCTCGTTCTATCTACTGCAACAGCTGTTGTTGTATCCGCTGATGTTGCTGTGCGACGAGCTGGTCTCGCTGTTCCAACCGCTCGCGCCGTGCGTGTTCGTCGTGCTTTCGCTTCTCCTTTATGAACGACTGCACCTCGGCTTCGGCGGGGCTCAGCGTGTGGCTGATTTGCGAGCGGTGGGCTTCCATATCCTTCACGCTTCGAAACGTGGGTGGCTGTTGCGCCCGCGTCGTGTCGATGAGTGTGGCGTTTGTGGTGTGCGCATCTTTGAGGTCGGAGTAGTGCAGGCCACCGGTCGCTCCACCGTAGTCGCCTACCACGTCTTCTCCCAGCGTGGAGAAGGCCGTCGTGTCTCCTTGCACCACGATACCCATCTCGTGGCGTTTGGCCAGTTGCTTCTCGCTGTGCGGGTTGTCGCGCTTGAGCTGGTCAAACGTCGTGTTGAACACGTCGAGGTTGAACTTGCTGGAGAACAGCTCGCTCGTGTCTCCGTCGGTTGATTCTTTGAGCCAGTCGCCATAGCCCTCGTCGGTTGGTTCGTGGAGCCGGTTGTCATCATACAACTTGTTGAACAGCTGCACATCGAACTGGTCGCCGTCCATCAGCTTGACCTTTGCGCCAGTCGATGTCTGCTGCTGTTGTTCGTCGGTGTCGACACGACTCTGGTCGCGCAGTTCGTAGAAAGGCTTGTCGCATTCTCGCAGGTTGTGTTGCTCAATTAAGTACAAATACGCTTTGGTAATTCGCTCGAACATCCGTTTGCACTCCTCTTGCTGGGCGGTGGTGATGTACTCCGCATGCTTGATGAGTCTATCCGGATGGTATTTCAATGCCCTTTTTCGGTAGTTTTTGGCAAGTTCTCGAAGTGTGTACTCTTGTGATACACCCAACAACTTGTATGCGGTCTCCTGGTCATCGTGCAGACTGCGCAACTCGGCCTCAAACTGTTTCCGGCGCTCCTGTTGGGCGCGAATGCGGGGTGTCTTCTGCACGAGAGTCTGGCGGGGAGGGGTGTGGTGCTGGTGGGGTTGTGCCACTGGTGGGTGAATCGGCACAGATGCTCGGTGGTGTGCATGGCGGTCGGGTGCCTGTTTGGTTCGGTCAGGTGGCACGAATGCGTCGCACTGGCGTTTTTCGTAGGCGTCCTGCAGAATGCCTTCGATGGAAGACTTGTCGGGCTTGATATGCAACTGGATGTCGGCGCGGGGTGGCACGTAGTCGGTGTAGGGCACTTTCTGGACGTTGTTCATACGTCGCTCGTTGGAGGCACTCTGAAAAGAGAACATTACCGACTGGTCGATGGAAGGAACGGTGGGTGGCTGGGGGAGATGATTGGTGGTGTGGTGTCCATGATGGGTTGTCACTTGTCGTGGTTGTATGGTGGGGTGCTGACGCTGTTGGAGCATCGATTGAATTTGATGTGGAGTGTACCCGCGCTGGAGCAAGAGTTTGTATTTGGGATGGTTATAGAGATTGCTGGGTGGCGGTGCATTTGGATACATTTTTTTGTTGGTACGTTGTGTGTTATTTCCAGTTGTAGCTATATGTAAATTGCCTTTTTCATATATTTTAATCGAACTGTGCGAGACGAGACATGTCGTTCGTTAGTATCAAGATGGGACGAGAACTACTAAAACAAAAATTAGACGACTGTGAATAATTCTCTCGCTCTTATGTTAAATATTCCAATACGCTTATCGCACACAAATCACACACTCCCTATGCCTCGTCGTCGCACATCCCGCAAATCCAATTCGCCAACAGATCTCGCCAACCAAGTCACCAACGATATAGTCAATACCGTCACGGCAGCCGGAAGGGGCCTGTCTAATACCGTCACTGGTTCATCCGACAACATCCTCACCAAGACCACCGATATGGCTGGACGAGCGGTCACCGGTACCGTGAACACGGCAACTGACACCATCGGTAGCTCCATCAACTACACCGGCGAGGTAGCAACCGATTTTGTCGATGCTCTTCAAGACGTCGTATCAGGCCTCATTGATGGGGCCAGTTCGGTCGTCGAAACCACCGGAGACGTCACCGAACGTCTGCTCACCGACGTGTTCGATGTCCGCGCCACCCACGTCTTCAACGGTGCCGGCAACCTCGTGCGCAAAGTCGCCAACGGCATCGGCGGTGTGATGCGCGAAATCCCGTACGTCGGCAACACGACCGGCTATGTCGTCGAATCTGTCGGTGGCGGTGCGTACCACGTCATCCTCTCTGTCGGCAAGCTCATCGGCTCCACCTCCCGTCGCCTCGGCAGTGTCGCCAAAAAGACCAGCGACCTCGTGGTGTTCACCCTCAACGCCGGCGACGAACAGCTCCGCGACGCCACCCACTCCGTCGACGACCTCGTACATCGCCTCTCGCACACGCTCTCGGGTAGTGAAGGCAAGTCGTTGCGTCAGGCGGGTGGCCGTGGGCGTCGTAGCAGGCGCAACGCTCGTAACACACGCAACGTGCGCAAGACGCGTGGTGGTGGGCGTGGGCAGAAGAGACGCAGTATGCGTAGTGGGGGGGGTATTTTGTCTTCTATAATGCCAAAAAAACAATCCGATACAGAATTAACAGAATTAACAGAAAAATTGAAAAATATACAAACAGAATTATACCCATTGGAGAGGTATCATGAAGATATGATGAAAGTATCTGCTAATTTAGATACAGACAGGAAAAATAGAATGAAACAAATTGGAAACTTAATCAAACAACAAAATAACATAATACAAAGAATACAAAGAATACCAAAATTACCACCTGCACCACCACCTGCACCACCACCTGCACCACCACCTGCACCCGCCGCCGCGCCAATGAACAGACTGCAGAGACGTAACGCCGCGCCGCCAGAAGAGGAAGTGAACGCCGCCGCGCCAATGAACAGACTGCAGAGACGTAACGCCACGCCAGAATAGGAACGGCAAAGGCTGTGGGTCAGGCGACGGGCAGTGCAAAGTGGTCACGGTGTGCGTGTTTGGTAACGACGCCTCCGACCGCCACGGAGACAAAATCATCATTACAGGCGCGAATTCGTACCGGCAAGTGGAAGATGTGTATCGGTTTATGAATGTGTGTATAATGAAAAGTATTAATGTATACGATTTACTATTTTGAGAATATTGTTTGGGGATTGATATTATTTGTCACGCTTGCGAGAGTTGGGTGAATGTGAAAAGTATATGGGTGCTCTGTGATGGTGGTATACACCGAATGGTTCCGGCTGTGGAACGGGTATGTGTTGTTGTGTAGAGAAGATTGTGTCGCTTTGGCTATCGCACACTGGTGTGTGCTCTGCATAAGCTTGGGTTGGTGGATAAATGTGTCTGAGTATTATCATTCACAACTACGTGAGAATGTACATATGTAAAGTGGTTGGATGGACCATGCATCAAAGTGTGTGCTGTCAGTATGAAAGACCGATACTAAACAGTATTCTTATTACCAAAAAAAATAAAAATGATATTGGGGTCGTTGGTGACCACACGTCATAATTAAGCTGTACCCCATTTATTAATAAATAATATTGTGAGGTCGTCGGTGGTCAGAATCATTCAAAATTCACTAACAACATCTAAATGTCCAAGCGTACCTACCCCATCAGCAACACCACCAGAAACAAGAAACAGCGTACCTTCCTACCAGCGAACGTATGCAAGCAAGTATTGGCATACTGTGCACCCGCCCATACCCTGCACAAGCAGATGTGGTCGCGCATACAGCCCGTGAATGAGTTTCCCAACGGTGACCCATACCAGATATGCGAGGGGTTTGACATTCCAGTACACAGATATGTACGCGATACTCAGACGGGGCGTACGGGCAAGAAGATAATCACCGAAAACAGTTCCACATACGCAAACTATCGCAACTGTATTGAATGTGCACAGTCGGTGTTGAATACAGACACACAGTATGAGTTTGATTGTGATGAGTTGACAACTGAACCTGCACACAATGTACCGTGTGAGATGGGCAGTTTCAGTATGATTCGGTGTTCAAACTGTGTATTGTGAATTGTGGGCACCATATGCCAGTATCTGCTGCTTGTTGCGAAGGTAGATGCGACCTTTGGATGCCCAGGACGAAATTGAACTCACTTGACGACGGTACATCGCTTGTATGAAGTATCATTTTTGAGTATTTGAATTGATAACACACAATACATACACACACCGCCCCCAGAGTGTGTATGGTACACGTGCACAATGACAATCAATCCGTTCGCATTTGTAAGTAATGTTTTTTTATTTTAACTTACAACAGCTAACAGAATTGAGCAGGTATTTGTGGTTGGGATTAGCCTTCTTGTGGGTCCACTTGTGAGGTGACTCGAAGTTGTACCTTGGATATCGTGTGTGAGTGTGTATGTGGTTCATTTACGTGTTGACCTTAGATTTCGATTTCTTTTTTGGATAATGCGTGAACCAGTATTTACTTTCCTGTTACCAACACCGATAACCACCGATTAACACCGATTAACACTAACTGCCCATACAATTCAACGACCACAATCTTTCGAACGAACACTGCCCCCCTTCATTTACGTGTTAGCCTTCGTCGACGTCTCTTGTGCCCTTTGCGGGTGGTCGCCTTCTTCGCGGACACGCAACGTATCACATCCTCCACACCGACCACATCATGTGCATCTGCAACCACAATACGTTCCAGCCGAAACCCCATAATCGTACACAGCCGTCGGCACCCTTGCACCGCACCGTTGTTGTCCTTCGCTTTGGTCCGTGGTATAATCTCCACCACCAGCGACTTCGGTTGCATCCACAGCATATGCACCATACCCGCTCCGTGTCCCAAGACCAGCACATTCGCATTCACATACTGCGTAATTTGCTGTTGCAGGGTGAGAGTGTCGGAGCAGACCCGTTTAACTTGTGCGCTCTTGCCATAGTGGCGTTGCAGGCGGACGGACAAGCTGTCCAGATTGGTCACCTTGCGACGGTGTGCACCGTACGTCTTGCGCTTTGGCAACGTTTCGTGATCGGCATAATACGCATCCAACACGCTTGAGTTATGTCGGTATTGTACAATGCAAAGAGGCGTGTGTGGCTTGGGAACCGCCCCCCCGCAAGCCCAGTGCTTCAAATACTTCACAATCCACAACAACTTGTGCTGTTCGCGGTGGTTGTGCCAGTCCCAGTTGAGCGGTGTCGAATAAGTATGTCCACGGCGCTTCCTCGACGAAATAGTGATGGACACGTTGTGGTCACCACCCACTTCGTCGTAGAAGCTGTTCAACGGAAAGCCCGCTTTGTGACCTTCTTTGTACAAATGCACGTGAGTATACTCGTTTTTTAAAACCACGTACATAATCGGCAGAAACTCCCCCATCATAAAGTGCCAGAAGTGTTGCGAGACGGTGGGCGCGGGCTGTATGTAGAGAGTTTTCATTTGCAGTAGATGACAGTGATTGATTAACCGCACCTTCCAACGTGTTTACTCTAACGCACTTTAAAATTGTGAACATACCGACACCAACGATACCGGATAAACAACCGAACACAGAATAAGTGACCCTTTACATCTCAAGCTAATAAATAATAAAAATAATAAAAATAACATAAGCACAACTCGAATTTTTCATCATCATCATTTCCCTTACACCAATCAAACCGGCATTTCCCACATCCGTTTTTGATTCTTCCTTTATTTGACTCCTATGCAAGTTACCCCGAAGCGGGTATTGAAGTACAAAGACAAGCAACCCTACAAAGACGCGTCGCCGTTGCGTATTTCCACTATTTCGGCAGTATCGTTCCTCAATGCCGACATCGATTTCGGCAAGTTGTTTGAGCGGTTGCCGTTGGTGTCGAAGGATGGTGCCGAAACGGGTGTGTTTTCGATGAAGCATTACGACAAGGACAATGCGACCAAGAAGGTGGTCAGGCGCATACGGCATCGTGACGACTATGATGGAGAAACAATCGTATCAGCCGAAGTCGAGAAGTATTTCCAGAACCAGATTACGATTATATGGACGTATGTTTCGTCGGTGGGTGACAAGCGCACGACAAACGGGTTTATGTTTACGAACGGCAAGATTAAGGGTGTGGGGCTGAAGTGCGACGAAGACATTCGACGGAGCTTTCAGGCACTACGGGACTATCTGCAGAGCCAGCGGGAGGCACTCGGTGATGCCGTGACGATACTGGACGAAGACGACCAAAACAACGACACGCCGAACGATTTGCAACTATACGGCACGCGTGCCACAATGTACAACACCGATTTCTGCACCCACTTCCAAATCATCCGCGACGAACTGTTCCGTATCATCATTGAAGAGTATGGGCTGGAGGACAGCGAGTTCGAACCGGATATTTACCCTGCTGTCAAAATTAAGTTTGCGTGGAATACAGATTATATGCAAGGCAAAGGCAAACACAAGAAGCAATACACGCCCGGATTGTGCTATTGCCAGAGCAGGTGCAACGGCAAGGGCGGTGGGTCAGGCGACGGACAGTGCAAGGTGGTGACCGTGTGTGTGTTTGGCAACGATGCGCCCAACCGCCACGGAGGCAAAATCATCATCACTGGTGCTAACTCATACCAGCAAGTGGAAGATGTTTATATATTTATGAACGGGGTATTGAAAAAGTACTATGATGAGGTGGTGTATCAGGAGCCGTATATGGCTGTTGTGGAGAGCCTGTGACTTCGTTTGAGAAAAGTGTTATAACCAGTACGAAAAAAAACTGTATTTACAAATCATGCCCGCGAATCTTACCCGAATCTTCCCCGAATCTTCCCCGAATCTTCCCCGAATCTGTTCAGTTCCGTAAGTGACAGTGTGGGAAAGTGTGGATAAATGTTCCCATCGCCACAAAAAGGGCAACACGCAGAGCAAAACTCGTAGCAACACGCCGAGCAATATTCAGAGCGACAATTCTTACAGGGGTAGCCTTGTAATTCCAGTAAATTGAATACGAATACTTCTGTTTGGAAGTCCTGACTAACTGAACTAACTGAAACAACTTCTTTATCCATACTTATTGTCTTGGTATGGAAACGAATTTGTCTATTCAACCAATCACGATAAAAAAATCATTTAATTTTGCCGTTTCGTTTATAATTTTTCTTGCTGGGAGACTGTTTTCGCGCGTGCAGGTTCTTCTGCGACCGTAACCTCCCCGTCGGCATGCACACCAGCACATTCCCAACATTTATTCGCTTCGTCGTGAGCTACTCTCTTCAGCACTCAACAACAGGTGTTTGAATGTGTAGATGCGGATTGGTAACTGGATTGATAAATACTGTTTTTATTTTTTATTCGTTTTGTACAACTGTTCCACCTTTCGTCGCGTTGTTTGGTGTGTAGAATCAATAGACCGCAGAATTGATTCATATAGCCGAATGTCATCGTGCAGAATACGTTTGATTTCGCGAACAGTATGTGGTGTCCGTCTGGACTTGGTTCCGGTGACATTGAACGGTTGCACGGTGCCGTCAGCTATCTGCAAATCGAACGTGTCGCAGAATGCGCGGAAGTCTTGGTCGACGTGTGTTTGGCGTATGTAGAAGTCGATGTCCGGTTCATTGTTGCGGTTGCTCTTGCTGACGACCCATCGTGGCAGGTGGTCGAAGTGCGTGTGGCCCGTCTTGGGATGCATAATGGTCTGCACGGCCTTCTTGTCGGTGAGAAAAGCATCAATGGTGTCGTACTTCTGCAGGAAAGGCGCCCAGTTGCGCGCTTGCTGAACAGCACCTTGGTTGGGATGGTTCTTGCCTCCTTCGCGCACAAAGTTGTACGCGCTGATGAACCGCTCAATGGGCTCACGTATGGTAGCCATCTTGAACACGTTCCGTCCGCGTGGGGGAAACGATGCCGCGGTGGAATGGCCTCTCGCGATGATGTGCACCGGCACGCCCTTGCGCGTGTGCAGCAACCAGCCTTCGCGTGGCCGGTTGGATTTGGCTCGGCGCGGGTCGTTTCTCAACAGCGTGTGCTTGATGGCCGAACCAGCCGTTTTGGGGACGTGGACGAAGTAGATGTAGATGTGGTCAGGAAGGTGAGACGTGTGTGGGGTGCGTCGGGCGTGCCGGTGCCTCGATTTGCGCGGGTGGTGCTTGGCGGCGTGTCCGTTGGACTCGCGGTGCCGGTTCCGTGTGTGATGACGGGGACGGGGATGACGTAGGGTGGTATGCATTGGGTGGCGTTGTTTTTTCAGAGGGTGGGTGGTATTGTTGTATTAAACGAAGCAAATATTTAGTGGTGCGAAAATAGTATTATACTTACTGTAAAGCGGTCAATTGGGCACCGGAACACGTCACAATGAAACGAGAAACGACCAAGAAAAAGACTACGCAAAGACGGTGCACCGTGAAGTTTTCAGCAACCAACACACACCGCGGTTCCAAACGAAAGAGCAAACGAGTACGCCACCAACAAATCGCTTCTGCACCGCCAAAAGCACATCTGTCTACCGACAGAGTAAGCGCTCTCAAGCGGTTTTACGACCTACGCTACTTCAAGAAACACAACCCCACTTGGAAATACCATCTAACGACTCCGCGCAAAGTGCGATGGTTACCGAATGTACGTACACAACCGGTGTCACCAAAACTGACCAACAGCGTAGAGTACCAACTGAAAGAACTGTTGGTGAGCCACTGGGGCGATTCTCGCTTGCGACCGGAGCTCACACCGACGTTTAGTGTAGCCGAAATACTTGCCAAACACAACCTCTTCCAGCATGCGCCCTTTTTGCACTTCAGTCGCGTGATGGAATTTTGGAAATTGTACGGTGGAAGTTTATGTGAGATGATGCAACCGACCTCGATTGAAAAGATGGGCAAGAGTAGTCCCAACCTTTGCCTGCGCTATCGTTTCATTGGAAATGTTTCCCCCGACCAAGTGATGCTGAGGCTGCGTCACGTGTGGCAAAATCATCAGTTGCAATCGGCGAAACAAGCGACCGACCGAGTTGACATTCTGCTGGATATGCTCCCTGACGCACGAACGGAGTCTGGCACAATAGACGGTGACACAACTCGTTTTCATACTATTTGTCTGCCAGATGACCTGTCTGTTCTGCACCAACAAATTAAACATCGATACAGCCTGTACAATGCCATCAACAAGAACAATCGCCTCACATCGTGTCGTGGCAGCGCGGCTTCCAAAGTGCTCGTCATGATGCACATCAGCGTCGCGCACCAGTTGCTCGACAACAACGGCGCGTTCTGCATGGATATGGACGTTGGTAGCACGTTCTCGATGCACACCCTCATGCTGCTCAGGTCGATGTTCAAACAGGTGTCTGTTTACCATACGTATATGCAACCACCAACCAAAACAGAAGTGTTCCTGTGGTGCGGTGGTTTCGTGGGATACACAGACAGTCTTCACACGCGTCTGCAATCGTGCATAGACCAACTGCAGAACATACAGGACGGCGCGACGGATGTGGCCTTTCTGGATGCGAACGAAGCGCTTTGTGGTTCGGTCTACAACGATATCCGACAGAAGAATGCACCGTTCGCTAAATATGCCTACGAATATGCACAGTGCTACTTGGCATGCACCGATAGAGACGTCGACAGAGCATCGTCTTTCGGGCGCTTCGTTACTGCCGCTCAGTACGATATCGGCAGACAACTGGTCCAAGATGTGTACAAAATCCCGTTGCCGCTGCACCACCCTCCTAATGACAACAACCAGCTATCCAAAAGCCCAGACGCCCACATATGCCTGGTCAACATTCCCGGTTCTGGTATGCAAGCCATCATTGATATGCTCTTCGACAAGTGCCACAAAGCACGTTCCACCAAACAGCGAATGGTGTTCACGTCTACAGCAGATGCGAATGGAACTCGCACTTGCGTCGTAGAAGCATACCCATACACCACTGCAACCGAGTACAGCGAATTTGCCCTCAAAATGGTCTTGTGCTGTCACCCGTGCGAGCGAGCATCGCGGTCGTTGGCGATGGTGCGGAATGCCCTACCGGACGCCCACGAAGCGCCTCTGGCCAAACTGTTGCGAGAGTGCCACATCGACGAGCTGACGGACCTGTTCTGCAACACGACCGAATCGTTTCCGGAGCTGACCCACAACAAGGTGTTTTGTTCGCAAATAGACTACCTTTCGAGCAGTTTCCAGTTGCCGGTGTGTACGAATACGGACATCTACCGGAAGCCAGCCGATCTCATCCGCTGTCTGGAAGAGATGTTGCAAGTGCATCTGCCGGTACCACCGGAGGACAAGCACACGCTTGCACCTCTGCGCGTGCATCATTCTGTCCAGCAACACATTGAACGCGTGTACCACAGAGACTATCTATTCTTGCGCTTTCCTACCACAAGCGACACTGTCGCCAGAGTAAACGATATTCATCTGTTCCACGCACATATACCCTATCACCCAACCGACAGCCGCACCAAAAAAACCAGCGTTCACCACTATGTCAACTTGAAACGGGCACCGAATGGATTCCTCCTGCCCCCACTGGCAGAGAAGGTGTTCAATCTGCCACACGCTGACAAGACACGGGTATCAGTATCCGTCTACTACTTCGTGCATATCGCCAAGACCGGTGGGGTGTCCATCCGGCACGCGCTGCGGGACATCGCGGACCCCCTGAACAGCATGCGTGACCCTCCCCAGAACATGCTCCTGCCCTCTCCGCAGAAAGGGTGCTACACCCGCGTGCTGTCTCGGGGACACCTGCGGGCGCGGGACATCGACCCACGGATACGGACGTTCGCGGTGCTGCGCGAGCCGTTGGCCCGCATTCGCAGTGCCTTCCAGTTTATCAGCGAGAAGGGCACGCACTCGGAAGTCTGGGGGAAGAGCAATTACACCATACAGGAGTTGCATCGGGTATTTGTGCAGCACCGCATCCGGACAATCAGCGACATCTTCACACTGCCGAACCGGCCGGTCAGAGAGCGCATCTTGAACCACGAGCACTTTAGATGCATGTGCGAATACGTGTGTGATGCGAGAGGCACCCTGATTGTGGACCACTTGTTCTTGCTCGAGACTCTGCAACCCACGGTGCTGTCGGCTCACTTGAATATTCGGCACATCCAGTTGTCCCACGAGAATGCCAGTCGCCGGAAGTACGCTCTGACCACCGAAGATATGGGGCATATTCGGCGCCACTACGCGAGAGACATTGCGTTGTACAATACGGTTGTCAAAAAGGAAGGGAACCGGAGTGGTTATGGAATGGCCAAACCACGCGAGCGTTGCGTGTTCTGACAAGACAAACGGCGTTTTGTTTTTATTGAATACGTGACACCATCACACATCCAGTCCGCAACTATGCAAAAAAGTATCAACCGTTAAAAAATATGTCGTAAAAATATGTTATGTGGTGCGTATTCGACAATTAGCAATATAAATAGCAACCCAAAAACTTTATCACTCACACAATACAATATACCACACTGCAACCCCACCCACCAATGAGACCAGCCATCCTCGTGTTGTGTGCGGGTGACACGTCGTTGCACCAGCAGTCCAAATGCAACTGGGCGCATCCGAAACGAAAGTACGACATCGCTATTTTGTATTATGGTGACGACCCCAAAAAGAAGCGTGAATACAAGGCCGAAAGCGACTTCTTCCACTGCCAGAAAGGACCCAAATGGACGCTCGTTCGCGACTTCCTGCTCGCGAACAAGCAACTGTGCGAGCAGTACGCCTTCGTGGCGTTCCCGGACGACGATTTGAGAGTCACCCCGGACCAGTGGAACGAGCTGTTCGACGTCGGCAAGACCTACGGGCTGGACCTGTTTCAGCCCTCTCTGGAGAACAACGGGCCGGCCTACGTCAAGCACACGCATCTGGTTACGCACCCGCAGAACATCCTGCGCTACACCACCTTCGTGGAAATCATGACACCCGTCTTCAGCCAGCGAGCACTCGTCCGTGCGGTGCGGGTGCTGACGGATTCGCACATCCGGTCCGGTTGGGGCGTAGACTACGTGTTGCCCAGAGCCGTCCTGCCTCACCACCGCTACGACCAACCCGACCAGCACCCCACCAACCGCCACACCTACCAGATCGCCGTCGTCGACAGCGTGTCGATCACGCACACGAAACCGCTCGGCAACACCAAGCACGCCGCGCAATCGACGTTCTACAAGACGTACAACATCAATCCCGAAGCCGAAATGAAGTACTTCTTGCACAAGTACAATGTGCGGTCATTCGTTCCACAGACACTGCGCTGTGTGCCGGTGCCAGTGGATATGCGCCCGTTCGTCACCACCACCCCCGCTAACACGCTGACACCCGCCGACCCCACGCGGTTGCCCTCCTACTTGTCAGCGAACGTGATGGCCGAACTCGAGGCAGTTCGCAAGCATCCTCACCAGCTATACACCAAACCGGCTGATGTGCAGAAGTTCTACCACAAAATCGAGTTTGGTTTTCACGTGCGCATCAGCAACAACCGATTCCGTATTGTTCGTGATTTCGGTAGCTTCGAGAGTCGCAATCACAACACATTGTGTATGTTGCATGATGTGCTGTGTCGATACAAAATAGCCAACACTGACATATTGGTAAGCACCGACGACTTCGTGCGACAACCAGATGTTAAGGGGGTGCCCATACTGTGTATGGCCAAACGAGCGTCACAAACCTATCTCACGTATCCTGACCATTCGTTCTACAACTGGCAAGAAGCTAACACCCGCGCGTGGGACACCGAGCGCCAGCGGATTCGGGAGTCGAACGAGAGACGCACCGACCACAACCGCAAAATACCAAAGGCGCTCTTTCGGGGCAATGTGAACACGTTCTATGTGCGAAAGTATCTGGCAATGCAGTGCAAGATGCACACAACACACAAGACACGCAAGACTCGTCACACACGCAAACAACACCAAAAGCAAAACCAACACCAAAATGTGCTCGACGTGATGGATGTCAAGGTGGGCCAGAAACCGCGCAGGTCGTCGACCCGAAAGCACAAGCACGCACACGACTCGAAGACGGCGTTTGTGTCGCTGGCCGACCACAACCGCTGGAAGTACCTGTTGCATATTCCGGGAAGAAGCTACGCTGCCCGTTTGAAGTACTTGCTAATGAGCAACAGCGTGGTTCTCTACGTGCGCAAACAGCCCCAGTACGAATACAATGAGTTCTGGTACAAGTATTTGCAGAACCAAACAAACTGTGTGGTCATCGATGACCACAATGTGTACAATCACAACAACCAGATGGTCAGCAAACGGAACGGGTGCTGGGACGATAGAGCCAACAACCGCATCGCCAGCGACATCCAGCAGACGGTGCACGCGCTCGAGTCGACCCCCAAACACTACCGCGCGATGGTGGAAGCGAACGAGGAGTGGCGCCGCACGTTTGATTACGAGATGGTGCTGTTGTACTTTGCGGTGCTGTTGGATGGGATGGGTTCGGGTGGGACTGGTGGTGCGGATGGCGGGAGGTGCAAAACGAACAATAATTTAATTAATATATAAAAAACCGCAATTTGAATGCTTAGGAAAGCCAACTGATTCACAATTCGCGATTCGCAACTCGCCAAATGTCTTATGCGCAGGAGGCATGTCTATACACAGATGATGACCGCCAACAGTCTCTCCATCGCCACAACTTGGACAAGTATGACCTCAACGAATTGGGTGTGTACGTGTTTCAATGCACCAACCGACATACTGACTTGTGCAAGCCCGGATTCAGCACATCGTTCCCACACCGCTTTGGTGGCTTGTGCACACAGGACTTGCCCTCCGCTTGCATCTTCTTGGTGTGTGTGCATATGGAGCTGTCGATATCGTTGTCAGAACTGCAAACAAAGGACTACGATGATATACGCACAACATTCTTGGGCTTGGAGGAATACATATTGGACAAAACAAAAGAGAATCAAGCAGTAGGTATGCGTAAAGAATGGCGCCAAACAAATGTGTCACAGTTGGTCGCCGACATTGAAACGTTTGTGGGCGATTTCAATGAAACGAATAACCCATGCTTTCGATTGAAGCTTCGTAAGAACTACCGACCAACAAAAATGGGCTATGAATACGATAAGCAACCAAGCACTACCTCGTCAACCAGCAACAATACTCCTCCACATCCTCCACCTCTTCCTGTCAAACCATATCCCCATCAGGCGGAATCATTGCAAGCACTGCGCAAGCACTTCGAGACACACGACAAGGGACATATTGTGCAAGCGTGTGGTGTGGGCAAAGCGCTGCTGTCCATTTTCTTTCTGGCGGATATCGCACGACACGCCAACGGTGCTCCACTGTTCGTGATTGGTGTACCATCTCTTCAACTGGTCCAGCAAATGGTAAATGAAATACGTCGAGTGTTCGCGTCTTGTCCGGTCCTTTGTGTGTGTGGTACGCCCAACCAACACCAAGACGAGCACATTTGCACCACAACGAATCGCACAGAGATTGGCAAATGGAACACCACACACGCACATTCGATGCGCATTCTTGTCACCACCTACGCATCGAGTGGCAAAGTCGCCGATTCGAACATTGTCGCCGACGTGCTGATTGGCGACGAGTGTCACCATCTTGTGAAGTTCTCTCGCAGACAGATTGCACCGCCCAAAGACAACCCTGAAAACGACGAACCTACACCGGACCGCAGTTGGTTAGCGTTCTGGAACATACCAACCACCAAATCACTGTTTCTCACGGCTACACCAACGTATGCAGATGACCCCACCAGCGACAGTGGGTTGCGGGGTACGATGAGCGACAAAACCACGTTTGGACCTCGTCTCCACGAATGCGACCGAAGTGTCAAATGGGCGATTGCGAATCATTGCATCACGGATTATTCGGTGGTGTTGATGGACCATGATGCGGACGAATTGGATAGGATAATCGAGCAGGTGTTTCCAGACAAGCTCATCGACGATAGGTTCAACACACTGTTCTTGGCCGCGTTGGTCACGTTGGAAGCGATGGTCAAATACCGTGAGGAGGACCGATGCACACACACGTTGGTCTATACCAATACGATTGAAGAAGCCAATACAGTTGACAAATGCATCGCCGAAATCATACGACGAAACATCATACCCAACTTGCCCAAAGAGATTTACCACAATGCCCTACACTCCAACACCACAAAACACATCAACGATGAACTGCGCCAATTCAAACAGTCCTCTTTTGGTATTGTGCCGTGTGCGTACTTGTTCAGCGAAGGATTCGATATGGTCGAGTTAGACGCCGTCACCATCGCTTCGCCGATGCGAGCCCACGTGCGAATCGTGCAGTCGGTGTTGCGACCCAACCGAACCGACGATCGCAAGCCTCACAAAAAAGCCACTGTTTTGTTGCCTACCGTTGATTTGGACGATGCCGAATACAACAATGACAAACTGGCCAATGCCAAGCGCCTGTTGGACGAACTGCACGACGAAGACGATGCGTGCGAAGACAAGGTGAGCGTATGCGACGGCTGTGTTACATTCACTGCACCCACCGAAGACAGACAATCCCACCGAAGACACCCCATTGATATATCAGTGTTGGGTGTCGATAACAACGAGTCAAAGCTTGAACGGTTTCGCATCAAGCGTCTGCGCGCAGGTACGTTGAAACTACACACCAAGCTCAAAAAAGAATACAATTGGACACAAGTCAACAACAAACGAAATGGCATCCAAAGCGTGGAAAAGTATAATGAAATGCAACGGGTGCACGCCAATGCGTACAGTGCTAATCCTGCCGAATATTTTGGCGATGCACTGTGCAAGGGCATTTGGAAAGGCTGGACCCACTTTCTCGGTCACGACATCCACCAGCTACCCACAAGCTTACTCGAATGGCAAACCGCCTGCAAAGCCCAACGTATCACAACCGCTGACGAGTACAACACATATGTCGACCAGCAACCCCACACTGCACCCGCTGTGCTACCCCACGACCCCGAAGACTACGCCACCACGATACCGTCGTTCGGCACGTTCACCTCATTGAGTGCGGAACTGGGCAAGCTGTCGAGTGGCAACGAGAAGCGAAGAGGCCGACGAGGGAGATGAATCATTGGGCTATTCTATGTATTCGTGTTTTTTTATTTGCATAGTAATCAAACATCTTATACAATTCGAATCCACTTTTAAATGCCTCGTACACATACTGTGTCGCGTCGTCTTAGGAAGAGGGGGGGGGGGAGAACATCTAAAACGTATGTGAAGAAACGCTCCACGCGTCGGGTAAAACAATCCAAAAACCAACGTCGGCGAACTTGTCGAACGAGAGGTGGTATGATGTCTTATACTCAGAATGTCAACAACGCATTTAGTAGATATGACGGGTTACAAAAGAGATTCGAAGCATTCGTTGAAAAGGCAGTGAAAACCTTCGACGATGACCTTAAAAAAGATTGTGAACAGAAGTTCGTGGCGAAGTTGGATGAACTTGTGTCTAATAGCACAGCACACTATACAACAGATACGCTGATGACAAGCATTAACTTGGCAAAAACAGATATCATCAACGATATCAAAAGTAGACAAGAGATGCGTGATATTATAAATGTTGATAATTATACAAATATAGAAGGGGTGAAAAATATACCGCACAATGAATATTTAAGAAAGGTAATTAAAAAGAATATTGACGAAGGCAAAAGCCAACAAGTACGTCGCCAACCGTTACAAAGGAAACCAACCGCACAGTTGTCCTCAAGTAGACCAACTGAAAATGAAAACAGTCAACCACCACCACCACCAAGACCAACATTGAGACGTACATAACGAGTATACAGGTGTGTCTCTAAAACCAAGAATCACTCCTCCAACGCGGCCTCCCGCAACTCCACCAACGCCTGCTTGTACTCCGCTTCGTGTGTCTTGACCTGCTGGCGGAGCGCGTCGAGCTCGTCGAAGTGGGGCTGGAGCTGGGCTTGGAAGGACGGGTCTTTGGGGAGGGGGATTTTGAAGGCTTTGAGGTCTGTTTTGGTAACACCAGCAATTACAGAACCGTGTGACAAGCTTTGTAAATTGCTTTGAAGCATTTGAATCATCCAGTAAATGTATTCGACATTGGCGGACTTGAGAACAAAAATATGGTCGCTTGGATACACACGTCCATAAGTCAAGAAGCAATTACCGATAGTTCCATTTCGAGCGATAAGAAGGTGTGGACCATCAAAAAGATATGTGTCCGTCCATCCTGTAATTCCACCGGTCCCATAGTATGGGTACAGTGTGCCTTTCTTTTTATCAGGACAGGTGTTTTTTCCTGTCTTGATATATTCGCAAACCTCCCCCAAAGCCACCCACTCACACCCCCCCTCCATCTCCACCACCTCCTTCACCATCCCCCGCACCGTCGCCTCCAGCTCCACAATGCGCTTCTCGGCGTTCTGCTTGGCGGTGTAGGGGGTGGAGACGCGGGTGGTCCAGTGGGTGCGGAGGGAGTGGGTTTTGGGGAGGGGGATTTTAAAGGCTTTGAGTTTGTCTCTTGCAAGTGCTTTTTGAGCAGACCCAACATACAAAACCATAATTTGTTCTTGGACACATTGAATGAGATTGTACAATATTTGCTGTGATAACCTGTCTTGGTATACAGACTTCAACATCAACGCCACCGCATTGTCGGTCAAAAAAAAGGGGTCCGTGTGATAAAGTAGGTGAAAATCACCGACCCGTGAAATCACAATTGAATTTGCAGAACAATTCGATTCATTGTGATGTCCACGTATCTTTCCACCACCTATAACTGCATACTTCCCCCCTTTCATTTGTTTCGCTGTGATAAACTTGCCACTCTTAATGTCGCAAACCTCCCCCAAAGCCACCATCTCCCACCCTTCCTTCGCCTTCAGCACCGTCTCCTCCTTCTGGTACTTCTGTGCATCCAGTGCCCAGTCTTTCTGTGTGGCAATTTGGGCATACGACGCTTCGGTAATGGATTGACGGCGAATGTTGCACACGTCGCCTTCCGCTTCTTCGAGGTACACGGTGCCATCCGCCAATTCGGTAATCTTGTCTTCGGTGTACTTCTCGACCACAATCTCCGAGAAGCGCACCGTGTCCGTGCAAATGGTTTCGCCTTCAGGAGCGGCGTCAAACACCAGTATGGACGTCTTGGTGGTCGTGTTCTCAAAAGCGTCGTTCGGTATGCTGACGATCTCGCGCACGTTGTAGTTCGTTAGTAACTGGGCACGGAGAGTCTTGTACTTGGCATTGAAGAACACGCCCTCTTTGAGGACACCAACCGCTGTACCTGACGGCGCGAGCATATCCATCAGCATTAAGAGCGACACCGCCTCCTTGTCTTTGCCCGTCAAGCCACTGGGCTTCTTCTTGCTCTTGGTTTGCATCGGTGGTGGGTTAAACCCGCCGTAGTGCTTGGCGTAGTGTTGCACACGTTTGCTACTGGTCTCCAACGACACACTGTTCGACTTTTGCTCATTTTCGTCGCGAATATTGTCCTTCTTCAATTGCTTGATTTGCTCGCTCTTCGCATTACGGCATTCGTCGCTGAATTCAGCGGTCTTGTCTTTCAGCTGGTCCGTCAGGTGCTTGATGAGTTTCTTGCGCTTCTTAATGTTCGTGCCCTTGTTGTCGTCTCCACCATACGGAGGATTGGTGTAGATGAGCGGGAACTTGTGGTCCTTGAACTCGTCCTTGAAGGAGTTCTTGTACCCCATATGCGCTTGGTTGTCGTTGCTGTCTGCATGGTTGGCAACAATCGGTAACGAACCGGTCATACATAGCAACTCGAGTGCTGCCGAACGAATGACGTCTTCGTTCATGTCGTAGTGGTGGATGTTGGCGAGCTGGGTATCCCAATCGATGGCGATGTGGCGCGCGTGGGCTTGACGGAGCATCTCGCGGGCGTAGCTGATGGTGAACCCACCCGAGCCACCGAACGGGTCAATCATTTCGGGTACAGTGCCGTCGTCACTCAATCGAACAGGTGCCACTTCGCGAAAGATGAAGTCGGTGATGTTTCGGTCGGTGAAGTACGCACCAAGCTCAGAGATGGCCGTATTGTCACGACCGATGAAGTACTCGTAGATTTTGCCAGCCAGCTGTACATTCGAACGGTTCTCGACTTCTTCAAGGCTCTTGATTTCCTTAAAGAGCTGTACAAGCGTATCCGCCGTCATATTTTTGGGAATCTCGTAGAACAGGATGTTCTTGAGCTGTTCGTGTTCGTACAGGATATCCAATACACCTCCCGACTCTTTGTACTCGCCGTGGCCAAAGAACTTGCGGTGGAGCAAGTCTCGTTCGCTGTTCGCATTGTTGTTCGCAGTGACTTGATTAGCGTGTTCCAACAGTGTCGAATAACGGCAGACCTCGTCGAGCTTGAACATCTCAAACAAGTAGTTCTTCTCAATCTTGTACAGTCCATACACAATGTTGAACACCTTCAATGCATTCATACCATAGCCAGCTCCGTGGTTGCGCAGGAAGTTGTGGATGGAGTGAATCTTGTCACGCAGTTCATCCTTGTTGGTAATACTCACGGAGTTGGGTACAGTTGTCACAGTGGTGATACTTGTTGGTGTGGTGGGCTCTGGTACGAATGCTGGTGTTGTGCTTGCTTCGGTGGATGTCATCATTTTGTTGTTGCGAAGAAGATGTGGGAAAGATGAAAATGAAAATGAAACGGAATGAGGTGAGCGGGAGGTGCAAAACGACACACAATAATTAATTAATAAATAATAAATAAATTACAACACACCCGCGCTACACCTCCATCATCTCTCTTTCACCGCGCGATGGTGGAAGCGAACGAGGAGTGGCGTCGCACGTTTGATTACGAGATGGTGCTGTTGGGTGGGATGGGTTCGGGTGGAACGCGTGGTCCATGATTTCGTTCTTGAACTCGTCCGTGTACCCCATATGCGCGAAAAAAATAGTGTGTGTTGCATAAATGACAAAGCACCACATAACGTTAGATTTGCTTCACCACAACCGAAGCAATGCCGCGACTCCTTACATCATTTGCGGAAGTGTCACCCCCCCGTCTTCTAAGAACGAAGAGCAACTGGTGTGTGCATCGCTTTGTTTACTGACGTATGAAACGGACTTTATAGGCTCTTACAAGTGCCAATTACCGTACCACCCATCGACCACAAGACACCTGACCTTGCGAAAACCGGCGACAGTTCCATTGAAATACAATGCTTTTTATATTGCCATACGCGGAACATATGATTTTAACAATTTAATCACGGGTATCAAACTCATTAAAAACACGAATGTGAATATTGATTTAAAACAGGTCGACAAAACAACCAAACACATCGAACAAACCATCAAGCCATACCAAAATGCAGGAGCTAAATATTTCTTAACAGGTCATTCAGCGGGTGGTGTATATACATTGAAGTTATTGAACAAGTGGCACACACAATACCCGGTTACGATTTACAATTACAATCCAGCCATTGTCAAACCACATATTAAACAGTTGCAAAAGGCATTGGGAGATACGAATCCGTATAATTGCAAAGTCTATGTGTATCGGGCAGAACTGGATATTGTGAGTCACCAGTACCGACTATGCGAAACACTGTGTGACAAACAATGGATGCGTGTGGTGGTGTTGGAAGACGACCACAATGAAGACGAGACTGAACAAGACACACACTCCAGTACCAGCTGGGTCAATGAAATCCTAAACGCGCACACAATGCTACAGTTTATTCACATGCGTGCAGTAATCAGTTCGAATGTGGTTTTATGTGCTATTAAAAAAGAGTACAAGGATCATAACAAAAATTTTCGACGCATTTTGCAACGGGTATTGTTGGTTGCAAAGATAGGCGGTGTGCTTGTGTTGAATATGTTACGTGACAACCTGATGCATAAGGGTCGGCAACTATGCAACAAACTGAAATTAGTTGCCAAACGAAAGACAGTCCGTCGTAAGCGTCGCTCCCCCAACAAAAAAAAAACCACCATCAAAACCACACGATACAATATGCAACAGTTGTTCCACGATTACAACAAGCAGATGCGCGAGTAATACGCAGAAGAGTAGAACGTTCATTTCAAGTACCGTACCATCGTTCAATAGCATTAGTACCACTTTGCGAAAATGGAAGTATGTGATATTACGGTTGTTAAGTACGCACCAAGCTCAGTTATGGTCGTATTGTCGCTACCGGGTTCGAGTTCAGGGAGGAAGAATGTGAGCGTTAAGCGAAAAAAAAAAATAAAAAATTTAAAAAATATTACACACACGCACACTGAATAATTGTAGCAAAACCAACTGTTTCACACTTTCACAATATCGTTAGGGAACACACAAACACTTTCATCAATTCATCCAGATGACTAATGAACCGCTGAATTGTCGTATGCAAAATGTTTTTAGTTTAGGAAACCAATGTATACGAGAAATTTTAGAGTTCCTGTTTTACACGGAAATCGCGAACTTTTCCATAGTGAAGAAGAAGTGCATAGATGAAAAAATACTTTTTTATTATAGACAGTTGCGACGCGTGAGTGTTGACGTTTTTCCAAAATATCCATTTCCTGTCAAGTGTGTAATAGCGAACCTTCGGGGGTTCCCTAAAATCACAAACGACATGTTGGGGTCATTGGCAAAAAAGTGTACCGATTTACGGTCTTTTGATCTCTGGAATGCACCCAACATCACAGACACCGCAATTATAGCATTAGCAAAGCACTGTCCAAGTATTAGGGAGTTTCAAGTCGTCCATTCTGCCAACATCACAGATACGGCGTTTGCTGCCGTGGCTGAGCACTGTATCAGTTTGAAGGTTCTACGGCTCCGTTGTTGCACCAACATCACGGACACCACAGTTATCGCATTTGCAAAAAACTGCCAAGACATACATACGATTGACCTCCGCTATTGCACCAACCTCACCGACGCATCGGTAGTAGCGTTGGCAAAAGAATGTCCACACATTACGAAGATTTACCTCGACGACTGCAGGCAACTCACAGACACTGCAGTAGTCGCGTTGGCAAAAGGATGCCCACGCATTACTACGATTTCCCTCGACAACTGCTGGCAAATCACGGACACTGCGGTGGTGGCGTTGGCAAAAGGGTGTCCATACAATGAAGAGATTCGGCTCTGTCATTGCTATAAAATCACAGACACTGCGGTGGTGGCGTTGGCAAAAGGATGCCCACGTATTACGATTATTCATCTCGACGATTGCAATCTAATTACGGACAAGGGGGGAATGGCGTTGGCAAACACGGTTTGCAAGTACATTAAAGAGATACGGATCGGTCGTTGCCATAAAATCACAAATAGGACGATGAAGGCGTTGGCAATCAGCGATAACCGCATACAAGAAATTTATATACGTGGTTGCACAAAAATCACGACGAAAATGTATTTAACAGTATTGGAAGCTCAAGGAACGGTTGTATACACGCCACTCGTTCGTACAAAAGGAAGAAGAATAGATGTATAATAAGCAATACCTTGTCATTGTCTATGTATTCTGGACAGTATGTGTATATAGTAAGCCACAATCTGACAACCGAAAAGTATATTGTTTTTTAATTCTATATTTGATGTTGTAATTAACAGTATGTGCTGAGCAAGCTATTATAATTCACCTAAAATTCATAGGCGGAAAAAAACATGTTTATAATACAAACCGGCGTGGCGCTTGAAATGGTGAATGTTGAAGTACATCACCAAAACAAGTACAATTGCACCCACAACGAATCGCACACAGGCTGACAAAATGGAACACACCACTCACGCACACATTCGATTCGATGCGATGCGCATCCTGGTTACAACCTACGCATAGAGCGACAATGTCGCCAAATCGAGACTAATACCACAAACGCTTCTCTTTCCGTTCGCGCCTTTATTATATTATTATAATTTATTCATTCGATTCGAATATCACCGAAAAGCATTTTTTGAATTTCCGCAAACACCCACCGAGTGAGACGCGATTTTTATTCCCACCGATGCAACAAAACATATGCATCCAAGATGGGCGGAACAGTTGCTCTTTTATTATATCCGCGCACGAGAAATCACGCACCGACGAGGCTGGGATGACGAGCACCACCATCGACGTTTCCTACTCCGAACCACAGGTGGTTGGTGGTCAGGCTGGATTAGAGCTGCATCCGCTCTATGACACGTGCGAAACGTACCAAGAGCTGGACGGAGTCATTGTGCACAAAAACGAAGTGACCGCTTCAATGGTGAAGCACCTGCTGATGAACGAAAACGAGCTTCAGCAGTTCATCAGTCCACTCACCGAGCCGGTGCGATACAAATGCGACGTCATCAAGGGATTGGCGTTGCATTGGATTTAGCACAGAAACTGTCGATAAAAAATAGATGACCCAGCGGTGCACTGTTTTGTTGGGGAAAACGGGGGGGGGTGTGTTATAATATAGTTAAATGTACAGCAATTGCCACCCAACACATACACACGCAACACCCCATCAGCTTCCACACTGCATCACGTACTGCACATCCGTATTCATACACAGTCCATCGATGAACCGGTGGTTGGGGTGTAGCTTCCAATAGGCTCTTGTTGTTCTCGAGTGCGTGCAACACATCGCACCACGTCTTGTAACAATGTAGTACTGCGCCTTGCGTGCGAACACCTTGCTCTTTGGGTATTTTACCACGATCAGTGGAGTCGTCGAAATGTTGTTGTCCAGCTCTTCATCCAATCAGAACACAAAATCGCTGCTCGGTGGGAGCGTGGCGTTGCGCATACTGTACACCTTGTCGGTGAACTCACGTCCAACTCTTGCGCAGAAACGGGTTTTCTGGGTTCCCATACGATTTCCTTTTTGGGCGCATGCCTACAACCTCTTTCAGAAACGTTTGGTGCGTAGGTGGTCGGTTTGATGACATTTTGGTGCGTGTATTTAATGTGGATGTATATACAATGATATACACGCTCTTTTGGATGCGGTATCCATTGCAAAAAACTTTCATTATCGGCTTTATTATTTGCGAGGTGCTTTGTATGTAAGCCATCGCCGATAAGGAAAAACACTCCCTTCTTCTATTTACAACATATATCAAAAGGATAGCTACCGGAACAAATAATAATAAATAAATAATAATGAATAAATAATAAAAATGATTGTGCATCCGAGCTTCTTGTGTTTTATATTTTCATTTTCATATTAGTCGCATCGTGTGCACATTCCATTCCAACAATAGACACGTTTCGCAAATGCAAGTCGTCCAATTACACCCACCCCAACATCATCTGTATCAACAGTACCAACACCCACCCCAACATCATCTGTATCAACAGTACCAATACCCCCCCCAACATCATCTGTATCAACAGTACCAACAACAACAACCGCCCAACAAGACACAGACCCTTGTTCCCATCCCAATTCCGTTCAAGCATCTTGACACTGTCCAAGTACCATCGAGACCCTCCCACACACAACCAAACACTACATCTCAAGACGATAGAGACTTGGTCACCAACATGAAGTGTTTGTGTATGTCGAATAGTGAAGGTGTTGGCAATGGTGGTAATCACCGAAAGCGGGCACGAGAGCCTTTACCGAAAGTAGAGAAGCCACGAAAGCGGAAGCGACCGTTGACCCGAAATCTTGTAGATGTAGAGAACGAGGAACAATACGAACTATATTTGGCAAAGCTACGAAAGAAGCAACCCATTACGGGCAATAAGTACATATTCTTAAAGCGCGTCTGCCGTAGATACGTGTTCTACAAGACAGGGTTCGAGAAGTGGAAGGAGCTATTGCAGTAGTTGGCGTATATGTGTATGTATGTATGTATGGATATGCGTCTGTCTCGGGTGTGTGTATGCATATTATTAGACATATAAGACATTGCGTACACTCCCTCAATTTGGTCACACCAAACAATTTATAGCACTATCATCGCGCGATTCGCCCAACGTGTTCCCGCATTTTTTTTTCGAACTGTTCTCGCATACTATCTTTGCGTTCGTGGTTTTCTTCGTAGAAGCGTACGTCGTGTGGCCACCACCGTGTGCGTACCAACTTCTTGTCGTGTTTGGTCAGCGTTTTTGTTGTGCCTACGGTGACGTTGAACGGTATCGGGTCAGGTGGCAAGAGCGGTATCCCCAGAATGTCACACAGGTGGTTGATGTCGTCGTTCAGAGTTTCCTGAAACAAGACCATATCGACGATACAGTTGGCGGTATCGTCACCCAACCAATACGACTGTGGGAAGAAATGCTTCTTTCCTGTGGTCCGCGAGAGCAAGCGTGTGCGTATGTCGTCGTCTTCCAAGAATTCGGTGATGCTGGAGTAAGTTTGCAGTATTTTCTGTTCTTTTTTGCAATCCACAATGTCGATGTCTTTGGCACCGTTTCGCACATACCCATAGGCTGATTCCATACGTGCGTAAGGGTCGCGCAAAATGCCGATTCGCAACGCATTCGGGGTGAAGTTGCGTGCTGGCAAATGACCGTTGATGAACACGAACGTGCAATGGTGCTTGTCTGACCACACCTTGATGCATCTCGGGAATATGTTTCGCGTGTACTTGGCTGGCAACTGTGCGGAATGCTTGTTCAGGTGCTGTTTCAAGAACCGCCCGCCACACTTGGGTGTGTGCACGAGCTGAATGAGCACCTCGTTTTCGTCGTGTATGTTAGCATAGTGCTCCACGCACACATCTTGTTTTGTGTGCACCCCGCCGTACAATCCCAGTAAACGTGCAACACACGCTACATACCGGTTATGCATTGGTTTCTGCTCACACAATGTCATCTTGTGCACCGTTGTGGTGTAGATGGCGTCGCGGAACGCCACCAGCTGTTCCAGCACATGTTTCCGGAAGGTGGGTGGGACACGTGGCATCGTGTACGTACCGACCGAACCAGATGCGATGTCCATTTGCACATCTGGTGAACAGCTGGAACTTCGTCTTTTTGAGCTCTTGCGTATTTGTGGCGGCCTTCTTCGTTTGCTGTGTGCCGGCATCAGGATGTTGTTTTGCGTAGTAGTATAGTATACATACAATCTGGGTTAAAAATATAAAACACGCGGTGTGTTCTTCTATCCCATTCCCATACTGATTACATTCACGTCGAACCTACGAGTGCTTCACCTTCGCCAGCACAACAGGCTCGTCGTAGCACCGGTCACCACCACACCACTTCCCGTCGTTCCAGGGCATATTGCGGTAGTAGTACGGTGCTGGGTGGTGGTACGAACCTCTATCGACTGATGGCGGGGGCACAACATCGGTGCGCCGGCACAGGGGGCCGTTCAGACATCTCCCTTGGAACCACCAGTTGGCGCAGTGCACACCCGGGTCGAACGGACCGTCCAGAAATCCCGCCACACACCTGCCCTTGCCCTGCCGGTCCATGCACCACCCGTGCGACCGGCTCTGCACGCACTTGCCAATGCTCGTTGGGTTACTGCACAACGAAGGTGGTCGAGCGGGTGGTGGTGGTGGTGCGAGCTCGTCTGGATGCGTTGCGCTGGTTGGAGGGGGTTTGGGTGGACTGGATGGTGTGGGCGGGAGACCAACGTAGTACGCGGTTGCGGTTGCGGTGAGAACGACACACGCGAACACGAGAGCGACGAATAGTTGCATAATTTGGTGTATGGGTGAGAAAGTATATCGCGAGAAGTGATTACATTTGATTAAAACTCAAAAAACAATGTCCGTACAAAATGCGATGGGTCTTCGGCACAATATGTCATAAACGTGTTGTAATCTTTCCACTGCTTGTACGACAAGTTTCCTTGGAACTCAACGGCATATTCATATTGCAAATCATCTTCTTCGTCATACTCAGTGTCGTACCCGCGAGTCGGCCAGTCTTCGTTGCTGTCGAGCCCGCTAAATTCATCTGTACAGTCGAGCTCGACGGCCACTTTTGAATAGTCCCATGCCCACGGCCACGGTTCGTCGTCGACGGTCGCTATCATCACATCCGCCCCTGCCAAAAATGCAACTTCCACGTCGTCCGCATCGCTGTCATAATCACCGTCCACCCCCCACAACAAATGACGCACCCGCTCTATGCGAATCCGTCGCCACTGCTCGCGGTGTGTGTTCTTGTACAGCGTTAACGGTTCGTTGCAGTAAGAGAGGATATGGGTCATTATGTCTTTGGGAAGACGAATCATCTTGGTTCGGTTTTATAAATAATGACAACCAGAAAATAATAGTTTTATGTCGTCGAGACTGATTATAAATAGTCGTTTGCAAACAACCATTATCATACAATCCAGTGCACGCCAACTATGAACCTCTTCACAAGTTGACCCGTTCGGCTTGTTCCATCCGTAATACTGTAATCCTATGCACGCGTATCCACATTATTCATACCAATTTTGGTACAAACAAACAAATGCGATGAAGCAAGCAACCAAATTAATCTCGTCTACTCTTTCAGCAGCACAACCTTTTCCGCAAAGGCCTAAGCCTAACAACAAAGACAAATACAACACGAACTGATGATAATAGCTGAGCTGGTGTTGGAGCAAGAAAACACACAATGGCGCATACCGTGGCACCGAAATATCATTCAAGAGCAAGTGACGGTAGAGCACACTGTGCCGATGTCCTTGTTTTTTCATCGCGAGCAGTGGTTAGGTCATTTTCATATGCGGAAAGTGGTACTCAACCAGAACCAGAACAAACACAAAAACACGAACCCGTACAAACACACTCCGTCACACCACACACCACACGTACCACCACTCAATGCAAAAAACAAACGACCGGTGACCGCGTCTAACAAAACTACCACACAACCCGCCCTTTTCTATCCCACGACAGATCACAAATGCACCACAGACGAGTTGCCGTTGACGCAAGCGTGTGAGGTGACGGTTGGGGAGGTCAAAGTGGATGCGGTCGTGGATGTTGGAGTCGTGGTGGACGAAGTGGATATGGTTGCAACCACCACGTCGCCACAGCCTATTCCTTCGTGCGAATCTCCTCCAGTAGCGTGCATCATCAAGCCGGTTGCCGTTAGTGTGCCAACGGTGTCAATCGTAATGACTACCTACAACTGTGCCAAGTACATCGAATTTGCTATACGGTCTATACAGTTGCAGACCCTAACGAACTGGGAGCTCATCATCGTCAACGACCGGAGCACAGACAACACCGACAGTTTGTTGCGAACAATGGCACAGCACGACGACCGCATCGTGTACTTGCACAACCAACATAATCTGGGGTGCTACGCCTCGAAGAACATCGGTGTGCAGTACGCTCGCGGACACTGGTTGACCTTCCAAGACGCCGACGATTACTCGATGAGCGAGCGGTTGGAAAAACAGCTGTCGTTTTGTTTGTACGGAAATGAAGCAGATGCGCGGGAACAGCTGTATCCGGCAACAAACACCGTGCACGACTGTTGCTACGTGACGTCGCTGTCGCGGAGAGAGAAAGTGTGGTCGTGGGTGCCAATCACGATGTTCGTGAATGCGGGTGTGTTCCGCGAACGTCTGGGTGCTTTCGACACGGTTCGCTTCGGCGCAGATTCGGAGATGCGGGAGCGAATGGACGTGCTGGGAGTGCGGGTGGGCGTGTTCGACGATTATCTGTACGCCTGTCCAGACCGGTGGGTGGAACTGTCGTCTCGACAGCAGTCGCTCACCGGAAACACCGCCAATAATCCCATACGGACTAAATACAAACAAGCCTACACCGCTTTTCACAATCGATTACGCCGTGCCACTGTGGCCCAGAAGCGACAGTGTCTGAAGTACTCGCACACAAATCTCAGGACTCGACCGTTCGGGGTAGACGGGTTAGACGATGACGAGCGAGCACGGTTTTACCCAAGCGAGCACGATGTGCACGCGTCGATGGCGGTGAATGCGCAGAGTATGGACTAATGGACCAACGGCGCACCCAATACCATCCTACTTTTACTCTGTACTGTCGTAAAACAAATACACACACTCCACCAAATCGTTATTCGCATTGTTCCTAATCCTCTCCATTTGTGTACATATTTCCTGGCGCAATTCGGGCAATCGGTCGAATATGTACGGATTGCACCTCCGACCGTTGCTGTCTCGGTAGCTGTCCGGATTGAAACGGATGTATATCCATTTGCAGGTGAGACCACACATCAAGTCGTCGTAGCGATGCGCTTCGTCGGTGGAATCGTACGAACGATGCTGGTGCTCGTCGGTTTCAATCGCCAGCATCGTACCATCAATCAGCTTGCGGTGGTCTATCCGTCGTCTCAACGAACAGTCGCAATGCGCGGTCTCCAACGGTTTGTCGTGCATGAACCCATCGAAATTCTCGTTGATGTAGTCGCGCACAATGTTTTTCCTTGCTTTTTGCGCGGATTTGTTTAGCGAGGGCGTCGGTGGGAAAGCGGTTGATGAAGCAGTGGGTGCAGTAGTTTCGGTAGCGCGGGTTGGCAGCCGTTGGACTTGTGATATCGTCTTCATTCGAAGCGCACCGTTCGTGCTTGATGTCCACCATACCCTCTTTTGCGTGCGTCTTGTTTGAGGGGTGATTCGTCGGATAGGATGACAGGGGTGGTAGTAGCCGTCGATGGTTGTCGGATGGTGCGCATTTCTGCAAGGTGCAGGGGTGAGCTTTGGAACGGCACTATGGTCGCAAACGGTGACCAGTGATAATATAATGGGGTGTGGGTGGGGGAGGTGAGCTGTTTGTTGTTGCTATTATTGTTTATTAATTTAATATTTATGGAAGCATGGAAGTGAATACCAGCCACGACCGTTGCACATTACACGGCCGTATATTCTCTTCGTACCAAATCTATATTATTATATACTTGTTCTGTTGCGTCGGAAACGACACTATTCCACTTTGACGCAATTGTACACGCATCGGTACGTTTGGTCAGTTTGGTGTAGCCTTTTTCGGACAGCTTGGTAAGAATTGCGGTGTGTATTTCTGGCGTAATGTGTTTATTTTGTGCACCGAACTTTGTGTTTGCTTTTGGAGCACATACGAACCAACACGACGATTCGGTTTTTTTGATGTACGGAGTTTCGGTGTCTGCATTGCACAATGGTTCGGGTGGTTCTGGTGGTGTGATGTGTGAGGTCGGCCACATTGACCGTGGTTTGAGGATGAAACTGGACTTTTCGAATACACTCAAGTATAGTTTCAGGTCGTCGTCGATGTTCTGCAGATTCATCGCGATGAACTGGCAACCGGCTACGAATGGTGGCATGGGGCTGTTGTTGATGCTCTGCTTGTTCAGCAGGAGGGCCCACATCCCGTCGTCCGGCGTCAGTTTGGAATTGGGGCGTTGTCGGTTGTCCACGAGTGAGTACGGGTGAAAGCTCGTTTCGACGTACGTGAGATTCAGGCGGTTGTGCTCGACTCGCTCTTGCGTGTTTTTGTCCTTGATGTTTTTCCACTCGCGCGTCTCGCATGTGGTGCTGGCGTGGCCTTTGCCGGTGTAGATGTTGACGAGTCCTTCCAACAGCGGACTCAGCGTGCGGTGGGGGCTGTGCACCATGATGATGATGCGGTCGAAGAAGTTGCACAGCGCATATCGGCCCATTCCCCCGCTCGCTTCAACTGTTTTGTATTGCCACTGTGCGGGGAGCAGGTGGTTGCCGTGTTGTTCGTTGAGGTAGAATTGCACCAGGTACGCGATATCGTCCATGCAGTCTTTGCTGACGCCGGCGTTCAGACACAGCCGGAGGAAGAGCGGGTCGCGCTTGGTGCTTCCGGTCCGGTTCTTCAGCCACTCGGTCGACAGCGTTTTCATTGCGTCTTCGAACAGCACGAAGTTGTGTTGCAAGTTGCGCTTGTCGTCGTCGCGCGTGATGGTCACGACGGGAAACGACTTCGTCGAGTAGGAGTAGTTGGCGATGTTGAAGTCCAAGCACCGCGCGCCGGCATCCAGCGCGATTTTGATCATCACGGGGCTCATATAGCCGTCGTAGTGGTTGCTCACGACGCACGTGCACCCGGACGTCATCACGAAGAACTGGCTGAGGATCGGTCCGGTTTGGTGTTCGAGTGGGTCGTCGCTGTTGTCCACGTATGCCGACGAGATGCATTCGGGCATATCACCTGCTGTTGCACACGTTGTTTTGCCGCTACCTTCGCGGAAGGAACCGTTGTAGTAGTTGCTGCAGGTGGATATGGGTGTGCGACCGTCCTGCATCGCCGTGCGGTAGAACTGTCGAATATCTTTGAGTAGCGTTGTTCCCCGGTTGACTTGCACCGTGACGAGTGTATTGAATGGTGTTTGTTGGGCGGGTGAGCAGCCTGCGCACGTGAGGGGGTTCATACATCGGTAGAAGAGCAGGCCGTAGCTGATGAGCATAAACAGCACGCACAGCCCGACCACTTGCACAACGTACGTGTCGAATGTATCGAGGTATATTTTGAGTACCGAAGACTCGTTCTGTGGACCCACGCACTGTCTTGCAACGTAGCCGAACAGGCACACCATAAAGAATGCGTGCACGATTGCGTTCGCGAGTGACCACAGCGTTCCTCCGCGTTCCATACAGGCTCGGTAATTTGGGGAGTAAAACACGTTGGCAAGCACGATGTATGCGATGTACATCATAGTACCGATGACGACAAGCAGGTACTTTCGCATCTGTGCGGATGCTTTGGTAGCTCCGGTTGCCAGCTGTTTCGCAATGTCTTGTATCTTCTGGCGCTGTTCGTCGTCCATTCTGTGGTTTTACCGCTTTACCCAACACTCTTTTTTTTTTATGGTTCGTGTCGTACGCTCATTTTTTGGCAGTGGTGTGGGTGGTCGTCCACTTACTACACTGTATGGTATGTATATATAAGACCCGCGCGCATTACACAATCTAACACGCCAGAATGCAAGCCACTTCGCTATCACAAGTGCCTATCCCAAGTGTCTTATCGTATCCACCTGCGCGACACAAGAACGTGTTTAACGACGACGTTTACAAGCGGGTATCTAAGTATGCCAAATGTGTTGACATTATGCACACGATGTTTTATGGTCCCGAGTGTAGCGGGAAGCTTCATATGGCTCGCACATTCATTACCGAGCACACTGGTGTTGATGTGCACAACGTGAAGCGCGTGGTGCATGATTACAAGACAAAGGACAAGAGTTTCCCGTTCTTCAAGTCGTCTGTGCATTTCGAGATTAACGTGTGTGATTTCGGTAATTCGAACCAGAAGTATATGGTTGATTTGATACAGGAATTGTCACGCACACTGAATGTTTCGCGCAACACTTACAAAATTATTCTTATACGACACGCAGAGGAGCTAACACAAAGTATTCAATACCAGCTCAGGCGTATGATGGAATTAATATACACCACGTGCCGGTTGGTAATGCTGGCGTCTTCGTTGGATCGCATTGACACGACCATCCAGAGTCGCTTGGTGTGCGTGCGGATGCCGATGCTTTCGAAGAGAATGCCTGCGACTCACGGTGCACACAAGATGAGCGACTGGCTAAGAGGTTTGTTGAAGAACATGGAGTGCATCGATATCAATGAAGACTGCATACAGCAACTGTGGCGAGTATTGAGCAAGAAGACCAAGATGAGTGTGGCTACGTTACGTAAGTGGACACGGGTGATACAGTTTACACAAATGCAGCACATCGTGATCATTCTTCAATTGTACAACAAGGTATGTTTGAGATATGCGACGGACGTTGTCTTGCACAAGGAGTTGTTGTCGGTCATCAACTATTACTTGTTTATGCAGGATGTTGGATTACGGAAGGATTTTCAAATGGAGATGGTTTTGTTTGTATTGTATGTGGCGATACATGACCGAGACTTGTTCAGACGAGTAGTGGAGAAGACTCGGGTGGAAACACATTAGAATTTAGAATGGAGCTACCGCTATAACGGACTAACAAAAATGTTCTATATTAGTTAAAAACATTTCCAAATTTTTCTTCACATATTCAAAGCAACGTCCAGATGACTATACGTTTTCCCGAGAGATGTTTATGGCGTAGGCGAAAAACCAAAAAGAAAACGTGCAACGACATTACACTTGCAAAGATACGAACCACGCGTGATTTGGTATGGTGGATGAAATGTCATCCACAGATGGTTTTACAAGTCGTGTCGATTCTGTTGTCTGGTTACTCACGAATGAAAAACAATGAGAAACAAAAATTGGACGATATAATAAAAAATCAAGCCACAATAGAGGATAAAATAGACGTAAATATAAAAAGTGGGATACAAAATACCAACCAAATTAGGAATATGCTGAATATACAATGTTCAGACTCTGGATAGTGATTGAAGCAACAATATAATCGCATCCGCAACAACACCGCATTCTTCCTCTACCTCCACACTTTTAGCATAAGCTTGCACTTCGTCCAATGGCGTTCTGCCCCATCGGTCCGTCGCATCGATCTTTACACCTGCATCGAGTAAGAACTGCACGACTGCTTTGTGTCCTTCTGCACAAGCCAAATGCAGAGGTGTTCGTCCGTCGTAGTCAGACGAACACAAGAGTGATTTGTCAGCAACTGTTCGCAACCCGTCTACATCTCCGTTGGATGCATACTGAATAATTTGGTACAATGATGGTTCGTTAGTGTTGTTTAATAGCGAATCAGTAGAGGAGAACATATGATATTTGGCTTCGGTTTGTTGGGACAGTTCCAAGCAGAACTCAATACCTCGTACTGAATTTCCCATCACGTCCAGACGAGGTGACCACACGCACAGCCCACCCACTTCAGGTATCACCACCATAACACATCCGCTCACACCTGATTTTGCAGGCAGTCCTACACAGAATCCAAACTGTCCGCTAAAGTCATACATTCCGCACGAATACATAATGCACTTGACGTCCTTCACGATAGAAGCATCTACAACACGCGTTTCTCCAATCGGACAGACGCCGTTGTTGGCAATAGTAGACGCCATAATCGCAACCATCTCGCAGTTGACGGTGACGGAACACGCCTGAAAGTACAAGTCGAGGTGGTCATTAAGCTGGCTGGGTGTAGGTGTACCGTCGAACGCGTTATTTTCACGCATATAGTATGCCAAGGAAATGTTCCGGTCGGCGTGGTGCTTTTCTGAAAGAAACACTCCGTTATCAAAACCAATTCTTCCATATCCCCCTGACATTTGCTTGTAAAAGTCGAGCACGGCATCGAAACGCTTCGCCGGTTCGTCCTTCGGGTGCACCATCGAAGCCACCATCATCGCACCCGCATTGATGAGCGGGTTGTGTGGCAAACCGTCACGGTTTAACACGAACTCGTTGAACGCCCTGCCACTGGGCTCGTATCCCACGTGCGCGTGCACCGTGTCCGTTTGCTGGCAACTCTGTAACTTGCGTGCCAAACAGTACGTCAGTGGTTTGCTACACGATTGCAAACAAAAATCAACTTGGGCATCTCCGAAGCTTGTGATAGTGCCGTCGACGTCGCAGAATGACACACCGTACTTGTCAGGGTCAACGTTAGCGAGTTGTGGAATGTAGTCAGCGACGTTTCCGTTGGTGTTTCGCTTGGTTTGCTCGAAAATGCTTTGGATAAGGTCGGTCAATGAGGTTGACATGAGATGGTATGTTTTGGAATGTTGTTGAGAATAGTAGATGTGGTGTGGTTAAATGGAGTGGCACGTGCCGGAGTCCTTCTTGCAGGTGTTCATTGTATGCTGGTTTTCGACGGCTCGTTTCCGTAGCGCAAACACTTCTTCTGTTTCGGTTTGCAACAGTGGGACTTTCTCATGTTGAAACCCGTCCATATCTGGATGCATACCAACGAGATACATCCCGGTGATGGTCTTGCCGTACTGTGTTTCGAGGATATGTCGGTAGATGTTGAGTTGCATGCAGTAGTGCCAGAAGCTCGTGTCCGGCAGATGCTCCAATGGAGTTCGCATATTCTGGAACCGATTCGTCTTTTGGCTCAGTTTGGCCGAGCGTTTCCAATCGTATATGATGAGTGTGTCGGGGTCGTTCTTATTCGGTTGGAAAAGCATGTCAATGCTTCCCGCGAGCTCGTGTTCTTCGTCGTAGACCGTCCATTCCGTGCGATAAGGAATGTAGCCCTTTTTCAAGACGACCGTGTCATGAAATTTTTTGAACTGTGTGTGAAACAATTCTGGCACTTCATACGGAAAGTCTTGCAAACATTTGTTATAAAAATATTCAATGCAACCGTGCAAGATTGTACCATGATGAGATGCGTGGTTACCTTTGTATGTCCACGAATCTTTTATCTCTTCAGGTGTCATACCATAATACTTGCTTACCTTCCACTTTTCGGGTCGTGCCATCATCTTGGCAATGATGCGATCCGCGTCAAATTCATCAAAAAAGGAATGCACGAAGGTCGTACACGACACGAACCCCTTGTTGCCCTTGACGTCGTAGATGTGGCCATCGTCAAAGAACTCAATGTGGGCATCTCGTGGGTGGGGTGCGGTTTGTGCCAGAAGTTGTGCTGGGGGAATGTGCAGTGTCGGCAGTGTCTCGGTAGTGTCGGGTTGTTTGGTGGTAGTCTGTTGCATTTTGGTTGTAGCTTCGGTTGACGACTTGGTTAATGAATCGAATGGCTGGCACCGAATAATGTTATTGTTTTTTTTATAATATATGATGTCCGTATGTAGAGGGCGAACATTCGCAACATTTTCTAATATACACTACTCAATATATAATACATCACCATACAATATACAAAACAACTCTAAAAAAATTTTGAAATAGGAATGCACCCGATAGTCATTACCCCAGATTGTTTCTCTTTTTCACTTTCATAACTATCCACCCATTTCATTCCACCATACAATTCATTTTGACGAACGGTAGGTAGGTCATTTTGACGAAAACAAGTATTTAAAAACCATCATCTTTGTATGTATACAATCCTGAATTGCACATACCCCCACCAATGTCCGAAAAACTCCTCCTATTAGAACAGCAATGGGAAGCCTTCCAGAAGTCAGTATCTAAGACCGACCAGTCTCATCAACCACAGACCGCACCACACGTCAACCAGTTGTGTGCGTACCAGAAATTGCAACAGAACGTCAACTTGGGTTTTGCAGACTGGGAAAAGGAGCACCAAGACTACCAGAAACAGCTCGACGAGTGCACGCGACGACAAACACCACAGCAAGACACGAACTCCCACCCCGAACTGGTCACGAACGAGGATGAGCGGATGCCCCTGCAAGAGCTCATCGGCGAACACCAGCGTCTGTCAAACCAGCTGGAATCGCAGGTGCAGTCGGCGACCGACATCAAGCGCATCATGGAGCTGTGGACACGGTTCGACATCGTGCACACTGCTCTCACCCGGCGGCTGCGGACACACGGCTGACGTCGAGAGGTGGGGGGGCGGTGGATGATAGGCACTATTGCTTTTCGTCCACATACGCTTCAATCTGCTTGTTCAGGTCGTCGATGTCATTATCTTCTAAAGTGGGCGTTGTTGTGTTTGGGTAGTGGTTGGCAGAAGTGCAAACATTCTGTAGTTGTATACCGAACTCGTTCTGCACCCACGCTTGCAGGTCAGTTTGAACACTGTCGTTCGCATGCTTCTGCAGGTAGATTTTCCAGATATCGGCAGGTGGGTGTACAATGACCGAATATCCTTCTTCGTGTATACCAAACATTTTTTGTATAAGAACGGCGAATAGCTTGTACGAGCAGTACCAGTGACGACACTGTGTGTCTGACTGCTGACAAATCTCGCTGTCAATCGTGTCGTGTGTGGCCACGTAGTGCTTACACCACATTCGATAGTTGTTGTGCAGTTGCATAGCGGAGACGCGGTGTGCGCTGGAAGCACACGAGTGTTGTGAATCGGGTGGTTGTGCACGGTCGAGCATCGTTTGACAAAAGCTGTGAAAGAGTTCGTGGAGTGTCTCGCCGGTGCTGATGCGAAATGTGGCGTAGTACAAACGCTTGGTACCACGTGTTCCGTAGGTCTCGTTGTGTATGAGCATTTGTATCGACTGTATAATGTCATTCTTGGTCATCACATCTTGTGGCAGAGATTGCTGTGAGGTGTAGTCGGAAAAATCGTTGAGAATCTCGTGTAGCAACACGTACTGCTGTTTGTTGTTGGTTGGTTCTTCAGTGTTAGTGAGAACCAGATTCTCGTGCAAATAGTGGCTGAACAGCTGTTGCGAAGTGGTGATGTGTTGCGTGCGTCGTATGTTTGGTGTGTTTGTCAGGAAATGTTGGTCGTGCATAAACAAGTGACTGCAGGTGGCCAAGAACAATATAGGCGAATGTTTGATGATGCGAAAGGGGCTTTTGTGCGTGATGTGTGGAAAGTGCAAGAAACATATGTTTGAATATGGGTACGAACGATGCATACGACGCTTGACCTTGTTCCAGAAGGGTGATAATGACTTAGTTGCGTTGTACAGTAGCCTTTGTACACATTCGATGACGTCTTCCACCCGCTCACCAAACCACAAATGTACCATGCTGTTCTTGTTGTCGTCCGTATACAACGCATCTTCTCTGTGGTGTACCATCGCCCCTATTAACTTCATAAAAAAACTGGTCTCTTCGCTCGTGTTGAAGTTACGATGGACCTCCTTCGTCATTCGTTGCATTACCATCGGTGGCGGTGTCCATTCGAAGACGTTCAGTGTTTGCAAACGTGTGCGTATCATCCGCAATATTTGTGTTCGACAATGTTCGAGATTGACAGGCAACTGCTCTCGTAACGAAATAAGAATTTGGTCGGACGATATCAGTTGCAGACTCACAGGGGCGTCTTGGACAGTATAGAAAGCATTCTGTTCGCGATTGTACACATAACGGTTTGAACACTGTTGATACAAATCGTGCACACATTGCTCTATATGCACTTTGTTGACTCGGCGTGCCTGCATCTCTCGCAACGACCGCTCCACGAAAGCCGGCACACGGTCTTCAAACAGTTGCATAATATCTTTGTCGGGATAGTTGACCGTGTGTATATTGTACAATTGTTTCACTTTTGACACAATGGTATGAATAGTTGGTTCGCTTGGTTCGCTTGGTTCGCTTGGTTCGCTTGGTTCGCTTGGTTCGCTTGGTTCGCTTGGTTCGCTTGGTTCGCTTGGTTCGGTCACGACAGATGGTGACTGATACGCATTTGTGTTGGCAAAGACTTGCATAATAAAAGTATGATAAATTATAATTGTATGTGGAACGAATAATTGGGTTGTTGTCAATCTTTGTTATCGTATGAGCTTAAATGGTGTGTGGTATCTTGTTTAGATCATATGCATTATGGTATTGCATATCTACTATATCTTCGTATGACACATTAAAAAACAATTGCTTGTGTTTGCGCGTAGGTGCCATACGCTTCTTGTTACGCTTTGCAGATGTGGGTGTGGTGGTCGGTGGTGTATCTTGGTGAAAGTACACGGTTGCCGTTCGTGTGTTTTCGTGTAGCGTCTTCACTTTTGCAAACACATACAAATTCTTCCATGGCACAATAACCGCTTGACCCGTTTTCAAGAGGGACGCGTCAAGTTTGAAATGTTGATTTGTTTCTTGTTCTATGTATCCTCTCGGGTAGGTAATCCGGTTGTTCGTTGGTGACAACAGCCCAATGGCACACACGTCGTGCTTGGTCATTCGCAACAACGTGGTTGCGTTATGTGCTGGTTTCTGTTTTGCGGTCGCTTTAGCCGAATCTTGCTTATTCAGCAGGCGTTGCATCATTCTGGTGAGCTTGAGCAACACGGTGTCGTGTGTGTTGAGGTAGCAGAAAGGTGGGATATACAATACTGCATCGTATTCATTCGTTGCCTGATGACTCGGTAGATTGTCAACCAATAGTGTATACGTTTTGGACACAGACGGAAAGCGTTCGAACACATAGGCAAGGTCCTTATGGTTGGTGTATGTGAGACTCTGGTGGCTCGAAAACGGAATCGGCTCACCGGTGAACACATCAATGAATTTTGTGTCGGTGTTTGGTGCACGAGTGCCAGATGTCGAAGTACGTGCCCACGCAAATAAAATATCTTTTGTGGTCTTGCCCGAATAATACAGCAAGTGTGCAACAATGTTTTTCACATAGTCTGCAGTGCCAGTCGACCAAAAGGCGACATTACAATGGTCGAAACAGAACGCCAAGAACGGAAGCGTGTGTGGACGTATGTGTATGATATCAATGTACTTGCAATCGGGTGTCTTGTCGACAAAATAGGTGGAGTGGGATGGAAAGCGTGTGGTAGGCAGTTGGCGTTCGGTGTCGTTCGGAGACATCGGCTTGAGCACAGGTGCGGTGTTCGCGAGCGACTGGCACTGAATGAGTGTCTCGTCCAAATCGAACAACACTGTGGTGCAGTTGGCCTTTGGGGTGGCGTAAGCGTGGGTGGGCTTGGTGGGCTTGGTGGGCTTGGTGGGCTTGGTGTTTTTTTTGACAGCCTGCTTCATCTCGTCCACCCGTCGTTTAGGTTTCGGGTGGGGAGTTTTTTAGTAGTATTAGAACTACATAATATTCTTGTACCTATGTTTTGGTGTTGTCAGTGTTCTTCCTGCTCCCCCACACCGTCCCCAATCTTGCCCGCAACGACCGCTTCTTCTCGTATGTAGATGTGTGTTGGCGTTTGTGTGCATCTTTGTCGCGTTGACTTCTCCTGCTGTGTGTCTTGTCCCTGTGTCGTTGTGCGTGCATCCAATTACGGTAGCAGTGGTTGGCTTGGATACGAGTGTCTTTGTGCTCTTGTAAGGCCTTGGGTAAGTCGAGTTCACCGCTGTCGGGGGTGTATGGGCATTTGGATGGCAAGCGCACACCATCCACGACCACTTTCCGTGGGTCTTTGTCACGACTGGTCTTGCACGCAAAAGCCATTGGATGTTTCAGCATGCTGTGTTTCTCCCACATCATATTGCACTGGTGTTCGCTGTACATATGGTGTCGCACGTTGTCTTTGTCTACAAACACGGTGCGTACGAACTGGCTCTTGTCATCCACATTCATACCTTCGCTCAGTAAGTACACACGCATATCTACTTGTTTGATTTTCATATGACGAATGTGGAATACCAAACGTATACTCAGGTCAAGCAACTCAATATGCTTGTGAATCTGTTTCATTTCGGCCATTTGTGACAGCACAATCGCGGCACCGTGGCGCTCGTTGGACTCGAACAAGTAGTGCTTGCTGTTGAAAAAGAGGTGGAAAGTATAATGGAAGTGTGTGTGGCCGTTGTTGCGGAGGTAGAGCAAGTCGTGCTCGATGGTCTTGATGGTGTGGGTGCCTTCTTTTTCTGTGCACAGCAACACGCGCTTTCGCACGTCTTCGAACTGCACGTTGTCGACAACGACGGGTGCGTGTGCCTTTTCAGTGTCAGCGGGTATTGTGTTTTCTGTTTTTTCGTAAAACGGCTTGGTGTCTTCACTCTCCTTCACGTCATCCAGCTGTTTGATGACCTTGTACAGCTCCATAATACGGTTCATTAGTGGATTTACTGTATCACGGTATTCGAACCATTCGTCTTCGTTCTGCTTGCTGTCTTTTTGAATGTATTCACGAATATTGTCTTCAAAATCCTTGACTACCATTGCATCTTGTTCGACCATCTCATACAGTTCCTCTAATACACTCACCAATGGTGTGCGCTGTTTGGCACTGGCACCCGTTGCATCACAGCGTCTCTTGAAATGGTGCAACACAGTATGAATATCTTTTTCAGTACGGAGCGTGTTCTTCGTGGCAAGTGGGTACACGATGTAGTGTCGGTTGGTTTTGATGTCACTTGCGTTAGTCATCAGGCCGATGGCGAAGTCACCGACCAACTTGTAGTCCGTGAGACTCTTGATGTAGCGGTTCTGGCACGTGTAGTTGCTCTTGAAGGCACCTGTGCGCACCCATTTGCACATCGGGTCTGCATTGCACATCTTCTTGTCGTCATAGTACACTGGACACTTCTGGTGGTTGACGCCGTATGGACTGTCTTTGTTCTTGCACTTGAATCCGTAGAACTTGCCGCGCTCCACGTAGCACGCGCGGTTGGCCTCGCAATCGGCTTCGTTCTTGATTCGGCGACACTTCATTGTCTTAGTCTTGTTGCCACTCGCGTGAACGGTTGTTGTCTGCTTGGTTACCGTTTCGTCCGCTTCTTCATACTCGGCTTCGTTGAATCCACGATAGGCACGAATCTGTGGTGCGGACGGCTCCTTGCCGGCTACGAAGCACTGACGACTGCGGTCGTCGTGCAGTTCGCGGAAGACAAGACAGTCTATAGCGGCGACCTGCATCATGTCCAAGAACCGCTGGTTGAGTTTGGCCCGCATAATCGACATCTTGCGCACCGCGTAGTCAATCGACAGACCCTTGCATTTCTGTTCGGCATCGTCCCATTGGCAGAATTCAGAACGGTCGCACTCCTCTTTGGTGGTAAACTTGTCTGCGTATGGATTCATCTGCAACAATCGCTCCACCCGAGTCTGCGAACGTTTTGTGGGACACCCACCACGCTTGCGTTGTTTTCGTAGAGTGTGGATGGTTGCGTTCGGTGATGATCTTCGTCGGGTGTGTTGCTGACGGTGTCGAGTGTGTTTTCCACCTGTATATCCGCGTGGATGTCGGTACGGTTCTGGTTGGCGTCGGGGAGCTAAATGGACACGAGGTGGGCGGTTGTCGATATCCGGAGTGATGTCTTCGGCAACGGAAGCATCTGAAGAAGAAGATGATGTTGACGATGACAAATCGGGTTCTGCCGGTTTGACAATATCTATATCTTCCGTTACGTTGCCACGTGGGTTTGTCACATTATTTGTTTTCTCACGATTATCGGTGTTATCATCCACGTCGTATTTGGTATTATCCCCATCCTTATCCTCATTTTTGGTATCCTCATCATCCTCATCATCATCCTCATCATCATCCTCATCATCATCCTCATCATCATCCTCATCATCATCCTCATCATCATCCTCATCATCATCACCATCATCTTCATCCTCTTCTTTGGTATTATCATCCTCATCTTTGGTATTATCATTATCTTCTTCATCATTGGTGTCAGCATTCACATATGGATGGTGTGGGTGTTGTCTAACCGGTGCGATGGTAGGTATATTTACTCCGTCTGGTGTTGAAATGTCCGTTGATGATTCTGTTAGTGATATGTTAGAATCATCATCATCATCATCATCATCATCTTTTTCTGTGTTGTTTGTATCTACATCAATCGCATCGCTGGTTTTATCATTATCTTCACTTGACAACAACGATAAGTTGGATTCTGGTGTATATGGTGTGTTTTCGACATCATTGTTGTTGGCTTCTGGTTGGTTGGATGTGCGTGGTTCGACTTCCGTTGATGAGTCGGTGGAACGACGGATCGCTCTCGCACTGGCTTTGACGTGTGTCTGAGTGGTTGTTTTGTTTGTGGCTTCAATGTACCGACCCATAGTAGGATGCGTGGCCATATAGGTGTATACATCCACGTGCCAGTCATCTGGGAATTTGAGTTTCTTGTGGGAGCAACTCCGAATACCACGTGCCATAATTTGGTCAGAGTCAGCAAGATTGATAGGAGGTTCAACGATGTGTTCTGTTCGCACACCCATTAGCGATATTCCTTTTGCATATCCCTTGTTTCCCATTAATACGTTGATTTGCTGGCCGTTCAGGTTGCTGTCCAGATTGTAGAAACACATCAGCAACTTCTGTTTCCAAGCCCCGAACTCTCGGTGGTCAGATTCCTTCAGACCGAGCATCACAAAGCATTTTTGGTCGGTGGGAAGGTCAAGTGAACGCGGACAGTTTGCGTCATCCAATGGCAGTTTGAACAAGTCGGCGAATGCTTCTTTTCTAATTTCATACGATTTACGGTACGCTGGCTTAAGATACTTGAAAAGGTCAACACACTCCAGCTTTTTCCAACCGCGACTTAACAGTCGCGTGCTGACCGCCACACATCCCTGAATGTCAAAGTAGCTGTATACAAACTGTTTTCCTTTTTCGTAGTGTGATTCAATCTTGTCTGCAATCATATTGATTTTGGCGGTGCGATTGTCATCCTTGGAAGCGAGTTCGTCACTGACAAGCTTTTTGGTATGACCGAGCACGTTCGATGCACGACGAGACGTAACACACGCCAGTTGGTGGTCAGTAATGCTTGCGTACTTACCCTTTGATTCGATTGCCTTTTGTTCAGTATTCATCTTTTCCTTCACGGTTGCAAACACCTCATCTGGCAGATTGACTTCGACGAGCGTTTCTGTTTTTTTTGGAAATTTTGTGAACAGATTGTCTACCGGAAAGAACGATATTACCCCTTTGCAATTATGTATGAATACATTTTCGTTCTGCATCGTTTGCATTCCGGTTTCGTCGGTATGGATAAACTGTGCATCAAATAGCTTCTTGGTGGCTGTGCGGTCAACAATGTCAACACTCGCCATATTCATCTGCTTGGTCGTATGTACCTCTGGAAACTTTGTACTGGATAGCGGAGGTTTAAGCATATTCAACAGAACACCCAGTTCATATGGATCGTCGCGCATAGGAGTAGCTGTCATAAGCAGTATGCGACAATCAGTCGCACGTCGCATCGCACTGACAACACTGTATGCCTTGTCAGGTGGTGGATACTTTGCTTTCTCAGGAGTGACCAAATCGTGTGCTTCATCGATCATTATGAGCGTGTTGTTGAGCATCGGCTCTTCGGGCGTGTCTGGTTGTCGTGTTCCATCCGGCAAAGCACCGAATCCCTTACCTACAACCGAGACAGTAGTGTGTTCACCACTTCGCATCTTAGCCGAAACTTGTCGGTTAGCCGGTAAATCCCATTTCGTGAAGCCGTTCAGACGGTTCGCAATCGATTCGAACGTAATCACATTCAACTGCCTACTGATGCGTCGCGTGCGTTCTTCAGTTGTCATATCCTTTGCTTCTTCACCGAACAGCGTGGTCGTTTCGGTCTTACCGAGGTCGTCGTAGAAGTTCTGGATGAGTTTTGGAGGGGTCAGCACAATGATGGTGCGTGCAGGGTCGTTTTGCAAGAACTTCGAAATCACACCGATCATCACGATGGTCTTGCCACTACCCAGACCGTGATAGCATAGCAACCCACGGTATGGCGTTTGTGGGTTGATATACTCTGCGACCAGCCGTTGTTGTGGATGGAAAGAGTTTTTGTTGATGGACGAACCATACGAGCAATCCATCTTCTTGGGTTCCTTTTCATTCCGCATCACAAAGTTGCATCCACACGACGAATGACGGGGTCCCGCAAAGCAGTCGCTCCACTTCTGGTAAAACTGTGGGTCATCAGCGATACCACTTGTACCAACAGCAGTGTCCGGTGTGCCTGGATAGATGAACGGTGCGTTCTCCGTGTCGGTATCGGTTTTCTGTTCGACCTTTCGCTTCTTGGCCCGTTTTAACACGTCGTTCACCGCACGGTCAGTCTGTGTAATGCAATACTCGTGTGTGGTGAATGGATTGTCTTTGCACAGTTCGTGTTGCTCGTGTATGCGGTGTAGCTCGTCGTTGTAAGACGCATCGATGATGTCAACATCTGACTGGCAGTACGGGTCGACGGCGTTCTCCGGTTGCTTCGGCTTAGACGAATTGGTGGTAGTCGATTTGTGCGTGATGTGAACAGGTACCGAACTACGTGCACCAACGGCCTCTGCACGCTGTCGTTGGCGGTGCAACTGGCGTCGGTTGCTCTTGGTGGCGGAGAACAGTGTTCGTTTTTTTTTTTTGTGGCTGTGCTTGTATCTGGACCGTGACTGTGCATTGTCCAGATGCAGTAGCTCGTTTCCAATACCAGTTGGAGAAGTGATATCCAGCATTTCGAACGAATTATACTCTTAACACACATAAAAATGCACACTCTTGTTGTTTTGTTTGTCGGGGTGAGTTACCAATCGCCCCCGTTAAGTGCGATGTCATTGAACATCGTTCCCTTTGTGAAACAGTTGTCTTTGTACAGCTTCTGCAAGTCCTTATCCAACTGCATACCCACCGAGCGCTTCGAGCGCACGGCGCTTTCGTCGATTGCTGTCATACCTTGAAACACATCTTTGTGGAAGGCCTCGTTGCACTCCGACGTTTCGCGAACAAACTCCATGCGCTGTTGCTCGCGGTCGTTCTGCTGTTGGCACCCCCGAATCGTGTTCATCTTTTCAGTGAAGTGCTTGAAGATGTAAGCCAAATCGCTCTCGTCTTCTACGTGTGGCACACTGGGCACGTGGGCAATGGCAGATGCAATATCGGACGCATCGACGTCCGTCGCCAGCACACCCGATATGACGAATGTGACTTGGTCGACAAACACCAGCAGTGCATCCACGAGCACCTCCGGCAAACACGACTCGTTTTGCAAGTATGTCTTAACGTGTGCCTTGCGTTCGGCATCAGTGGTAAATGCTGCGCCATCCCAATCGCTGGTGCTCGAACCGTCAAATGAAGAGACCGCGTTGGCATACTCAATGGCCAGCACACTCTCCCATTCCGTCGCATCTTCTGTAACCAACAACTTGTACGTCTGTGCAAACTTCAGGTCGCAATTCTGCACAGACTGGTGCTCGTATGAACCAGGTGTGGACTTGGTGTCGTCATCACCAGTGAGTTGTTCGGTGGCCATGTGTGCCGAACCCATGCTCGGTGCGAATGCCAAGCAATCGCCACGGGGAGCAGAGTAATGAAACTCAGAACGATACTTCACCGGACAGCAGTTTGAAGAAGATGACACATCGTGCAACAAGGCGTAGTCACCAAGTCTCTGTGCTTCGACATACTGGTACGAGTTGCTTATCAAATTGATTAACTCTTGTTTCCAAGCATCGCGTGTCCCGATGCCGGTGGAAAGGTCTTGGGCGCAGTTTCCGGATGCGGAGCTATCCATACCCACGGTGTTGGTGAAGTTGTAGTTGCCCGCGAAGTTCTTGATGTTGTTGACGTCTTTGCGGAGTCTGTCTAACACCTGTGCAATGCGACGTGCCATCGTAGACACACCTCGCAGGTCTTTCTGCAGAGACTGCTCAGATACCATCAAGTCGTGGTGGTGCTCCGCCGTGCGCTTGTCTTTGCGGTTGAGCGAATTGTACTTGCTGTGCGTGGACAGCTCCACGGTCATGTCTGCCATCGCCGAACGGAGCTTCCGGTGCTGTTGCTGAATGGTTCGTTTGTTCTGGAATAGGTCGTTCATAGTAGCCAGACAGCCAGGTGTTGGGAGAAGCAGAAGAGCCGATAAAACGTATAATACCCTACCTCGCAAAAGCCCGTTTTCTACCGTTTAAAAGCACTCGTATTTATTATACACATTACTTATTATTCGGTGGTGATTAGAGCAATTAGCTATACACACAAAAAAATGCACGTTGTATGCAGTGCAAAAATAGCAGATTACTCGTATATACCACCACATATCCTATAAGTACATTTAAGCCATCTGTATTTATTGTGCCCTACCATTTTTCTCCAGTATTACATACGTTTTTGATTCACTTAGCGGTGTATTTTCTTTGTAGAGCTCTATGTATTGCAACTCAAGCGACAACGATAACACGTTGTATGTAGTATGAATACCTTCTTTTGTGGTGATCTTAATCTGGGGTAATTTTCCAAAGTAGTACTGATTCATAGTAAGCACATCCGTAATTGTCCCCGTCTCTTCGTTGGTTTCACTGTTCATTATATAATAGGTCTTGTCGTCTTGGTGCATTCCTCTATACAGTTCGCCTAATTTCTTGAACAGCAACACCGTCTCATCATAAGACCCCACAAATTTGTAATATGGCTTTCCCTCTTTGCACGACTGGTAATTCATACCAACCTCGTTTTTCTGGCAAGTGTGGGGGGCGCACGCTACTCTGTTGTTGTATGTACACGCTCGTGTGAAGGAATCTCTGTACGGAGAATTGTGGTCGCACGTTAGCGAGTTTTCGTAATGACACTTCTTGTTCACTGGCACACACGCTTTCAAGTCTCCACGATACACTTTACCTTCATCACAAAATCGGTCACAGTCTGTTGAGAACACGGTGTTCTTCAAGTTGTTGCATGGGTGGGCTTTCGGCAAGTCGACTTTTTGGGAGTGCGGTGCGGCCTGTCTCTCCGCGTGTGCAACGTCGTTGGCACAGCACATATTCGTCTTATGTTGATATACGTTATGATTCTTGTCCTTGTAATACTTGTACTTTTCGTCTTCTGACCACCACGTGCCAAAATTGAAGAGATCCAGGAAGTCGAAGTCGGCTGTATCCATCGCATTCCTTCCGTGCAAAAAACAGTCGCTATCGTGGTCACCCTCACTATCGCGAGAATGATCTATATTACACGTACGCTGTTGCACCTCATCGGGCGATGACACCATACCTCGAATACCACTTGAATACTTCTTCATACCACCGTGAACATTGTAGGCGTATGGAAGCAGATACGCCTGCTGTGTAGCCTTTTTACGGGTAGGAATCGCATTCACTGTCGTGGCACACGCTTGCTTGGTTTTGATGTGCATATCTTTCTTCGGTGGAAAGCATTTTCCCCCACCCAATGCACGGCACGGCCGTGAATCCAACGGGTTCTGCCCTCCGTTGCACACATCGCTGGTGCGCCCATCCACACCGCTGGTTGTGATGTTGTCATTGATGCAACAGTGACCACCGATGTCACCGTCCTTATTGTATGGGAATGGAAACTCTTTTGGACACGTATTCGATTCTTCATTTATATCTGTAAATACCGAGTGCTTTTCTGTATTTTCGCCAGAGTTGCTATACATTTGCATATCGTCACACTCAGTGCCATTCTTGCAAGTGAAAAAGTCACACTCTGCCTCCAAATCACAAGTCTTCTTGGCTCGGTCGATGGTTGCGTGCGTGACGGGTCCTTTGATTGGTCGCCCTTTCTGTGTTGGTTTGGCATACTCAAAACAATAGTTGTGACATGGACCAACCGACTTCCGGAACACCTTGGACGCCTTCTCTGGGACAGTCTCATTCAATACCAACGAATTGTAGGAGTCTTTGTAAAACGTCGCCGAGTCACACTTGTCCACGTCGGTTGCATTGTCGCACGTGAAGAACCGGCACTTGTGGTGGTTGTCACATTTATGCTGCGCCTCATCCACACGCATCGTTTTCGCACGGTGCCTATTCATATGCACAATCGGAACACCTACCGGACGGTTGTCGGCACCAATGCTCTCCACACAGTAATGCGACGCGTTCGAGAACAATTCGGTTCGAGTGCGCAAGAACGCACACACGATGAGCGTGATGACGACGCACGCAACAAATGCTAACACGATATAATTCGACGAGTTCGACAGGTTCGACATGATAGACAATGTGCTATTTAACTGTGTTATTAGGATTATTTTTCAATACATAAGTGCTATAATGATTCATATAATGTGTATTACGAAAAGAATGGACGGTTATATATCGTTCTCCCCCAAAGACATAAGCTAAGCCAATGGGAAGAGCTTATGGCTGTACATCGCCCACGCGAGATATCCACCAAGCAGTTGCATCGCCACGTAACCACATAGCGATGCAACATCAATCTTCTGGGCAACAAACATTGCCACGGACACGGCTGGATTGTAGTGGCCACCTGATATGGCACCCCCGAAGAGCACTACAACGGCCAAGGCAAGACCGATTGCTATCGCGCCCCATTCTTTCGCGGCGAATTGGAAGATGACATTGATGAATATGAAGGTACCAATGAGTTCGACAAAAAGAGATTGAAGCATAGTTTCAAATGCGTTGGTGCAAAAAAATATATTTCGTGTGTAATTACGTCAACATATTTTTATGTTAGTTACTGATTGATTTTCACGAGTTTCTCAATCATGAAAGTTGTAGTCGCATTTGGAATCGTCGTCGCATTTCGAGTTGTTGTAGCATTTCGAGTTGTTGTAGCATTTCGAGTGGTTGTTGTTGTTGTTGTTGTTGTTGTTGTTGTTGTTGTTGTTGTTGTTGTTGCTGTTGCATTTCGTGTCGTTGTTGTATTTCATTTCTGTGTGTGTCTTGCCAAAACAATGCGGTACAGTGTGCTCGCGCTTGCTGCAATAGTTTCGAGGTGCAGTGTGCTCGCACTTGCCAAAACAATGCGGTACAGTGTGCTCGCGCTTGCTGCAATAGTTTCGAGGTGCAGTGTGCTCGCACTTGCCAAAACAATGCGGTACAGTGTGCTCGCGCTTGCTGCAATAGTTTCGAGGTACAGTGTGCTCGCACTTGCTGCAATAGTTTCAATAGTTTCATTAATAAAGCCGCCTTCATCGCGTGTATTGTGGTTTGAAAGGTATTGTAACATAGGTATAAACTCAAAATGCCGTTGACGAAGAACAGTTGCTGATAAATATACCGGAGTAATACATATAAGAATGAGAAGACGAAGACAAACAATATGCCGACCTTTTGCCTGTTCCAATGAATCCCTCCCAGAAAAGTAAATATCCTGCATATGCACCGCTTTTGTATAGCGAACGGGATGACTCGTACGCAAAGAACAAGACAGACAAATATGAAGATCCGAACGCCGATGGAGAACATCGAATAGTGCCTATGATAAAAAATATATCAAGCCAGTGACAATCATTTAATGACTATTTTGCCCGATGACTTTTTGTGGCTCATCATCTTTGTTCTCGTTGTCTGAAGCTCGTTCAGCATCGCCATCATTTGATTTGGTGGCTCTGATGGTCTTGCCGTTGCACCTTTCTTCTTCGTGACGGTTACTTTCCTCTCTTGACCTTTATTCGGTAGGAAGTCCGGTTGTTTCGTCGGTTGAAATGCCGTCGATTTTGCCACTTGAACGGAAAATAATGGAAGCATCGGGTCGTAGTAGTACGGCTTTTGTTTCTCCGATTTTTCCTTCTCTCGTCGCTTCAGCTCGAGTTCAGCATCCTTGTATGCATGATGACGCTTCTCTTTCGGACACAAATTACCATTTGTTTCTTTGTTGACCAGCTCCTCTAACTTCTGCACGAAGTTGGCTCGCCACACGGCTTTCTGGCCATCGCCGTCTAAGTCAAACGTCTGTGGCAGACACGCATAGATAGCGCGCATTTCGACAATGTCGAGGCCCTGATTCGAGCACAATTTCAGTGTCCAACTGTGCATCGTCTTCAAATTCTCAATGCGAGTCACAATAAGGCGTAGCTCACGCTTGGACTGTAGACGGACGGCACATTCTCTCGGGATACCGTCGTCGACCATATTCTGAACAGACACATTGGACAAATTATGGGGGATGAACTTGCGCATATGGTGAAGTGCATCCTTTGCCGGCTTCATTTGCTCTTCTTCCCACTTGCGTTTATTCTCCAACAGTTCCTTCAAGTGCTCTGGATGTGATTTGATAGCTTTGCCCAATTTCTCAACTTCGTTCTCTACAGACGCATCGTATTTTGACAACAGCCGTTTCACTGCTTCACATTCCATCTCTTTTAGCTTAGATAAGCTTGTACCAACCGAAAAACCTTGCAAATCACATAGCTTCTTTTTGAGAGACACGTTTTCTTCTTCCAGTGCGTTACGTATATCGGTATCTTCTCTGTTGCTCTTCACCTCCTTCTTTTGCAATGAGACAGTCTTTTGCAGAGCGTCGTAATCTTCCTGCAGAGCATCCTTCTCTTTCTGCAGAGCATCCTTCTCTTTCTGCAGAGCATCCTTCTCTTTCTGCAGAGCATCCTTCTCTTTCTGCAGAGCATCCTTCTCTTTCTGCAGAGCATCCTTCTCTTTCTGCAGAGCATCCTTCTCTTTC